ATGGACCAAGAGATTCTTCTACGTCATGCTAGTCAACGACAACCTCACACTTGTCAAGGACAGAGTTTGAATTTCTACGTACCAGAAGATGGTAGTGAGGATCTGATTGCCACGCTGCTTACCAAGCTGTTGTTGGATGACAACGTAATCAGTCAATACTATATTTATTCACGTTCTGGTGTTGTTGTCAAGGATGAGTGTATTTCCTGTGCTGCTTAACTGAATAGCCCGCTTCGGCGGGCTTTTTCACACCTGTAATTTGACGACGAACGGTAGTAGACAACCTAACGTATACCACCTATTATTGGAATCACACGGAAGGGGGAAGGCAAAGAAGCCAAGCTGACGAGTAATTGCGAAAGCGTAATTTCTTACAATCCAGTTTTCTAGGTGAATAACATGAGTAAAAACAAGGTGGTGAGTCGAGTCAGCGCGGTTGTGGGTAGTGACATTCGTCACGTGTACACAGCGGACGGGGAACAACTGCTTGGAATGATCCTGAAGATGGGACGTGGAAAATACCGCGTACTACGGATGGACGGGAAAGAACGCACCAAAGAAACGCTCACAGAAGCGTTTAAAACCATTCGTAGGGCCAACTAATAAATAGGAGTATTACATGAACGAAGCGTATGAAGTCGAGCTGACAGACGTGGAAGCAAGCTTCATTCCTACACCATTCACCGTTGTCTTGGGAGTGGAACGACAAACCACTTTCAAGGTTGACAATGATGAAAAGGTTCAAGGGTTTACAGACGTTGAATGGCAAGTGATTTACGCTCGTGCAATGGTTGCAGACAGATGGACGATCTTACCACAAGATTTATACGATGAGATTGACGACAAGTATGGTGATCTGATAGGCGATAAGCTCTGGCGTCTAACCTTGTCCGTGTGATGCTGAGTGTAAGATGGCCCCGCATTGTCGGGGCTTTTCTTCGTCTGTAGAAAGTGCTTGACAAGGTGGTGTGCTCTGATAGAATGACCACATCGAGAGGAGAAACACCATGAAATGTGCATTCTGTGGATATGAAAATGGATGGGTCTGGGATGGTCCAGTAGGTCGTGAAGTGGTGGGTGCCCATGGTGAGTTCTACCATCTGGTAACAGCTACCCGAAAGGTCAAGCACTCTGAGGAACACTGGCCTGTTGTGATGTGTCCTGTATATACCTGTCAACGCACCCAGTTGGAGACGTAAATGAACCAGTTTGAAGAATTCTATGACATGTGTCAGGAAGCGATCGATCCTCACTTGATCCCACAAGGTCATGGTGGGTACTCGGTAACCCAAAACAGCCTGATTCCGAGCGTTGTTGAAAGCTTGGAATATCTCATTGAATTTTGGGTTGCCAACAGAGACAAAGAGGGTATAGACTTGTGTTTATGATTAATGGAGCTGTGAAATGATCCTCAATATGCAACAAGATGACACTCGTAAATGGGTTGCTTGTGTGGTAGCAGCAAGCGATGGTGTGCTGTCTGAGAACTTTAACAAAATGGTCAATGCTTCCGGTTGGGATGACAAACAAATTGACTTTCGTATCACCATGAATGGTGTTGAGTTCACCAACCTTGACGGTTTGTTTGACCGTCTACACAAACATTACACCGAACAGAACGAACGTATCGCTGAACTGGAGCGTGGACAATGAATCATCGTAACCAAGACCTAATCAACAAGAAGTGTGGACTGATTGAAAGCTTGGGTTTTGAAGTTTGGCATAATGACTCTGACTCATCATTTCAAACACAGAACACTACCTTCGAGGGGTTTGACTTCTCCGCAACAGCACCAGATGTACAGTCAATCCTTTACACAGCGTTGACTCACGTATACAATCTTGGCCTTGAGCAAGGTAAATCTCAGGTTCGACAAGATATAAAAGCAGCTTTTGGGATTGGAGAATGACTCATTTCATTGGTGTTGACCCTAAAGACGTGATCATTGAAGACCTGAAGCGTACACTTGGTAGTCTTGAACGAACGTTACGTGCAGCTGGTGCAATTGATATGCAGATGTACCACAACTCTCGCGATGGTCAATTGGCTTCTGAGTTCATCAAAATGGCAAATGCAGCTCGTGCATCACTAGATTTTGCGGAGAGTTTGAAATGAGTAAGAAAGCACAGATTAAACGTAGCTGGGTTGTCTATCCACCAAACTACAGTTGGCAACAGAATGATCCTTATTATTACATACCTTTCCTTAAAGATGCATGGAACAAAGCCTGCTCATTAGGTGAAGGTGCTGAAGTGGTTGAGCGGATTGAACAAACTTATCGAGACGGAGCATGGTCTTCGTCCGGTGGTCGGTCTTACACAGTGGAGAAACGGAAATGAATCGTAATTACGTAGCCAAGCACATGAACACGTACAACCGTGCCAGTGTAGAGCTTGACAAACGGGATAAGTATCTACAAGAAGCTTATGAAAAAGAAATGGAAGGTGAATTTGAGGATGAGCAAGATGATCGCATTCCTGAATGAGTATGGATACCCAATAATGTTCTTTGAACTGTTACTTACCGTCGCGGTTGTGCTGTACCATCGTAATCGCAAGGTAACCAAGGAAGACAATGATGTTATCTTGGCGAGTGTATCCAAACGAAGTGAAAGCTTCCTAATGAATCGAACTGAAAGTAAATGGGGAACTGGTGATTAATGGCTATTTTTGGATATGTTGTTTACATGATAGTAGTTGGTTGGATCAGTCTGATTACGCTAGCTGTATTCTCGTGGCCTTCAGCTAAACGTTGGGATGGCGAGCGTACAGCATTGATCATGGTGTTCCTCTTGGTTTGGACTGGTGCTGTGCATTGGTGGCCTTTTACAGTGACTGTCAGTTGAATGAGAACAGCAACGTTATACTCGACTGAGCAGCGTAAGGTACGTGTCTATGGTGGATACCTTCCTTACCATGTTCGTGGCCCAATACGCGCTATAAACTCTGACGATATCTTTGAGAAGGACGAGGTGAGTACTGTTCATCACCTACCTATTGAACGTTGGGTATTCGACGGTAATGAGTTCTTTATCGCACTTGACCCAACACTACGAGACATCGTAGACTCAATGATTGCTACATCTGAAAAAGCTGTACGTGATATTTGTCATGTGAGAATTGCTAGGTTAGATCATGAAATAAACCTGTTGCAATCCCGTACAATATGGTCTATGATCTGTTCCAAGTTTAAGAGGAAGAAACAAAATGTCTAAAGTAATCATGGGTGAGATTGGCATCACTCGGAATAGTAACGGGTTCGTCTACATTCGAATTGAGGACAGTTCCAGTCATTCACAGTTCGTTGAGCTGAAGCTGACGTTGGAGCAGTTCGCTGAAGCGGTTACTGGGTTGCACACGTCAGATGTTGAGATGACTGTACGGAACCTCGACCGTGTTGGTAAACGTCGTGTACGTGAAGAACGTAGTGTGGTATGTCCACTTAATACATACAAGAAGGAAGAAATACGACAATGGATGGCAGATCATTGTCAAGAAGAAGGATGGGTGGTTGACGATTATCTTGGTAGTCAGAACTCAGTCAAATCGGTTGACGGTGGAACTCTTCTCAAGTATGCTGTCACCAAATACGTAGAGGTACAGTAACATGATTCTGTTAGCTAAAGCCGTTCTGATTGTAAGTATGATGCAAAATGCTGGTAATGCTACAGTAGGTAGTGAGAGCGTGTCAGTTGTCTCTAACATGGATGAATGTCGAGGTGTCATGATCGCCCACATGTCAACTAAAGGTGAGGTTATTGATGTGGCTAGTCAAACTGATTCTCTGAAGTTTACCCAAGTGAGTCCCGGTTGGATGACCAACAACATCAAGTATAAATTGACCTGTAAGGAGTTGTAACATGGCCGCCAATCCACAACTGGTTAAAGAAATGGGAGTGAGTGAGAGCAATGTCCTACTCATCAATTCACTTCATGAACAACTTGAATACCTGATTGAGAATGCTGATTGTTCTGAAGACAGAAGTTGGACACATACACTTGTAGAGCGAGCAGAGTTCGAACTGCAACGTCTGTGGGGTTTCACACAAGACAGTTGGTATCACACATGGTGTAAAAGGCTCAGTGACCGCTTCAGGGAGGTTGACTACCTCGGTGCTGTGTATCGGTGTAGAGACACTGACAAAACCCGTACAATCGACGGCTGTGCGCTCCATAGTGGTGGTTTAATTGGTGTGGGTAATGGCTTCATCGACTTCGGTGTTGTTGTTCGTATTGTAGGCAATCTTGAGAGGATAAATTGATGTTGAAAGTAAGTGTGGAACGTACCGGTATTAAACCTGTGTTTGAAGTAGGTGAGCTTGTTGAACTGGACATGTCGCTGCATGAAGAAGGTAAGAGTTATGTCGTGCTCGTTACCAAAGCACCATCCCACACATCAACAACGTTGTTCGGTGGTACTGTTGTGCAGTGTGATAAAGATGGTAATGACATCTTTGTTGGTGATCATAGTAACAACTTCTCACGACATGCGTTCATCAAGTTCGTTGGTCGATTGACAATGGTGAGTTCGTGAGGCGAGAAAAGCGTTGGACGTTCTTATGGCTCGAATACGAACGTATTGGTTGGGTTGAAGAACTGACGTTGTTCGGCTTTACTTTGTATCGTCGATCAGGTAGTCTTATCGAACTTCTTGGATTCCATTGGGTGCAGAAATGACATTAGATGAACAGCTTGAAGCTAAAGGTTTTGCTACAATTGCTGAACGCCTGAAGTGTGAGCAACCATTAGATGTATTTGCTCGTCACGTTGGTGTACATACACTCGAAGACTTCGTTAAATGGATTGAGGTGGAACGTCGAACATACATGGAGATGGTTGCACGTCATGATTTAGAGATTCGTGATTTGAATGACGACATTGCTGACTTTGTACTTGGTAAGAGTGCTATCCTATGGGAAGTTCATGTTAACCTGTTGCACGTATTGAAAGGAATGCAAGATGGAGTTCGACCGCAAACAAGAACTAATTGAGTTTCTACGTGAGAACTTGGTTATCACTATTGGTCGTTATGAAGAGTATTATAGCAACCCTCATCTTGAGGTTAACTTAATCTTAGATGGTGAAACGATCAGTACCTCAACATGCACAATTTATGATGGTGATCGAAATGAAGGCTGATACGGTCGATAAAGTACTGAACATCATTGAAAGTCTTTACCCTGACTTCAAAGAGTATGCTGACAATGAACAGTTCCACTACTGGATGGAGTATGCGTGTGAACTTGATGAGCTTATGTTTCTGGCTGGTGAAGTAGATAAAGATTACATTGACTATTTGAACAAGCGTATATTTATGTTATCCAGTAATAAACCAGAGCATCAAGCATGTACTGACGTTGCTAGTACATTGGAAGAAGCAATACCATCTAAATTTAAAGGAGTGTTTGTATATGAATGAAGTTGAAACCAACGTGACCTACAAGGTCCGTATCTCTTACAAGAGTGGTTATGTCCTTGATGGGTGGTTTGATAAGATGGACATTAAGTCTAGTGGTGGGGCTATTACCAGTGTTGAGTGGAAGGTTTCAGCATCTGAGAACATGAAGATCCTGCACCTTGGTGTTGATCAAATTGAATCTATTATTCAAATCGATGTTAAAGATAAAGTTGAATAGTTAGTTGCAAACTAAGTAATACTCTTGTAGTATAACACATCAAATCAAAGTATTAGTAAGGAAATAGAATGAACAATGTAACTCGCTTCCCAAACACTCGTCGTAAACTTGATTGGAAGCAAGAGGAACAGTTGAACACTGGTAAGAAGCGTGATCAACAACGTCGGGATGATCGTAAGGTTGGTCGGCAAGTTAAAGCAATTGGTGAAGAAGAGTAAAAGATAATAACTAAAGAGCCCGCCATTGAGCGGGCTTTCTTTCATCTTCAATTTGTAAACCAAGTTTTGGATTTGATAGAGTATTTTGAGTTTCTATTTTTGGCCTAAAAATCCCCTACACCCCCTTTTTCAATATTGGGAAAGTAGTTTTCGATTTGGGTATTTTCAGAAATTCACTGGTAGGAAATTTGAATTGGAAACGACATGAAATGATAATCATTCTCATATGAGATAGGGAGTGAGACGGATTCGCATTTAGAACCTTGAATGTTTCTCATTCCTATTCTAAAAACAGGTTGCGTTTGTATCATCCACACTTCGACCTTCGGAATCCCGACGACAATTGAATACTACAGTGAGTTTAGCACGTATACAACACTTATTTTAATGCGTGTTGACAATCATTTGCATTCGTAGAATGACACCCACTCTCCTTGTTTGTCTCCAGTGCTCGACGTTCCTTCGTCTGCGTTGCCTGCTGTGTATGATTATATACCAGCTGCAAAACAATACAAGCGCTTTCTCTAAATCTTTTAACCTTGACAGCTTTTGAAAAGTGTGCTATTCGCACGCGCCCGTCTCCTCATATTGCAGTGTGAAAAGAATTTGAAATAAGGTGTTGACTCCTTCTCTAAATGCTGTAGACTTCACCTTATCGAAAGCAAACAAGCTTAAGGAATCGGAAAAAATGAACATTACAGAACAGCAAATCCAATCGTTTATTGAAGGCTATTTGACAGCAGCACTCTGGTCGTCTACCGATACCTTGAACGGTGAAGATGTCAACCTTGATGACTTCGAATGGGCAGATGGTGAGGCTGAGAAGCTGCACGCGGATTGCCGCGACTTCATTGCAGCCAATGCTGTAGACTTGTGGGCATACCCCGATCACTACACACCAGCAAGTGGATACGACGTGTGGGAATGTATGGGTCATGACTTCTGGCTTACTCGTAATGGTCATGGTGCTGGCTTTTGGGATCGTGGTTTGGGTGATATTGGTGACCGTCTGACAGCGGCAAGCAAAGTGTATGGTGGTGTCGATTTGTATTTGGGCGATGATGAATTGGTTTACGTCAGCTAAATAAACCCTTGACCATTCTCTAAATGTCTGTAGAATGGTCAACACCAACCAAGCAAACAGGATTTACGAACATGAAAACCTTGATTCTCAATGATGAACAACACGCTTTGCTTGTCTCTCTTTTGCAGGGTGACATTCTGGAAACAGAACAAATGATTGACGACCATCAAGAAAACCTTATGGTTACAAAAGAAGAATTGCAAGAATACCTTGCACGTTCTGAAGAACTTCTGAAACTGGTAGAAGGAATCTAACATGAAAGCTTCCGAACTGTTGACACTAGGTCTTGAAAACTATAAGATTGGCTCTTTCATGTGTCATGAACTTGACTATCTTGAAGCGCAAGGTGAGGGTAGAAGTGACGCACACTTGTATCTGCATTATAAGATCCAAGGTTTACTAGCGCCGCATGATACAATTGTTTTACACAACCTGTTGCGTTACACTAACAAGAAATACGAAGGGTATAACAAGCGTTATGGTCACAACTGTCAAGCCTGTTACAAAATGCGTGTTGCATTCTGGCGTGATATGATTGTAGAATTGAAAGAACAAGGTTTGTAAACCCCCATTAACAATTAGACAGAAAGAGTAAGACAATGCAACAAGTTAAAGGAATGCCGCTAGTAGATTTTGAATGCTTAGTTGCTCGCAAGTATCGCGACAAAGTAACAAGTTCAAAGACTCGCAACATTGAATTTAAACTGTCATTGAATGAGTTCCGACAGTTGCTTATGCGTAAGAATTGCGCGTATACCGGTATTCCACTGACGTTGCACACACAAGGCAACCAATCTAATACTGACTTGTCAATTGAACGTGTTGACAACAGTCGTGGGTATGTCAAGGGAAATGTTATTTCCGTTTGTCATGCTGCAAACAATATCAAAAGTGTGTTTGAAGATCCTAGTACTTTCTTGACTGTTAAAGATGCGGTTAAGATGTTCGCCAGTATTGAAAAGATGACAACACAGCTAAAATAATCGTTGACACACTGATTCAATGCTGTAGAATCAACCAAATAAACCAAACCACTAACCATTTGTTAAGGATTAACCGTAATGACTTTGTTCTTCAAGAGCCGCACACTTGCCCGTCAATTCACTAGCATCAACGGCAAGGTGGTTGACCATGGTACGGACGCGCCTGTAGGTCGCCGCTGGGGCTTCCTGATCAATAAGGTAGTGTGACCCATGACTATCAAAAGTATCGTAGTATCAACAAAACCTTTCAAGTTTAACGTTGGTGACCAACTGTTCACTTGTGAGTTCTTCGGCGGTAAAACGCTAACTGTTCTTTCACCGGTTGAAATTAACGGCGGGATTGAAAAGGTCAAAGTCTTGTGTACTGGCTCTGACAAGTGTTACTCGTTTTGTGTTGGTCGTGAAGACTACATTTTTCCGGGTGATTTAGGTGTGCCGGGTTTTGCATATGATGACCGTAAATGCAGCCTGTTCCGTAGCAAGAAAGCAGCAGACGCACATGCAGGTGTTTATTCCAAATGGCTTGATCGAAACCCTGTTGATCTGGGTGAGTCATATTTTGGTCACTGGTACGACTAACAGAACAAAGTATGTAATGAGCCCCGCTTTGTCGGGGTTTTTCATTGCCTGAAATAAATGCAAATCTTTGAAAATAGTTGTTTACTCGTTTTCTAAACGTTGTAGAATAGGCGTCAAGAAAGGGGAAAAGCCTCTTTCACCACTAAAGAGACTAAGAACATGACTACAATTGGCCAAGTAGCTGACAAGATTGTTAAAGATCGTCTTGACCTTGATTATGTCAAGGACTGTGGTAAGAATACTGTCGGTGAAGTGTACCAAGCTGAATATGGTTATAATGGTTTGACTGATACATCCTGCAAAGACTATTTGCAAGGACTTCCATCGTTGTGTACAGTTCCGTTCTATAACAATGAAATCCTAGAAATCCTTAAAGAAAACGGAATCACAGTCAAATCTGAGAAAGCACAACAGACATTGCTTGACAAATACTGGCAAGCGTGTGGTGCTGCGCTTCACAAATACATTCGGCGTGAAAAATAAAGCTTGACCATTTCTCTAAACCTGCTAGAATTACCACACAAGGGAGGCAAATAGCCTCCCAAATCAAAGGAAGTAAAGCAATGTTGATCTTCAATTATGAAACCAAGAAGGTAATGAAAGAAGCTATTGGTCAACCGTTGAAATACACTGAAACTTCTATGTTCGGTCCTGAATACAAAATGGACGGTGTGATGGTTGGTTGCAATCGTCCACACTTGACAGGCTACAAACGTGAGTTTTTCGCTGAGATAACTGTAAAAGATGGTAAGATCGTAAAAGTCAAGTAACGTAAATTATTGATTATAGAGTGTTGACAGCGTTAGCACTCTATGACAAGATACTTACCACAAGCAAGACAACTTCTCTAAAGGAATACGATCATGAAATCCGAACAATTCTGGAATGTTGACAACGTTAAAACTTTCAAAGGCTTCGACGTTAACAATGGTGAAGTGTCTGTATCTGAAAGTGAATATGTAGATTATCTTGATGAGGTTTACGGTGACGTGCAAGTGTGTGGTATGACTTTCGGTTCTGGTAGTCTTTTGCAAGATGCTGATCCTACTGCTTTCCGTTGCGGTAAAGGTGATTACGAAAGCAGTTTGCAATCGGAACTCGAAGAACAGTTGGAAAACGAAGATTCAAGTGATATTGATTTTGTTGAAGGTGATGAGGACGACCTTGACGACGAAGAAGACGAAGAAAGCGACGACGAATAACAGTTGATTTATAGGAGCGCCCAGCGTTGGGCGTTCTTAGTAAGTCAATTGACTTAATACAAACGGACTAATGAGGTGTAACATGGCTATTCGTGAATTATTGAAATATGAAACAGTTGACGGTATGTTACATGACACCGAATCGGCTGCAACTATCCACTATGTTACATTGCTAGAAAATGAATTCGGAAAACTTATCGACCAACTTACAATCGGAATGGGGTCTATTGGTCCAAGTGACCGGCTGAAAATGCTCAAGAATGCAATGGGTGACCGTGCTAATGCCATTAATATAATGGCATCAATAATTAACACGGTTGAATTTGAGTAATGGCTATTCTAAAACGTAAGAAGAAATGTATGGGTTGTGGTGCTATGTTTAGTAATTACCCCGGTATGTTTTGCCGTTACTGTCATGTAAAGGAAGATTGAATCATGGCGAATGAACATACACCGTTTGTACGGTCCTGTGTGGCTCTATGGCTTGCTGGAACAGTACAGACGCAATGGTCTGTAGCTGATGTGATATATGACCTTAAAGAGAAGCACACGAGCTTAGACGGCGTTGATGTGTCCAAGGCTGTCAGCAATGAACTGGTAAGGCTTGAGTACATTGGTAAGCTGATAAGCACACAAGGTAGTTTAGAGGATGGTTGTGGGGTTGGTCGTCCTCCTCGTGTCTATCGTCGTCGTACATGCCCACAACTGATGTCCGTATTCCTTAAAACACCGACGAATGGTAGTGTACAACAGTTCCAAACGTGCTAATCTACAAACGTACAAAGACAGCATGAAAGTTCGCAGTAGCTGCCTGTAATGACTCTTAACTGATGATTATTGAGGTTTGCCAAATGGATATTCGTGAATACAAGAAACACCGTGTAGCTTTGCGTAACAGCGCTATGAGCATGAGTGTTGATGGTCTGCAAGAGAGTATCAAAGCTGACTGGAAAGAGCCTCAATGGCCTAGTGTGCTGTTTGACGCCATGAATGATGCACTTGAGCGCAAGATGGGTAAACGCGCTTATGCTGTATGGTTTAACAACCTGTCAACTGTTGTAGAGAACACCGAAGAGAGTGTAGAGGTAGCACAGCCATGAAAAAGCTTTGCACATACAGCAGTAACGTACACACTCACAGTTCACAGGTTGATCGTATAGCACGTATATACGAAAGTGAAACACCAGTGTTTAAAGGTTGTCGCTTTGAAGTTAGTACACACTCTGGTGGCGTTGGTGTTGATTGGGACTTTAAACCATTCAAGACCTTGCAAGATGCGCAATGCTACGCGCTTCAGTTTATTGCACCGTCACACATTCTTTGCAAATTCAAACCGGACTAATGACCATGATTCTCACACCTAAACAAGCCACAATCCGTATCCGTAAACACCTTAACAAAGGTAACGGAATATACATTGATGGTCGTTACTATGATGTCCGTGTAAAGGACGGTGTTCTACAGGTTAGCGATTGGAATAGCTGGTTTGACGTTAAAGACGGTGCAGAGTTTCGTGGTTCGCATGGTGAACAGTTATTTATTTATGAAATGGTTAAATAAACGCTTGACACCTTTTCTGAAAGCTGTAGAATGGGTGTCAAGAAGGGAGAAAAGGTTCTCCCGAAGGAGATAAGACGATGGATATTCAAACAGCAAAGAAAATCGGTGAGATCATGGAGACAGCAGCCGAACTTTATCGCACAAGCGATAATACTCAGTTTGCCAGTGATATGACTTTTGATGAATGTGTTGGTCGCACCTTCTGGAAATCGTTTGATCGATATGAACAAAGCGCATTAATGCAATGGGTTTATACTGACCTTTGTGATATGGGTTTCACGCCATTAGAGCGTTATCAGAATTACTAGACAACCGCCCCTTAATTGGGGCTTAGTCAGTATAACTAAAGGGAGTTTACAACATGTCAATCTGGGCAACCATCGCAGTAGTTTGCACAATGTCAGCTTGTAATGATTATGTGATCGATACAGCACAGAACGTGCAAGATGCGAACACTAACACCCATGCACAAGATGATCGTTTTCTAGCCTTGTGGGGTGATGAAAAGTTGTTGACCGATTGGCTCACAGAGTTTAAGATTGGTGAGACTGTTTTCGAAATCGTCTCGCTTGAAATGGAAACGAAAGAAATTGTAGAGGATGATGCACCATGATGCCTTGGGAACAGTTTACACAACTGATAATAATTATTCTCATTGGTTTAGCTGTTGCGGTTGGTGTTCTCATGTACCTTGATGGGTATTGGACTGCTGAAAGGGTTGACAAACGGCGGTTAAATGCTAATACCTTTTCGGCGATCGACAGACGCCACCAGATGAAAAGAATGCAAAAATAATTTACTTATTCTGTTGACTTCTTGTCAGTACCTGCTAGAATCATAAGTAAGGAAAACAACAAAAGAGGTGTAACATGGATAAGGAATTAGTTAGAACATTGTGGTATGTACTTGCAATCGATGTGCTTATTGTGATGATTGCAGTTATGCATCACTTCCCTAAACCACCGGTAATGTAATAATATGAAAGCTCATAACTTCCTTAATGTAATAATATGAAAGCTCATAACTTCCTTAATGTGTTCAATATTGCAAAAGCACAGTATCTTCTGGAAAATAACCTAGATTATGCTGCTATGTCCGACGATCTTGTTATGGTAGTTGCACATGACAATACAGTGTGGATATGTAAGGATGACGGTGTTAGTTGTGCGCTTAATGCATTAAAGTTGGTACAACGTATTGTTTAAGTACATTGTCAGAAAGTTCTAAGAACTAATAAGAACTTTCGAGCAATGTACTAGAAGGTATTAGGTATGTATGTTAGTTTAATGAACTTAGTTATTATTGCTTTTCTTGCACTTGTGTGGTCTACAAGTAGTTGGTTAAACTATTTGATTAAGTTTGGTCTAATTTGTGCAACAGCTGTGAATACGGTTGTTCTATTAAAAACCCTCGGTTATATCGTGCAAGTCTAAGGAGATAAAAGTGTCTAATATGTATCGTGTGGCAATGACTGACAGTATTGATGGTAATAAGTTTACCTTTGCTATTGTTTATCCAGCGCGTAATGCAAACGAAGCTGGTAAGTTGGCGATTAATGAATAGGCTTTGCCTATTGTTTCAACTCGTCAGGTGATATAATGTTTGTCAGACAACGAACTAAAGAGCCTGTTGCAACTCGTACACCCTGATAAACATGGTGGTAAAGAGAGTGCAAAGGTTATTACTCAAAAGATTAACAGTCTTCGGAGTTAATTATGTTGGTTATGAAACGAAGCGGTAAACCATTCAAGTGTGGTAAGATAGTTGCGTCAGTGGTTGGTTACACTATCAACGAACAATGCCCTAAACGCTCTAAGGCTGCTGTCATTCAAGATGGAACAGTAGTTAATCTAAACCGACTGATTTATAATTGTAAATAAAGGTGTTGTATGAAAACTTCTGAAATTCTGGTAAATGCTCGTGCTTTGATTGCAAACCCTTTGCACTGGATGCAAGGCGACTATATAAAAGAGGCTGAGAATGAGCCTACCTGTTATTGTTCATTGGGTGCCATTGGTAAAGTGGTTGGTGTTGACTGGTATGGTGAGGTTAACAATATGATGGCTGCTAAGCTTCTAGCACGTGTTGTAGAAGGTGAAATACCAGCAGACCACACCTTTGCACCATACAACGACAGTCACACTCATACCGAAGTATTGGTAGCCTTTGATAAGGCAATTGCACTGGCTTTAACCACTGAATAACCATTGTTCCACGTGAAACACTAGAGCCCCGCTTTGTCGGGGCTTTCCTTCGTCTACATTTTCTTTCAAACGTCTGAAAATAAAGCTTGCAACCTTTTCTAAAGCGTGTAGAATTAACCATACCAGAGAGGAAAAACCCTCTCGAACAACAAAGGTGACGAACATGAACAAAGTCTGGAAGTTCACAGCAGAACAAAAGCGTCAAATCCGTGAAGCAGCACAGAAAGCCAGCGGTTTTAAACGTGTGAAGCTTGAAGCTGGACAACGTGTTTCAACTGTGAATACAGGCGCTGACTTCAAGGTTTCCACCAACAGTATATTGGTGGATGATTCTCCAGACTTTTGCAGTAAGTCTGACTTGTGGGACCAGCAAGATTGGGCTTTCATTGTCAAACATGGTGTAGAGTTGACCGATGACGGTCGGGCATTTGTTGACTTTTACGTATACAGTGTTGGTGATTATGGTCAACTTGAAACGAATATCGGTGTGTATTACGCTGACGGTAAAATCCAACGAATTAAAGTTTGAGGTGTAACATGACCGTATATTACGAGTGGGATGTAGAAGAAGTTGCAAATGCTGACATGACTTCTTGTGGTCAAGACTTTGCAAAAGATGATGTCATGGAACACTGGCACCAGACATCATATAAAGACTGCTTAGAATTCATTGCCAAAAATCCACCAGAACAGAACGTCCGTTATGATACCGTTCTAGTTCGTGATGACGACGACAGACGAGCATGGGCGTATATGAGTGACGGTGAGCTTGACGACTGGTGTTGTGATGCTGACGGGATTGAATACCGAAAAGTTCCTAAACGGTATCATGATGAGGTGAAAAGAATTCAAAATAAACCGTTGACGCCTATTCTAAAACCTGTAGACTAGGCTCATCCAAACAACTGAGGTTGCAACATGACTTACGTTCTCTGCTCTCTGATGACAATTCTCGTATGCATAGCAGTCTGGTCTGTTGTAACCATCTAATCGGAATATGAACATGTTGTTAGTCAAGATTGAAAAGTACCGCACACACTGGTCACTGCGAATGCTTGCAGGTAAAGATAAAGGGTTACTTGTGTCAACCTGTTTTGATTCCGAAGAAGAAACCAGTACATATGCCGCTTCTCAAGTGTATGAGCTTGTAAGGAGTACAGCACTCTATAAGCGAATTGAAATCGTCAAAGGTGTGTGGAACAGTATGTTTTATGCCTTCGACCTTGACGGTAATCAGGTACTGACTGATTACCGTTTCAGGACTGAGAAGGCATTGAAGGACATTATTGATTGGCACATTGACTGTCTAGAAAGAGGTGTGTAATGTCATCCAAAACAATATTTACTTTGTCAATGGTTATTTGTATGAATATATGTGCGGCACCTTATTACGGACCGGTCAACATTAACGGTATGACCGTACCCGGTAACATTGATTTAAATGCACGTCCAACAGTTCACAACCAAGATGGATCAATTAGCACAGTTCGAAGTATATCTGTGAACTTTGGACATGGTGAAACACTCATTCCAACGGTTGCCGATGACGGCTCACATGTCCTATCTGATCAAGAAGCCATTGCTCAATATCGTCACACTGGTCAACATCTTGGAACATTTGACAGCATAGAGTCAGCTGATAAATATGCTCAGTCATTGCACGAACAACAGGCCATACAATACCTAAAATAAAGATTTGACCATACAGAAAGCCCTTGATTGGGGCTTTTGCCTATGTGTTAATATTCCTTGCATATCTGTCATATACTGATAGAATATTGTCATGGTGTGGAATTTAGCACGAGACAAACAGAGAGAGTGGGCAACGTTCCTAGTTGGCATGATAATAGCATACAGTATAGAGAACAGAGTTGGCACGCTTCTTGGTACGACGTTTTAATCCAAAAGACATGGCAGTGTGAAGGGTAGGTTATAACGTCGCTCAAAACGCATTACAGAGCGTTGTAGAGCCTATGAATTCTTTTCTAAAAGATTGAAAATAATACTTGCATGGTTTTCTAAACACTGTAGAATTGAACACATAGAGAGGCAAAACAGCCACTCAAACAGCTCAAGGTGACAACATGAACATGATCAAAACCGTAGCAAACACTCACGAACTGCAAAACGGTGATGTGATCTTTAATTGTGGTGTTTACTTCATTCTGTCAGACCGCAAAGAGTGGCCAATGACTGGTGATGATAAGGTTGAAAATGGTTGTGTGGTCACCTTGAAAGGTAATCCAGTTGGTGAGGTTGAACACCACAATTTTCCAGTTAGTTGGCTCAAAGACTACAGTATCCAAGGCAACAAACGTGCAACATGGTGCAAAATCACCGCTGAATAAAGTTGTTGCACTGTGGGTGTGGAGTCGATACAATGGCTTCACAACCACACAAAACCGAGTAAATATCATGGGAAGTTACAAGGAAGCTCTGGTAGACTTAGCTCTTTTGATTGTCACTCTAGTCGTCGGCGGTTTGATTGTTCTCATGCTTATAGATGTTGCTCAAAGTCTATAAATAAAAGCTTGTACATAGAGCATTCTCTAAGGTAGAATGCTCTAACACCAACCAATGAGGTACAGCGACATGACTAAGACCAAATCCTACTACAGCCTCCTGATTCTTCAAGATGGCAAGTGGTGCATCCATTTTGGTGATTATGACCGTCAAGTGGTAGAGGATGAAAAGCAAGATTTTCAAGAAGGTTATGGTGCAGCCTGTAAGATGAAAATCATTAGCACTGGCGATAGTCAGGCCGCGATTGACGCTAAAGTTTTCGAATTAAACAGTAAATAAAGTTTGTAACCTTTCTCTAAAAGGTATAGAATACATTTAACGAAACGGGGAATGTTCCCCGGCTCTCTTCTGAGGTGACACCATGAACACTTCCCATCAAGAGTTTGCAACCTTCAAAGCTACCACCAGCGCTTTGCTCAATAACATGGTGCCAGCTCCAACCATCCGCGAAGCTTCTGCTATCGTTGCTCAGGAAGCCAAGAAGTGCGGCTACAATCCAGCGGCTGTTTCGTTTCGTCTTTCAACTACTGGTGTTTTCACCGTCGTCTGATAATTCTCTAAAAGGAATCACTGTAATGAAAACCATCTTGACTCTTTCAAATATCAATGTAAACAATTTCCGTACCATGCATGACATCGTTGGTACTGCTGGTTATGCTGGGAGCCTAAAGCTGGTTAATGAAGAAACATACACGGTTGATCTTGGCGATGTTGAATCCCGCCTTCGTGCCATGATAACCGAGCAAGAAGTAAAGATTATGATCGGTGAGCTAATCATGCTCACTTCCATCAAAGTTGAATCCAGAACAATCTAAACCAATTGTTCCACGTGAAACATAAAAGCCCCGAAAGGGGCTTTCTCATACAAGCAATAATTATTCTCATTATCATCAGTTGTTAGCATGATGTACCCGATTATCACAGATTGTTAGCAGAATCAACCTATTCTATGGGTATTTCTTGTACTGTATTGACATAAACAGCATTTTCTTATTATAATGCCCTATGTCCACCCGTAGTAACGGGTGAATAGGTATTAGAGAGACAGGAAAGAGTGGGGATAAACCCCACAAGAACAAAGAGTATGTATTAAAGAATACTATTATAACGTATAACGTTATAGAATTACCTATTGTTATGTATACATAACAGGCGTACATATCAGATATAGAAACAGGGTAGTAACCCCTGTTCTCTCCCCTTGTATACGGTAGTATACCCTCTGTAACCTCCTACAGTACCACTCACTGCATAGCAGTGCAGTACCCCTACCATGTGCATAGCACATCATGTACCGCTTCTTACAAAGCCTTATAGACCATGGCTTACAAGCCATAAGCATATAACAACATGTCGTAATAACGACATAATAGTACCTATTCTGATATATAAGACTATTCGGGGATAAGCGTACATTGGGACAATGGGCTAAGCATCCCACACTCACTATCATCCCATTATATGGGATAGAGTATAAAATACCCTTGATTTATCAAGGTAAATAATAATCAATATCATTTACTAATACGTGCATTCTGCACAAATAAATGGATAAAAGGTGTACATTCTGCCCGCATGGGCGTATAGTGAAACATTGTGGTAAGGCTGTGCAATGCAGCCATATAGAGACAACCACTCATACCCAACCCATCGATAGACAATACCTTCACGGTGCATACCAAGGGAGGGAATACAGCTGTGCGTGTAATAGGTATTATGTAAAATGCGATTGAATGCTAATCATTCACATATGGTGACCAACCGAATCACTTAGCAAGGTTTATGCCAACTCTAGGGATTTTAGAATTATATCGACGGGTGGTAGCTGCCTGAAGTCCGGGGCGTTAAACTCATCAGAGCTACTTATGGGGTAATAGGGGATTTAGGGTTGTCGGATTTCCAAATGAAAGCCAAATTGAGAAGTGCAAAATAGGGAAAATGAAATTTCAGGCAAAAAGAAACCCTCGGTTAAGAGGGTTGATAATAAAGTATAAAACTTAAAGAAGGTGTTTCCAAGTCTTACCTTCTGTGATCATTCTTGCTGTACCCTCGGATATACCAAACTCTTTAGCAAGTTTTGTCCGTTGACCGTAAATTCCTTTTACTTCTTCCCAGCGTTTACGCAGTTCAATAACTAGATTGTCAGTCATGACAGCAAGATGATGATCTGTACCTTTTGCTACACTATCAACCACTTTCTCAAACTTAACGCTTCTTTGGTAGTGTTCCTTGTTATCATCAGGTAAGACCCATTCAAGATTAACCATTGTATTATTTTCGATATTTAAATCTTTGTGGTTGACTTCCAAATCATCCATTGCTGGGTTTGGTTGGAATGTAATCATCACCAGACGATGAACCAACATTGACTTTCGTTTACCATCTCCGTAATATAGCTGGACAGTAGTATACCCGACTGTGTTCGGACTACCTTTTAGAACCTTCTCAACCTTCCGGTATGGTTTTACAAGACTCTTAACCCTACCCAAATTACTCACTTGATAACAACCTTCAAACCCTGCGATATCTTTCCATTCTTCCACTCTACTTTCTCCTTAAACGTGAAAAACCCCTACAATGAGGGGTTGTTTTGTTAATCATTTGTACACTATGTTAGAACCACCGTGAATCCTCATGAACTACAAAGTCATTGTACTCAGGATACGTTTCATCAATGTATACACGTAGTTCACTTTCGTTTTCTGCCCAGCCACCTACAATGTCTGTTTCAATCAGTACATTACCTAATGAATCGAACACAGTTAGCTCTTGTGCGCTGTATGAACAGCATTCACAACCTTCCACATAGCTGTCATATGTGTATTTGATTACGTATTGATTCGTCATGCTGCTTTCCTTTTATCTGCTTTCCATAGTTGATTGGCGTGTTCTTTAACCGCTAATTGTGGTCGTCGGCGTGTGCACCATGCCTTGATTGCTTTTAAGTCTCTACGTTGTGCTTCTTCACACCATTTAAGTCTTGCCCATGTCAAATTTGTTTTTAGTTCAAGTACATCAACCAGTGTAAAGCGAGTACTTGACATCAACCAATGTTCTTTTGTGACATGTGAGTCATATACATTATATGGAACACGTGCTTTTACTTGTCTACGTGTGCGATAGACATACACCTTACCTGTTTCACCTGACCTACAATCAGAGCCTACGTCAATTGCCGACATGCAATGTGCGGCTGTTGGTGCTACACATATTCTTTTAGTATATGGTTCACCTTCTGACATTCCCCAAGGTTGACGAGGGTGTAGAGTCATTGTAGTACCCATATCTTTCTCGGTAATGAAATACCAATACCTTGAGTCATGCCATTTCATGATCACACCTTAATTAAAATGGCATTCCGCCAAACTTGTGGATAAGTTACAAACTCTCTCTGATCGATTACAGCATGTACCCGGATACCAGATTGTGTATAACCATCCATGACGAAAGTAACCACGTCAAATACAAATGGTTCAATTTCCTCAAGTACAACTTTACCAAGATAACCTAAATCAATGTTCATTGTCGCTCTCCATTATTTCGAATACAGCACCTTCAATTGTAGGGTATGGTTGCCAGTGACTAACGAGATATAGTGAGTCATATCGATTCCCACTCTTTCCCCAAGTTGACCAACCTTCAGAATCAATATCATGTAGACGTGCTGCGAATACTTCTCGTAGTGGTTTCTTTTGTCTGTCGTACCAGTCACCCATATTACGATCTTGAATGACTAACGCCCAAGTACCAATTGGTGGTAGTTCATCTAGAACACTAATCCATTCAGTCATTGTGGAAATCCTTCAACGGCTTCATACCAATATGTGTTACAAGGCCACTCGATACCCAAGATTGTTACTTCTTCGATGACTAGTTGCTCACTGCTTATATCACCACAATAGACAACAATGTTATCTGGTCCACGATAGTAAATTTCATAGAATGTCATTCGTAATCACTCATAATTAATCAAAGAAGTGAGGACAGTCTGTGTCAACCAGAGTTGGACCGTCTACAGGAATACCATATGTATCAAGTTCAATATTGGCAGCTTTAGTTGCCTCTTCGATTGTGCGGTAGCGGAAAATCGATGATGAGCCATCACCACCGTATGTAAACCCAGTGATAGGAAACCAGTCTTCACCTTCTGGACACCAGATTTCTACTACTTGGTTTTCACCACATTGTACAACCATGTCTTCAAGATTATCAATCAGGTCACGAATATTCATACAGCCTCCAAGAAAGAGTGGATAATGGGTGTACAGCGTTCGATGTCGGTCAGTAGAAACAGATGACCGTCATTAAATACATGTTGCACACTGTTGGGAATCAAGTTGGACAACACATGCATGTTAACCAGTGGAATGATTGGATCGTCATTACCACACAGTACCAATGTCGGTTGTCTAAGTGTGTGCAACCAAGTTAAACTGCTCCAACCGAACAACGCACCCATTTGATACTTGTACCCTTGTTCAAATGTGGGTGTCTTATCTGCAATCATCTTACGTGCGTGAGACAGTCCTAACTTCTTGTCATGTCGGAAGCTACCACCATAAATATCTGGCGTAATACGTGCTGCAAACTCCAAATCAGTGTAGCGTTTAGGACTAGACATCAGACCAAGCACTTTGAAACTAGGAGGAACAGAGAGTACACCATGTGATGTGGCAGCAAGAATCAACTTACGACAACGTGTCGGGAACGAGTAAGCAAATTGCTGAGCAAGGAATCCACCCCAACTTAAACCGAGTGCATCCACATATTGAACACCAAGTACGTCCAGCATCTTACTTACAGTCTGTGCAAGACCTTGCATTGTGTACGCACCTGTAGTTGGTAAACTACTTCCACCAATTCCCGGTACATCAAATGCAATCACTGACAACTCTGGTGGTAGACTGTCGATGAATGGAAGTACTAGTTCCAAACTTGCACCAATCCCATTAAAGAATAGCACCGGTACAGACGAACCTTCTCGAATTGCTACCCGAATAACCTGACCATCTATATTTATTGTTCTAATGTTCATCGTCTAACTCCATATGTACGCATTGGTGGAGCAGGTGGAGGACTACCTGATATTCGAGCAGCCTCAGAAGCATGACGATGATCAATTTGATCATTACAATGACTCACAGATGCGGAACAATCACCACACGAGTAATGATAGTCATAACGAAAGACAGGCCATTTATAACCTCTCTCTTTCTTGAAGTCTTGTTTGCAGAATTCACATTTACGCCAAGTGAAGAGAGCGTAATGAATTCCAACATCGTGTTTGTTCACCAACTGTACTCGCTTAACCATAATAACCAACAACAGTAGGGTTTGGAATTGATTTTACATATTCCTGTTTATCAATCGCATCCTGTTTCCAACCAGCGATAACACTTTCACAATGTTCAATCGTTGAATAGGCTGTTTCCAATGACCAGAAGAACAGAAACTCGCGTTTGTAGATACGGAAGATGTAATCGTCTGGGGCAGTGTAGTGTTTAACAATTTTGTACTGTTTCATGCTGGAATACCCTCGTAAATTTCATTGAAGTGACCACGGATAACCATTCGACGTAGTGCACTGTACATATAGTCACTCTCAGCCTGCTTGTTCGCATGGAATGGTTTGTCAAACCACGCTGTGTTTGGTGGAAAACCATGAACTTTCATTATACGCTTACCAGTTGTCTCAAGCAAACCCCATCCTGTTGGAAGTTCATCAACCTTGATTAATCCCTTTGGTGTCAGCATAAAACGCCAATCACCCATGCCAATTGATGGATTTACACGGAACTTCTTCTTCCTATCAGCTAAGAAGTCAGCACGACTCGTTTTGCATTCGATGAGGCATGATACACCACTTCGAAAGCCAAGGCAATCAGGCATTTCACCAGAGTTGGTACTTGCTCGAAACTTATCATGAAATACAACACCGAAACCATTTGACTTTAGGAACTTCTCGGCCTGTAGACACAGACTGTCGTGTGTAATTGTCATGGCGTGCAGAACTCATTACGTCCGCAATAGTTTTCACTACCGTACATCTCACTTAGTTCACAATCTGGCTGATAACTTTCGCCGCATGACCGACAGTTCAAAGTCCAACCGCAATCACGAGCAGTATCATCCATAAATCCAATTTGATCGTTCTTCGAATGAACTGTTTTACGTAAGTCGTATACAATACCCAGAAGGTTACTGACTGTGGCACCTTCGGGTGAGTGTTGCGCACCTTCAAGGAACGTTTTTACAAAATCATCTTTCGTCATTAAATATTCTCCAGTCTAATTATACCTTCGGAACGTTGGTCCACTCGTTGAGCACCACAAACAACTACTTGCCAATCGCCTGCTCCTTGTGGATGTTCAAGTGTTCCGCTTATCTTGCGAAGTTCTTTGAACTCTTTACCCCATGGACCAGTGATCAGCAATGTACGACAACCTGTACTCTTGGTAATACGATGAAAACTATCTTTCGGAATGAACAGGAAGCGTTTACGACTGCGTTTCAGTGGAACAATCTGATCTTGGTCAACAATCTCTTCCATGTAATCACCAGAAAGCAGAATGCTCACGGCATTGAAGGCGTGAGTATGGAATCGATCTTGGTCACCATCTGTTTTATGGAAATGGAACAACTTAATACTGAAGAATCGCTTCCATTCGAGAATAGTAAGTTCGGTAACTGACTGATCACCAAGATTGATCTTCTTAGTCTTCCAGAATACCATTAGACAGTTTCCTTAACGAATATCTTCTGAGTGACATTGCTAATAAAGTAACCACCAAGCAACATGTACGTCAAGTTCTCAAATGCAGAAACCGGAAGTTTACCGTAGCACAACATGATCGTGAATACTGTTTGGAACACAACAGCAAGCCAAAACTTACGACTGATATATTTATCTACAGTGTCCATTAGTCAACAATCTCAATGTCAATATAACATTCAAGAATTGAAAGCATGTGACTTTCACTCTCACACTTGCTCAAGTCGATACCATGATGTTTACCAATGTTGAGCATATGCTGACCAATCCAAGTCTGAGTGCCCATGAATACATCATCCTGATACAGACTAAAGACCGTACAGGCGTCATCCAATTTAATCTTGTACATAGTATTCCTCTTCAATTTGTGTTCCCCAGATGGTCATTGCCTTATCCAGAGTGTAATAGTAAATATTGGCGTGTCGTTGAAATGTTAGATCCTTTCGAATCTCTTCATTCATTGGTTGGTCACGCCAGAACTTTGGTGGATCTGGATTGCACTCAGGACAATTGTTCACTATCAACGTTTACTCTTTCCGCTTGTCTTTACCATCGTGAACACGAATCCGTAGATTGCCCAACCAATGAATGCAATGACACATAGGAAGAAAGTTACAATCATTAAGTCAGTGAAGTTCTTTAACATGAAGAACAAGAACCACATTGTAGCGATAATGCCGACAATCAAACCGATTGTTTTCAGATGCAGTTTCGTATTATCACCAAACCCATTGTACTTGTCAACAATTTTGTTGAACAATGCCTTTATTTTACCCATGGTTTACTCCTCAATAGTGATTGTAGTTCTTCAAGTGTGTATTCATCTAAATCCAATTCAGACTGAAAACCTTGACCAGCAATTTTCATCATTCCCTTACCAGCTTTATCGTTGTCACCAATACCAATCAGATTGTATGGTAGCGTGTGTAACCAACTCTTCATTGGTTTAGGATTAGCTGTCAACAACGCTAAAGCATTATGTCCAAGCATATGTAAAGCAGACGCTTTAAATATTCCTTCAACAAGATATAGATCCTCTTTTGTTCTGTCAAGCACTTCAAGTCCCCAACATGCGTTAACACCTCGTTGACTGTATGTGAAATAACGTGCTTCATTTGGTAAGTTTAGTCTTTTGAACTCAACTTCAGGTCTGTACTGTTGAAATCCAGCAAATTGACCAGCAAGGTTGGTAAGATACACGGTGAGGACGTTGTTGTCAACGTCCAATACCTGATTCACATACCTAGTTGGGTCATAATGTCGTGTCAGCAGGTGTTTGATTAAATTCAATCGTAAAGCTCCCGTTCATTGATATACATACTACGGTCCTCATAACTACCGGGTACAACATATCGGAAACGAATCCAGTTTTCATACTGACTTTCCATGATAAACCGTAAGGCTCCTTTTCGAGTTAAATGGTGTGAGCATTCCCAGCTGTCATACCCACACGGATCAACCTCATATACGATGTAAATCTTACGACTCATTCCATCTGACTCCCATCCAGATTTCGAATTTGTGTCATCACACCGTCGTATGTATGTGTATACCGACGCTGTACTTTCTCTAACCAAACTCGCGTTTCCTTATCTGGTCCAGTGTTCACCCAAATTGGATACCAAGCATACCAGTCGTGCCACTCAAACTTGTTCTTCTGAATTATCTTCTTTCTCATCGTCCGTTCCTCACTCCAAAATGTTTCAACAGAATGTCATTCATCTCAGCAAACAACTTCGGACTTGTTTCACGCATCTTAGCCATACCAGTTCCAATCCCATTATGTGGGAACACAATCGTATGTCGCTTTGCTAAAACGAATAGTTGTCTCAAAGCCTTTTTCACATGTTCAAACTCACAAGGACTATCTGTGAAGAATGAACCAGCTTTCATTGATGGGTAACGTTTGGTTGGTATTCCAAATGCATTAGGTTCGTTACGGATACACGCTTGCCCAGCTGTACCATACCCGGCTAAATTATCGCCAAATATAAATACTGAGCTGGGGAATTCGCGACACTTACGAACCGTTAGTTCATTAGTGTATTCAATTAACATTAATCCTCCCTTTTTCTAACCTAGCAAGTATAGCATTTTTTACACGAGGGTCAGATTGTTTATCTGCTAACTCGATTGTTATTTCATACTTGCGGTTATACCAAGCTTCTTGTGCTTCAATTTGTGTGCTATATGTACCAACATATTCACGGTTTTTGTTTCCTCCTATTACAACCTTATAACCAGATTTTCTTTTCTCAATACCGATCTGGTCCTCAATTAAATTATCCAAGGATATAGTGAAATTGTTAACGTGCCTGCTTATAAACAAACAAGTTTCAGGACTATAAACCTTGTTGCCTTCAATTAGTAAGTCTTTATCAAGATGTTTGCCTTCCCAATCTTGTTCCTGCATCCATGTTTTGAAGTTAATAAAGGAGTGCCATCGTTTATCTACAGAACATCCGATATATGTAGGTTGTTTAACTTGGAATTTTTCGTCGTAGCAACGCTGAAGCATACCTCTCCATTTTGTATAGTATTCACACAAAACTTGTTTACCATTAATTATCTGGCTAATACTGTAGTCAGAATCGTTAATCCCAACACCATATACCTTTTTCATTCTGGTTCAACTGCTCCACGTTTACGTGCTGTGTGAAATACTTCAAAGTTGATAAGTGCAAGTTGTTCATTCGTCAACTTGTCGATATCGCGAAGTGTACGCTTGAAGTTATTGAACACATTCTTATCCTGACCATCAGGTTGTACTAGTTTCATCGCTGTCCCTCGCTACCTGTAAAATGCAGTTGCCAACCAACCATTTCAACACCATTGAACACTCGCTTAATTGCTAGTTCGTCTGGTCCAACAAACCGGCAATAGTCAAGTGCAGCATCAAGATTCTTGAACATACGCTCGTGAACCATTGGTGTTTGCACTTCTCCAATCAAAGGCATTTCACACTCCTCACAAATTCGTCTGTTAGTTCCACTAAGTTGATTTTACCGCTGAAGAAACTACCACCATCGATAAAAACCATGTTCCCATATTGCTCAACATCATTGCTGTCAGTTGGTGTATGCCCAACTAGCACAAGATCAACTCCTGTCACTTCACCCTGATACTTCTTACTATACCACGTGCGAGCCCACTGTGCTGTAGCCATACCATCCCACTCCAACTCAGCCTTGGTGATGTTCAGCCACTTGTTCCAGTCGTTGTACGGGACTTCAGCGTGGATCATACCAACCTTGTGACCGTTTGGTAACAACAATTCAATACCGAGTGGCATGTTGCTGAATGCTTCGTGGATCAATATCTTATCAAGGTCTGTCAATCCAGCGTTCCAGATCCAATCACCACCGTGTGCTTTCAATGTCAACACACTTCGATTGTTAGGATGCCAGTGAGCTTCAAACCCATCAATATACATTCTTTCGTGGTTGCCTTGAATGCTATGAATCCACGGTTCATTCACATAATCCAGAACATATCTACTGTCAGGTCCACGGTCTGTCCAGTCCCCTCCTACAAACAACAAATCTGTTTGTCCGTTGAATGCAACTTCGCTGTGAGTGATTTGCAGCAAGTCATAGTGACCGTGCAAATCACTCACAGCGAATACTCGACCTTTGAAATCTCGCAGATCGTACTGTGCGATGTGTCCGCACGATCCTATAATTTTACGCATGTTATCTCCTTTAGCTAATTACATCAAACTTTTCATATACAACCCAACCACCTTCCGTCTCAGGTCCGTCGTTGTCGATCACGTAAGCTCCTGCTTTGAAGTAGAACGGATATTCATCCCAAAGAGGGCTTACGTCAAGCACGTAATATGATTCATTAATTGTAGCATGTAGAACACCATCCATACCCAATACGACACCATATTCAAATGCTTCACCGAGTGCACATGGAACAGACAGTACTTTACTTGCTGAGCTTGTTGGTGTAAGTCTAAAATCAATCCTTGCAAACCCATTCCACCATGTAACCATCAAGAATGGGTTTGGTGCTTTACTAGCATGGATTTGGCCGACGATTACTTTACCACTACTTGGTGCCAATTCAACTCTAACAGTACCAAACATTGCATTTAGCGACTCACCTGCTCGCCAATTATATGGTTCGCTTGATTCAGGAAGTGTCTGACGACTCTCTGTACGTGGACTGCTACTTGAACCAGAGGTATCACCTTGCACAGAACACCAGTAGTTTGTATGACCTTTTGGGTCTGTCCATACTAGGTCACTTGGTGGTACGTCTGGATACAAATAGACAGTACCATGCGCTGTTACATTACCAAAACTATACATCATTTACCTCATGCGTATTTATTGATTATATCCATAATCTGACTAGGTGTGTGGTCCTTATCAACACCATTTTCGAATCGCATCTTGTAACCTTTAGGCCACATACCTGTGCAGTCAATGTCAAGCTTAGCCGCTGCAATCAATCCAGCAAGATCAGCACCTGTCTGACCACCGCTTACCACATGATCAAGCTTCCAATGCTCGTGTACTTGCTTGAGCACTTGCTGAACCATGTGGTTAACACCTTGTTGGTCGAAACCATGCTTACTATACGTGTAAATCCCGTTGCCCGCAACGTTTACTATTCGACAATCACTGTCTCTCAGCAGTTTATACAACTCACGACTTGCTGGTATCCAATCGGTTGCAAACACACGAGCATTGAGATGGACAATACCATTCTTTTGTGCTGCTTTAGTTGTAAGCTTCTCGCCTGCGGTGGAAAAGTCCACCGCAATAGCAAGAGTTACACCTTGAACTGCGTTGTGCCAAGTACGTGGTCCGTATGAAGAACTTGTATGCTCAAGTAGATTAATCATAAGGAATGAAAGTTCCTTCAACCAAGTAACCTTCACGGATATACTGACCAACACCAAACTGAGGAAGCAGTGTACCTTTATATCTGGTTTGGAACTTCACATTCAAGAACTTACCTTTCAATGTTCCTTTCTGTAGCAGGAATACTTTACGCTCGCCCATATCACCCATCACACACTGGAATGTCAAGTCGTTGATATCATTCTTCAACACAAACACAGCGTTGCCTTGTTTGTCCTCAACAATATCGAGAATCAGGAACTCTGCGTCCATGAATGTCTTGAACTTATGAAGGTCACCGCTACGTTTACCACTTTCGTATACACCCTTCTTGTTGCGAAGCATGTAGCCTTCGAAACCCCAACCAATTGCACGAGGATGATGAATTGTACGAAGGTTATCATCACCAGTTACAATATCATAATCAGTCATCTCAAGGAATTCACCAAGCAGATGTTTCCGATCAGCGTGAACTTCATCCATGGCACGAAGTCGAGTTTCAAAGTCGCCGTCCATTGGGATGTCAAAGATAAAGAACTGAAGTTGTGGTCGAATTCGATGAATCAACTCAGCATTGTGCAGTTCTTCTGCCAGTGTTGGATTCTCAACACGATCTTTACTTGGGCGACGATAGTCAGGACCACGTTTTGCAATGTCGCGTTTTACTTTGTCAATTTCTTTCTGAGTGTCGGTGCGTTTAGTTGCTGATGTAATATCCTGAAGAACTTGACCATGCAGGTAAACTTCACCATCGAACACTTCACCATCGTGCATAAACTCACTCAGAGCTTGTTCAAGGTGAGGAACGTCATATGGTTGACCAGTACGCGAGATAAGGAATACAGTACCAACGTGCTTACTTGCAATGCATCGTACACCGTCATACTTCACAGAACCGTAACACGGAAACTTAATACGACTACCAACCTTGTTATAGTCAGATGCCAGCATTGGCAACAGTGGAACACTAGTCAGTTCCTCTTTATTCTCGCGATAGTTCCTATCAAGTTGTTTCTTTATGCGACCTTCAGCCTGAGATACAGCTTGTTCGTAAGCATTACGACCTTGTTTACCTTCAAACACCCATTCAGTCTTGGTTGTCAACTTACCGTTTTCTTTACCATGACTAATCGAGATGAGTGGTTGCGAATATTCATGGTCAACATGATCCGCCATATAAACCTGAATCGACCAAACCTTTACACCTTTACCTTTATCAAGTCCGTACAGATTCTTCTCAAACATCAATCTTCTCCATTGTAACTGAGTAACCCAAAAGGGATGAATCGTTGTAAACAAACTTCAGAGCATAGTGACTAATGTTTGCATACGGATTCTGTAGAATCCATTGGGCAACGTAACACTCTTGGTTGTCATACAGAAACTTCATTGCCTGATTACGAAGTTGCTCACGTTTCTCGATGTCGTTAGACTGATCACCATTTGCAGCTTCAAACATTGCATTGACATCTTCTTGCTTAACGATCATTCAACCACCTCACTACTAACTAGTTCTTTACCAATAAGTTCTTTGATAACTGCTCTTGCTTCATCAATTGTCTCTCGATCAGTTATGCAGTTCCACCTATTATAGTCTGTTGGTGATTGTTTATCGATTTGGAATTTTGTACTACCATCTCCGTAAGTGTTTTTAACAATTCGGTATTTACTCATGCAACCACCTTGTATTCAAACTCACCAGAGAACACAGCTTGACAATGCCCGTATTCAACTTCTACAACTGGAATTTGTCGGATATATGCAGAGCCACACTTACCGAAAAAACCTTCAGTGTGAATCAGTTCACCATTCTTATTGTAGATAGAGACTGTCGCATCACCATACAATTTATCAACTAAAATCCTCATACGCTCTCCTCATATTGTTCAACATGAACACCGTGACGTTTCAGAAACTCAATACCCTCAGTCATTCGATATTGCTCATCATAAAATACACCGACAACACCAGCTTGAAACATCTGCATTGCACACGGAAGGCATGGACTGAGAGTGACAATAACATTTGCACCCTTCAAAGAAATACCTTCACGTGCGGCCTTTGCCACCAAGTTGCTCTCACAATGTAGAACTTCTGGGTGTGTTAGTTCAGGCGACAGTTCGCAAACATTGTCATCGCCAGATGGTCTACCGTTCCACGAGTATACCAGAACATCTTGTGGTGTTACAGCAATACCACCAACCTTCTTTCGAACAGCATGTGACAGCTGAGCAAATGCCCGAGCTGTCTGCATGTAAGGACGTATCATTTTATGTTTCATCATTTCCGAACATCCATAATCATGCAATAAGTCATCGACAGTATGAAAATGATGAAACTAATACCAAGACCACACATTATGATATCAATCATAATCAGAAACCATAACGACGTTGATCACGTTTGGTCATGAACTTGACATTGTGGTTGTGGACAACAAAACCTTTCTTCTTAGAGTACGTTGCACTGACGAAGTTAACAATTTTGCAAGTTCCAGCAAACAACGATGTGATCTTATCGATATTATCGTAGTCAGAAACGAAGTCACGGAATTCCTGATTCGGAGTAAACGAAATAAGTTCTGCAAAAGACTCTTCAGCGTATTCGTTGTGAAGTCGGATCGCAGTGTTAACACTCAAACGAGCCTGACCGATACGAAAGAACTTTGGTTGGAAGAAACCAGTAAGGCGCTCACCACCAACGGTTGGTTTGTAGGTTGGTTCGTACCCGATTGCCGCCATGAAGTTGACCAGAGATGCTTCTTGAATTTCGGAAGTGTCGCTAAGACCAGTATTGTTCATCTTTCTCTCCATTTGATTATCATGATATTCACATATTTCACTTTCACACTTAGGACACATCAACCTATCGTCACCATACGCAATTGCATGATCGAAACAGAAGTGTGGGTGTCCATCGTTTTGATTTATAAGACTCATCGTTTTTGTTGCCCTTTACGAGTTGCAGTTCCAGTGCAACTAAGTCCACCTGATTCCAATCGACTTACCGTCTTCTGAATCTTTGCTGGAACGACAGTATATTTACCTTTCCCATATTCTTTGTCGATATGCGATTGGGCAACCATTCGATCAGATGTCTTCAAGAAAACGTAATCACCGCTTGCTGGTCGAATGTAAAAACTACCCGGTGGAATGAACTCATAATCGGTGAACTCTTTATATTCAACAATTACAGTTACCAATGGTTTTACTTTCTTCTCAGCCATATTACAACTTCTCTTCAATCAGATTGTCAATGTCGGATTTCTCTGTAGAAGGAAGCGAATAAATCATTTCACGTAGATCAGGGGTCAACAATTGCAATTCATGATGACTGTAACCAAGTGCTTTCGCTGCATCAATTACATAATCTACTGCTTGATCAAGTGTCATACACGGTCCTCGTAAATAATCTTCATACCCAATCGCATTGCAATCAGTTGCTCCAAACATGCACCACGTGACATTTCCCAACCTTTCAGCATATACATCACCCCGCATTGACCAATTTGTGTTAGACAATACGCCATATAATCTTCCCAAGTTGCATCTTCAACAACACCTGCATCAGCAGGATTCAACACAGTCAAACCTTGGGCACGAAGTTCGGAAGCGACACGATTGAAGTTGTTAAAGTTATAGTTCTCAATACCAGTCATCGGTCCCGCTACATAGGCTGTATTAGCTCGTTCTTCTTTCAACAACACACTCACAGACCGTACTCCTCTTTCAATTCATCAACAAGATCGTCAGCGTGACGATTCTCAAGTGCATCAAACAACTTTGCAATCAGTTCATCAGCCTTGTCAGCAATACTTGCTGCTTCATCACGACACTGATAGAACCCTTCATGGTAATCACCATATGTAAAGCAATTGGCTGGAATATTATCAATTCGTTCGGAAAATTTCATTAACATCTCCTTTAACATTTCGTGTATCAATACAAAAGTAAGCGAAGTGATCGTCACCGTCGTAGTTGTTCATCCACTCTTCAGCATCATCATGATCGAGGAACACTTCAAGAATCTGAGTGTCATGTGAGTCAACACCTTTCACAATATGAACTTTAATCAAGAGAAACCTCCATCTTATTTACTTCAATGAACTCAGGGTGATCATCTAACGTGAAGTTGGTCCACGTGTAACGCCAGTAACCATCATGTAGTTCGTAATCTTCATAGTGTACACCACCGATATGACTGCGTGCAACCGGTTGTATTCCAACTGTGGCGTCTAGCTTAGACTGCCAACTTACGATAGCACCTGACATTACAATTTACTCTCGACAACTTCAGTCCAATGAGCACCACCATTATAGTGATAAGTTTCGAAGAAAATGTAACCAGTCTCATCACAAACACGAACATTGTTTATCTGATCAATTTCACCACGTTGAACTTCCCACTTAACAGTGTAGATTTCACCATCAATAACAACGTAGCCATTTTCACTGTATGTTTCGTATTCATCCTGTCCAAAATGTTCAGTGTCGATATGAGTAGGGATCAATATACCCTTGTTGTACTCCATCTCGCTCATATCAGTCACACTCTTGATCGTATTGGAACTCAGCAATATCAATCAGTTCACCAATCGCATCATCAACTTCCCAACTGGTGAACCCAGCGAGCTTAGCAGATACACGAGCAGACTTCAGACTTTGCAGCATGTCAGCCAGTGCAATTTCACGAATCTCTTTTTGGGTAATCATTTATTCATCTCCAGTACTGTTGTTTGCCATGATTGGCCTGAAATGTATTTCTTCATTACATCTTTAACTTCTTTGTCGCTGAGTGTTCGTCCTACAGCTTCTTTGACATTTGTATTATACCACATCCACCCACCAATTGTATCTTTTGTTACCTTCATTTAGAAACCACCCAGAAGTTGAATCTGTTTGCTGTATTTGTTGATACGCTTTGCACTACAAGAATTGATGCTGTTCATCAGATTGGCAGCAGTATCACATAGTTTTACTTTAAGTGCAAGCTCATCCATTCGAATATTATTTATATACTGTTCGTATCTTGTGAACTCATCTTTCGTAACAAGACTAATTGCATTAACAACTTGATGTGAAAACCCTAGACTGAACAACTCGCCTGTTGTGGTATTCGTGTCTTCAAGAATATCATGAAGTAGACACGCAGCTCTAAGATCATCAATACAGTCAGCACCACAACCATAAGTTCGAACTGCAATGTTTTCCACTTGGTACAGATGAAACATGTATGGGTGTTCACCATACAGTTGACCATCATGTTTCTTGAGTGCTAGTTCACGGGCTTTGGTTACTTGAGTCATACTTATCTCCTTGTTTGTTCGACTATTCTACCAGAATTTTTAAGCCTGTCAACCACTTTCTACAGACGAAGAAAAGCCCGCCGAAGCGGGCCATCCAGTTACACCATCAGTTTTGCACGAATCTCATCAAGGGATGTTTGGTTGTAGAAACTACCATCCAAGAATCGAATCTTCAGCATGTTGGATTCACTCTGTTCAACCTCACGAGTGACATTATCGGTCAATACATACTCACCATCAACCAAACCAACATACAACAGACCTTTAGCACTCTTCTTCTTACTATCAGTCTTTGGATCTTTGAAGATTGGAATCTCTTTACCGTTGACTTCTGTATAAGTTGCCTTAACTGCAAAACCGAACGTATCACGTGTTACACATTGGTAAGTGTAAGAACCAACACCGAACATTGCATTACCTGAAGCATAGCCCTTGTCAAACAGTCGCTCAAGGATTGTTTGGCAACGATTGGTAGTAATCGAGTCGCCATAGATCAAACCAATATGGTCATTCATCAAGCGGTGTCCAGTGGAAGTTTCAGTGTATCCGAAGATATCCATCAATACTTCAACAGCACCTTTCTGCTCTACAGTCAGGTCAACTTCACGAGCATACCAACCAGTGAAGTGTTTACTATCATAGTAACGTTCTTTGTGAACATATCCGTCGATTGAAACAATAACTCCATCCGATGTACGACCAATAAAGCTTGCCTCATCACCACCATCAAGACCTTCAACAACACTGTAACCAATGTCACTAATTGAATCACTAGCTTCATCAGATTGCTCATCCAACTCAGCGAAAGTGTGCGGAATGCAAATAATCTTAGCACCACAAATCACTTCAACAGGATCACCAGAGTCTGGACGAATAACCAAACGACCGGGAGTAACACCATTCGATTGACGACGAAGGATAACTTCTTTCAGATATGGAAGACCACGAGAAATCAAACCGTAGAAGTCAAAGCTGTCAGCTACATAAGACAGAATACCAACTGGAAACTTCAACATCAGTTCATACATGAACATGATTTCAGCAATCAGTCGAGGATCTTCACTATTCGAAACCATATCAAGATAAATCTGAGCTTGCTCTGGATTCTTGAACTTGTAACTTAGTTCTGCAAGTTCTTGTTCAATTCGCAGAATGTTACTTGTGCTTACAGCGTGCTCAGTTGCAGGTACAGAACAAGCTACAAAGTTACCGGCCTTATAGTACTGTTGAGCGTATAACACAGTACCCAGCGAATCACTACCCAAGAAACTACCAACGTGACCGAAACCAGAACGTGCAGCATCTTCAGGACCAGACATGCCACGGTCAGCAAAGCTGTGTGCTTGGATATTAACTACTTCAAGAGCAGTACCTGTACGAATTGCATAGTCGGTCAACATCGCTCGGTATTCAGCAGCAATAGTTGCAGCCGTGCTTGGTTTCCAAGTCAGGTTACTGATTACAGTTTCAAGGAAGTTAACCAGCCAGAAAGCGTGTTTCACAGTGTTACGAATAGTCAGGACAGGAATGCCCATGTTTACCTTAGTGCCTTCATCCAGAGTACGGATTTCCAGCGGGAGATAACCAAGATCATGCAACTTCGACAGACGATCAACAGTAATGATGTCGTAACCGAAGTAACTGTCACACAGAAGTTTGAAACGACCGAGTGCAATACCTTTATCCATCTTGAAGAAGTCATCCCACATTTCAACGACTTCCATCACGGCACCTTGGTGACCAATTACAACCAACTTGCCATCATAATACTTCGTGCACGAACGACGATAAATACTATCCGAACGCGGTGTCAGGTTTGACGATACAACTTCAGTACCATCTGCATACATGTCCATGTGGCCAAGTTTATAGCCATCACTCATGAAAGCGGCAAAAAGTTTCATTATTTCTTCTCCGTGATAATTTTAGTAAGTACTTCAATAAGCTCAGGAATCTCATCGTGAAACAAAACGATTGCATCCCAAGTGTCTGGACCAACGCCTAAAATAATATGGTCACCACCTTTCTTAACATATATCTCAGGATCACATTTCAATCGAGTTGGTGCAGCCATGTTTCTTTCTCCTTAAAATACGTCTCTACTTTCTAGATATTTAATGTGTGAACGCAATTCAGTCGTCAACCAATTGAAAGCCGTCCTCAAATCTTGAACAGGTTTATCACAGACAACTTCAAAACGATCCTGATTGTAACGGGCAATCTTGAAGTTATCATTAATGATCGAGTACATCGTAGGTCGATCAAATGGTTCATCATTCACCAAAGCATAAGTATGAGCCGGTTCAATTACTTCAGCTACCTTGTAAACTTTTCCAACAGTAATACCACCCGGTGGACCACGACGTAAATCAGAGCGCGGTGTGGTGATTTGAACGCATCTAACCTTCATTTGTAATCCTTAGTATACCGAAATGATACGGACAATACCGTTATTCTTGTCGCTTATGATGCTGTCCGTAGTATAGATTGTGTCATAGTGCTTTGCAACAACATCTACACCTTTCGAGAACAATCCGTGTGTAACGGCAAGGTCAAGATTAGAAACATTACCTGTAGCCTCAAGAAGCTGTGCTACTTCGATGAATGTACGACCACCATCACACAGGTCATCCAAAACCAAGATGTTAGCGGATTCAGGAACATAGTCAAGCACTTTCAAACCGATGATCTTACCAGTAAGCTTGTCGCGTTCTTTTGCACAGGTGATAACACCAGCAGCACCAACAGCTTTTGCAAACGCTTCACACTTCTTACTTGCACCAGCATCTGGAGCAACAATGTAAACTTCTCGAAAACTCGGATAGATATTACGGAAGATATCTAATTGAGTAACCTCAACCATGTTATCAATACAAGCATCAGCGACGATACTGTGGGCGTCAAGGACGAACACTGATGAGAAACCCATAGAGTTGATCATCTTTCCAATTACTTTCAAGCTGTTAGGCTCACCAGCATTCACAGCACGATCTTGACGGCTGTATGGAATGTAAGGTAGTTCCAATTCCAACTTAGCAACAGGGTATTGACGTTTTACAGCATCAACAACCATCGCAAGTGCAATGATGTCATCATTGATTGTAAACCCCTCACTACCAAAGATGCAAGTGATTTTAACCAGATCGTTTGTAAAGTCTTTTGCCTGACTACCCACTTGGATATCAACCCCGACACAACCGTCAGGAAACTTCCATTGACGAACAGTGGTTTGTATATTACCCACGTTATACTTAATCATTTTTCAACTCCAGTAACCAATTCAAGTTCATTAGGGAAAACATACCAATAATCATGCCCATCCATATACTCAGCACGAATGTGACCATCATCATCTGGTTCATCAACAATGATCCTAACGATTTCACCTTCATCAAAGAAGTGACCACTATCAAAATTGCGACCAAATAACAAGGAAATTTTACTCTCTGGTAGAACACGGCAAATATCACCGTTGACAAATACATTTTTCATTTTGACTTCTCCTTTAGTGGTCTGTCTTCCCAGTTCCACTGTTTAGATGCTTCAGTGTGATGGACTTGTTTTGTTTTAACGCAAGTCCAGCTATTCACATTCATACTAAAACTCAATGTACGGATCGGCTACTGCGATCACGTTAGGGATTTTCAGTTCATGCCAAAGACGAATCATCTGAGGACGGTCATCAACACAGGCAACAATGTTATACTTATGTGCAAGGTTTGTCCAGAAGATTTCTTCCTTTACGGCATTATCTTTTCGGAAGTCACCATTCTTGCGCATGAACAAATGATGCCAGAACATACTTCCTACATGTTCGTCAAGCCATGCGGACGTTTCACCCACACAAATATCGTCTCGACCTGAGCAGATAATGATAGCATAACCCATCATTGCGTAGTTGCGCAACATTTGAATTACGAATTCACGAGGTTTATCTTCACCGACACGTTTCCATTCAAATGGACCACGACCATCCATGTGTGCGATGGTGCCGTCCACATCAAAAATGATTGCCTTTGGAAGACTTTCATCAGCGACATAAGTAATTCGACCAACGTAATCGTTGTAGTCTTTAAACTGGCGATAAATAATACCTTCACCAACACCGTTTGGTCGAAGACGATCACGCTTGTAAGCAGTCTCTTGTGCTACATGAAATTCTTTGATTTCAACAACATAACCAAGGTCTTGCAGAGTTCGTACCAGATTGTTACGCCGACCAGCATTCAAGTTAGTGTCACTGATTACAATGTTCTCACCACGAGCCCAACTTTCCATAACCATTTGTTCATGGGTTCGAGTTACTTCCTTTTCATTCTTACCATTAAACTTGTAGTTGCTCCAGTTGGAACCCGGACATACGACATTGAATCGAATGTAATCCCGATTGATATCACGGAAACCTTGAGCTACAAGCTCATTCGCAAATGTGGTTTTCCCACTTGCACTTACGCCGACTGTTACATAAGCTTTCAAACTACATACTCCTTTAGAATGTCCATTTTATAAGTATCACGTTGATCGTTGAATGCTTCAATAACACCTGTTTTCTTAGATCGAGCTTGGAACAATGCAGCTTTAAAAGGATATTTCTGAGCTTCAATCGCAAAGTCACGCTGGTCATCAGTGTACTTGATCAAACTATACACATCATACATATGAACGTCAAGCGCATTCTTAGCCTCAACATACGGAATAAACACTTCACGGTCTTCTGGGAAGTATTGTAAGTATTCATCTTGCTCATTCACCAGTACCAGTTGCATGATTCGTTTAGGATTCAGTCCTTCACCACGAATATGATGAACAGCTACGTAAGCTGGCGACTTCACTTTTGCAATCGGAACACCATCTTGGTAGATAACGTAACCTTCGTCAAGGTCTTTCAATTCACGAGAAGTACGCAGACATTCTTCGACGGTATCAAATCGGTATTCTTTGATTTCATGTGCACCAAACAGCAACACTTGATCTTTCTCGCTTTTAATGTAATCACCAGAATAGTTACCACGGCAAGCAAGGTAATGAAGTTTGTATCCTTCATAACGCTTGACAACACGATTTTCTACACTTGTCAGTTCAAAGATGTAAGTGAAGCCTTCCCAAAGGAACATTTTGCATTTACCTTGGAACTCATAATCATTCTTGCAACCAAGAGCAACCCAAACCAATTCTTGGAAAGTAACACCGTAACCCATGCAATCACTATCACCATACGCTGTACCCTTCGTAGAGATGTACCAGTGACCTTTGTGGTTGTATATCTTAATCAGGCTACCATCAACCTTTTCAAAGGCTACAGCACGCTTCCAGTCAATCTCAGGCATGACATTCAATGCCTCGCCGTAGTTGAAAAATCTGTCCATGCTACGCGACACAACCTTCAGTGTTCCAGCTTCCAGAATCAGACTGCGACATTCCATCACAATTGGATTAGTTTTTGGGCTATCAATCTGGTTGTAATTCAGAACCAGAAGGTCATCCACTTTCTTTACACTGATTGCGAACTGTTCGGTGAGTGCTGCAAGACCTTCGTCAAGATCATGAAGGGATGTGCTGTGCTGCTTGATGAATTCGATTACTTTCATTTTGTTTCTCCTTGATTGAGTGGTGTACGGCAACCGGGACATACTGAAGCTGGTCCAAAACAGATAAACCCAGACACTCCACATTCACATTTAAAGTACATTTGATGTCTCTCGTTGGTTGATGTCGGCAATTCTACACCATCTATTCACCATGTCAACGACTATTTTCACCACCCTCTGAGGTAGGTCAAATACAATCTCACCACCCTGTCAGGTAGGTGTGTCACCACCCTCAGAGGGTCTGAAGTAAGAAAGACTGAGTAAGACAGATAAGTAGTAAGAAAGAAAAGCTTGCGTACACATCCTCGCATGGGTATGGTGTGTGGAATTACAGAACAGAGTGTAGGAAAAAAAATGAGTAGTGAGTTTTACAAGGCACCTAAGAATCTGATGAGTGCTACAGGATTCGTAAGTAAATCAACAGGTGAACCAGTAGACCTTACTGCTGTTGATAAGCTGGTACTGATCTATATGTACGCAAGAACCACGTACTTCAACAATTCAGGATGTGGTCATTATGAAACACAGGTCACCATTGGTAATGCAATCGGTTTGGAATGGAAAGCTGTAGCAAGATCGTTAAAGAAGATGTATGATGGTGGTGTACTGGATGCTGACAAACCAAGATCGAATGGTAACAAGAGTTGGGTGTATAAGAGTGTGAACCTTGACATTAATTTCTTTGGAACCAAGAGAATTCAAAAAGAAGTGAACATAGTGGTTGACAAGGTTGTAGAACCTAGTATCATGGAACCACAAGCAAACGACATCGAATACTGTGAATACGATGATGAATTTTTACAATCAGTGAGGTTTCGAGATGAATGATGGAATTATGAATACTTGGGATGTCGTTAACAACCATGGTCACGGTCACGTGGTGTATCGATGTGCAAAACAAAGTACTGCTGAATACCTACGTGACTGGTGCGAAGCTGAAGAGTGGGATCGGTTTCTGAATACCTCAAAACGTTTGTACGGTGTTTACCCACATGTCATACCATTCATGGAAAAAAGAATCGATACATTTTCAGTAGCAGAGAGCGAGGTAATTTTGTGAGTTTTGATTTTGGTGATAACAACTTTCACGGTGGTGCAGTGTTAGCAGATGATTCATGCGGTTCAGCAAGCCTCACAACCCACACAGGAGACGTTTTAATCTTTAAGGTGGATCATGACCCAGAATTCACAATGAGTGGCGTCTATGACCCTTGTAGCTCGTTTGAGAAGTGGTGACATAATGTGCACAGTGGTCAATAAATACAAAGAGGAGTATGATGTCTATATCGGAAGAGGATCAGCATGGGGTAATCCATTCAGTCACCTTCCTGAAACCAAAGCGTTGTACAAGGTTGAAACACGTGACGAAGCTGTTTCCTCCTACAAGGATTATCTGTGGCATCAAATGAAACAAGGATTCGTAACCCAAGATATGTTGCGATCATTGTCAGGTAAACGTCTTGGTTGTTTCTGCAAACCACAAAGCTGTCATGGTGATGTGATTGTCAAAGCTGTTGAATGGGTAATGAGGAACGACTAATGCTTTGTGAATATGAATGTTATCTAATCGGTGGTCCATGGATTGCAGAGAATCCAAATTGCCCAACACATGGAACATGGGGTAAGAAATCTCGTGAAGACTTAAACGAAGCAATTCGTGAAATCTTGTACCGTGTTTGGTTGCGTGACTTGTCTTCTGATGATGGTTATGATCTAATTGAAGCATTGTTGTAGTATTCTTGGTCTTGACATTTTCAACCTATTAGGTGTAGAGTGTAGTCTTCTTTAACTAACCAGAGGACTAACAATGTGAATAAGCCAGATAGCTATGAAAATGTAATGAAAGAAATGGAAGAGGTTAATGACGAACTGGAATCGGAAGACCTTAGTGAAGGTAAGGATTTCAAGTTTGAATATGCGTTTGAATCATTGACAAACAAAAACTCATCTTATAAGCGAAGGAACTATGATGTTTGAAGAATACGAAGGATTTTAAATAATTTGAAAACAGGTATTGACAGTATTGGAGTGTTTCTATATAATGGTCGGTATATCCAGACAAAAGAGCACTTCCTTTACTGATGAATTGGTACTTAGCCCTCTCCTCTAAGGAATCAGGTGATGTAAAGGATTGCTTGTTGTGATTTGATGTTAGTGTTCATTGGCCTTCCAAATCGTAACAACAAACAAATAGGTCGCGGTTGTGATGGCGAAGCATACGGGATTCCAAATCCTTGTGGATACAGTTCGAATCTGTGGTGACCTGCCAAACTAGTAAATGGGTCTTTAGCATAATTGGTTAATGCTGTCTGCTCATAACAGATAAGATGCGGGATCGTACCCCGTGGGACTCACCAAAAGAATAAAGCGTGATTAGTGTAATTGGTAACACTTCTGACTTCCAATCAGACATTAAGAGTTCAAGTCTCTTATCCCGCACCAAACAATTCCTCTGTAGCTCAGTTGGTAGAGCAAACGGCTGTTAACCGTTAGGTCGCTGGTTCGAGTCCAGCCGGGGGAGCCAAACATGTTGTAACTAAAGAGGAGCTGTAAAGATGACCAAGTTTTACGATGCAACTAAAGAACACACCAAGATTGAGAAATCGACTAATAAGTCCGAGAAGACTAAAGGTCATCCGAACAAAGGTTTGAAAGGTAAGAATCCTTACACTGGTAAGGTTGTTTCCTAAGTAATAAAGTCCATTAGTATATCGGTTAGTACACTGGCCTGTCACGCCGGAGGGACGAGTTCAATTCTCGTATGGACTGCCAAACGATAGCGTTGTATCCTCTGGTGTTGACACAGTTCGACATTACGTTACAACCGTCATGCCGTTATAGCTCAGTTGATAGAGCGCCTGTTTTGTAATCAGGATGTCCGTGGTTTGAATCCTCGTGACGGCACCAAATTCTATGTTGAAAGTAGAAAACTACCACAGGTTGACCAACGTGGGTTAATAGTAGAATAGGATAAACGTACAGCCTATTATTGGAAGCCAAATTCGTATAAATGCTATTCGACATAAGTCAACAATAGCGAACGGGGTATACGCCCCATTATGTGAGATAACATTATTGTGGTTTCAATTGCCACACGGGGCTGGTCCTCGTATCGAGGGGAAGTAATGGTAAGCTCAACAGGTATTCAACTTTCGATACTAGTCAGACTGTTGTGTACCGGATCTAATTCAAACAAGCTTGAGAATATCGCTTGTTAAATGTAACATGGTCTATATAGCTTAACCGGGAAAGCGCCGTGACAATATTAAACTCGGAGTAGAGGTTCGAATCCTCGAAGACCACCAATTATAAAACAGAGCGTAGCGAAAGAGGTTATCGTCCCGGTTTGGAACTGGGTACACGTCCGTTCGACCCGGACCGCTCTGACCAAACAGTACTTGGTGACGATCAAGTAAGAAAGCTTTATGTCGTGAGGGTTCTGCGGCATATCAGGTGATGTATCGTCTTCACCTATCGGGGTAAAAGTCCTCACAGGTAACCTTGAAATTACGGAAGATTGGCAGAGCGGCTATTGTAGTAGTCTTGAAAACTACCGAGTGTAAAAGCTCCATCCGTTCGAATCGGATATCTTCCTCCAACTTTGATGTGTCAGAATAATATATCGAACCGGCTCTGTGAAATGTGTTCGAGCATCAAATACAAACAATTACCCGACAAGGAATTGTAGCCGCAAGGCACTATGACCCCGCCACGAGCGGGGTTTTTGTTATTCAAAGAAAAGGAAATAAATATGGCTATCGCAAATCGTAATGACTTGGTTGAAACTCTTGCACTTGTTGGACTTATGGGTGCCGCACGCAATGGTGACCTTGATGGATTGTTCAGTGGTGGTTATGTACTTCCAGCTGCAACCACAACTGTAGTAGGTGGTGTTAAGAAAGCCACAGCCGTTGCTGACCTTGGTGCACAAACAGTAACTGATATTGCAACTGCACAAACTGCTATTACAGCAATTGTGACTAAGCTCAACGCTCTACTTGCAGCAAGTCGCACCGCTGGTCAACTGACTTAATACTCAGTTATTCAAAGTAGCCCGCCTTGTGCGGGCTTTCTTGTTTGTCAAGCTGTATGGTATTGACAAATTTATAACAAGACAGTAAACTTGTCTCTATGTCAAGAACATTAGGAGTAATTTATGTCCACTGAAGACATGGGCGTTAGTCCACTTCATGAACGTGACACTCGATTTCAACCCGGTATATCTGGTAATCCTGCTGGACGACCAAAGGGAAGTAAGAGTGGTCCACGATCTAAAATGCGTACACAGCTAGTTAAGCTTTGTGAACTACAACCAGACGCTATTGAGATTCTTCGTATTAGTATGACTGGTAAGAACTCGAATGGTGAGACTGTAGTACAACCATCTAAAGAGAAAGTTGATATGGCAAAGTTTGTCGTCAACAAGATCGAATCATTGAACAATACCTGTCTTCGTGAAGAAGCACTTATCCTTGGTGTTCGTGATAAAGGTAATGCTGAAGGTGCTGCACAACTAGAAGAGAACCAGAAAGAAGCCGAAGCGACCAGTACAGGTGCATTCTGTCTCGATATGGAAACAACCCAACATTAAGGAGTACTTATGACCGAAATTAAACAACAACCATTCGTGGTACAAGATGAGCAAGTGTTTATCAATGAAGCAACGCTCAACAAATATCACTTACACGTAACCAGTTCTGACTCACTTGGTTTGAATCTGATTGAGAACATTATTGAAATGGCTAACTTGGGCGCCAAACTTAAACCCGGCACTCTCCCAAGTATGCGATTCCCGCACAGTTGTTCTCTTGTTCTAGAAGCTGAAGTTCCACCAACACCGCGTGCCACACTTCGTGTATTCGAATACGACACATGTAAGGAAGTCTTCGCAGCCTTTGTAGAGCCTGTTGCCAAAACCTTCTCACTAGATACAGTAGACGAAGTAGTTGTTGATAAGAGCACCAACCAAGGCACTCCATGGACCAAAGAACAACTAGACAGTATGGATTGGGAAACAGAGTTCAAAGAAGTTACTAAGAGTGTGGGGATCACTGGTCGATCACGCGATAAGATGACTAAAGAATATCTTGCAAAATACTTGTAATGAGTATTGACAAAATAATGATTATCATTTAGAATAGGCACTTATATGGAGATAAGAAGTTATCTCATTCGGAGCACACCATGACCATGGATGTAAAACATGAAGTTAACATGGTGCGTCCTCAATCTCCCTTCCAAGAGAAATACCTGAAGTCGAATGCAAAGATTCTGGTAGTTGGTGGTGCAGCCGGTAGCTCTAAAAGCTATGTCGGTCTAATGCGACACTTACGTTGGGCGCATGATCCAAAGTATAATGGTTACTGTATTCGACAACACAGTAATGACTTGATGAAAGCTGGTGGACTGTTCCAAGAAGCAGTCGGGCTTTACTCTCAGGTTTATCCTGACATCAAAGTAAAGATTAAAGATCAGATGATTGTTTTCCCAAGTGGTGCATCTGTTTCATTTGCACACTACGAGAACGACGCTGCTGGTCGTAAGTATCAAGGTCTTCAACTCTCTAACGTATTCTATGACGAAGCAACTCATGCTGATGAACAACACATTTGGTGGTTGTTTTCACGTCTTCGTACATCAGCCAAGATGGAACCAAGTATTTGGTTGTCATGTAACCCAGACCCAGACAGTTATCTTTTCGAATGGGTTAAGTGGTGGTTGCATCCAGAAGGTCATCCTCAATATGGTATCGCTGATCCTGCAAAGAATGGGATCACACGATATGTACTTCGTATCGGTGGAGAGATGTGCTGGGGTGAATCTCCAGAAGAACTTATTGAGAAGTACGGGAAGAAACATCTTCCTATGGATCACACAGATCAAGTTAAACCGATTCCATTCCAAGTGCTGCTTGGTACTCTTGTAGACAACCCAACGTTGATGAAGCTCCAACCTGACTATAAAGGTAAGTTGGAAGCCATGCCTGATGTTGAGATGAGACGTCTGTTGCTGGGTGACTGGACTGCTCGTGAAGAAGGTTCCACATACTTCCAACGTTCGTGGTGTGGTGAAGATGCTCTCGATGAGCCATCTACCAGTGAGATTGTACGAACAGTTAGAGCATATGACTTTGCTGGTACATTGAAGTCTTCTGGTAACCCAAGTCCTGACTATACAGCATGTGTGAAGATGAGCAAGTTGAAGAATGGAGATTACTTCGTTCACGATGTTCGTCGTTGTCGTATCCTGTATGGTGAGTGGGAAAAGTTCATCCTCGACAATGCAGAGCAAGATGGGAAGAATTGTGAGATTATTATCCCACTTGATCCCGGTGCTTCTGCCAAAGTTGCAACAAGCCTGCTCACACGTTCGTTGAGTGAAAAAGGATACAGAGTTAGAACAATGAAAGCAACCCAATCTAAGTTGGATCGTTTTCGTCCTTTCTCTTCTTTGGCTATGAACGGACATGTCCAGTTCCTCAAAGGTTGCTCAACAGACTTGGAAAACAAGATTGAAAATAACAATAGCTTCATGTACCGCGAGCTTGAAGGCTTTAACGGTAAGAAGCGAAGCGGTGAGACAGGTCACGATGACATTGTTGACTGTATCAGTGATGCCACGTCGATCCTTGCTCAGCGCGTCAATGTACCTAATATGGCACAGGTTCTAGCCAGTGTCAACCTCTCACATAAAACCCCCTTCGATTAAGGAGTTGCCTAATGGCAGAAAACGCCGAAAACACAACCTCCTTGAAACAAGGAGACTCCAAAGCTCCTGCGATTGTATACGGTGAGACTGGTTACACTGGTCTTGTCACTCTTGGTGGACAAGTGTTTGACGATTGTAAACACGAACTACGTTGGCCCCATGCATACAAGACATTCAAAACAATGTCTGTCGATGGTTCTGTTGGACCAGCTCTAGAGTTTGTCGAAGGTAAAGTAGCTGAAGCCACATGGAGTGTAAAGATTCCAAAGGGTGTTCCTAAAGAACGTGAAGCTACTCTAAAAGCTCAACAGAAATACCTCACCGAAGTAATGGACGACATGCGTCACAGTTGGACAACCGGTATTAAAAACGCTGGTACATTCAACCGTTACGGGTTTAGCGTTCTTGAAATGGTACTTCGCTTCCGCAATTACAAATATGGTAGTAAGTTCAATGATGGTCTGGTGGGGATTGAAGCCCTTTCACCACGTAGTCAAGGAACTATTGTCCAGTGGTATTGGAAAGATAAAGGTCGTGAACTGGATGGTTTCGATCAACGCATCGTAATCCCAAGTGAAAACAGTATGATTAGTACTGATGGTTGGGAAGTTATGCGTACTAGTGCCTTACAAGAGACTGGTGTCAAATACATTCCGATGAAGAAGTGCTTGCACTTCCGTCACAATCCTCAGAACGATAGTCCTTCTGGTACATCTCCTTTGGTGTCTGCATATCAACCATGGAAGATGAAACAAGCTTACCAAGAGTCTGAAGCAATTGGTGTAGCACAAGACAACAACGCCTTCAAGATCCTGTTCCTTCCACCTGAGTATCTTGTAGAAGATCGTGACGCTGACCGCGAAGCATCTTTCAACATGTACACTCGAATGATGGAACGAGCACACCAAGCAAAACAAAGTGGGTTTATCCTACCAATGTTGCTTGATAGTGACGGTAAGAAGATGTTTGACTTTGAGATTAAGAATATCTCAGGTACGAAGTCTTATGATGTTAATAAAATCATCGAACGATATGTGCGAGAGATTCAAGTTGCTCTCTTCGCTGACGTATTGTCGCTCGGTAGTGGTTCTGGTGGTAGTTACTCACTTGCTGAATCGAAAGTAAGCATTATCGACATGGCTGTAAAGAGTCGTTTGAATGAAATCAAAGACCAGCTTAATCATAAGCTTGTTAAGACGTTGTTTGAACAGAATTCATGGCCTACTGATGTAATGCCTTACATTGACTTTGATTTACCTAACAGTGAGTCATTGGAGAGTGTTGGTAAATATCTACAACAAGCAGCTGCTGTTGGACTTATCCCATTGGTTCCTGAAGTTGTTAACTTTGTCCTTGCTCGTGTCGGTATTGATTATCGAGTTCCTGATGACACACCTACTGAGAAACTTAGAGAAATGATGACAAGTTTTGTCTCCGAAGCTGGGGGCGGAATGAAATCTGGACTCAACGGGAGTAACGGAAAAGGAACAGGTTCTAAAGGTGATCCAAACACAGCAAACAAAGGGAGTTAAATATGGCTGCTCATTCACTCGCACGTATTAAAGGTTCGTTGATTAACACTCCACATCTGATCGAACAAAGTTCTTTCGATAGTATTATGGAATATGTTAATCAACGAATTGAAGGGAACATTGTTGATGTAACCCCAGAATCAAAATCTGAGGACTTTGGTGGACCAGCGTATGTAGCCGACACCGCAACCGGTGTACTACAAATTAATGGTCCTCTGACTTATCGAACCTCTGGATGGGAAGCCTTATGTGGTGGAACATCTTACGAGATGCTGAAAGAACATATGGAATACTTTGTAGAACAAGGAGCCAAGACTGTTGTAATGATGGCTGACTCTGGTGGTGGTGAAGCTCATGCCATGATGGACAGTGCAAACTATATTCGTAAACTTGCTGATGACAATGGTATCAAAATCATTGCTTATGTAGATGGTATGGCTGCATCTGCTTGCTACGGTCTAGTTTGTGTAGCTGATGAGATTGTAATGTCATCCGACAGTCAAGTTGGAAGTATTGGTGTACTTATCCAGCTTATGAACAACAGTAAACAACTTGAGAAAGCTGGTATTGAACGCACATTCATTACAGCAGGTGAAGATAAAGTTCCTTTTGCTGCCGATGGTTCGTTCACTGAAGCATTCAAAGACCGACTGCAAACCCAAGTAGATACTCTTTACGAAGGCTTCACAGGTCATGTTGCTACACATCGCGGTCTTGATATCAAAGCCGTTAAAGGTACACAAGCCAACGTATTTATGGCTGATGAGGCTCTTGAACTTGGACTTGCCGATTCGGTAATGACTGTTGAAGAATTCTATGACTACGTGGCTGACGCTGCTGACACAAACAACAAAGGAGGGAACACCATGAAAGGTGCCTTGAAATTTATGAACCGTGAGGACAAAACAGAAATGGCTAAGCTCGAAGAACTGCAAGCACAGCTTGAAGCAGAACAACTCGCACGCACAGAAGCTTCTGCTGCACTGGCTACTCAACTGGCCCAACTGAATGAAGCACAGGGCGCTCTGGCTGCTCTTACGACTCAACTGGAAGGGTTTAAAGAAGCCCAAGCTCTGGCTGCTAAAGCTGCTGCTGACGCAGTTGTTGCAACTCGTAAAGCTGCTCTGTCTGAAGTTGTTCCTGAAGCGGAACTTGAAACATACATGACCAATATGTCCAGTCTGGATGAAGGTTCTTTTACCTTTATGGTCGGTACGCTGAAAGCTGTTAAAGATACACGCGCTGCTGGTTTCAAAGCAGTTGGAGAGGATGGTGCTGAAGTAGATGACGCTCCTGTTAACTCTGCTGATGCAATTCGAATCGCTGGTATTGAAGCTGCACGCGCTCGTCGCGGTTAATCAAAAACTTATTAGAGGATACAAACAATGGCTTTCACTGAACTGAACTTCCTGAAATATGCTTCGGACTTGGTTATTGACCACGCCGACTTCCACTTCAGCAATGAAAACGCAAACATCACACCGGCTGGTGTTATTAAACTGGGCACTGTTGTTGTCCGTCCTAAAGATTCTGCTCCAACTGTAGCTTGGACTGTTATTGACGCTGCTGCTGATGCAGTTGCAACCAATGAGTTCGCAGTTGTTTTCGGTGATCACAATTCGTTCGCTTATGACTTCACACCAAAGGCTGTTGTTTCTGGTAAGTGGAACTCTATCGTAATTGTTCGTGATGCAGCTTTCAAAGAGTTCTACATCAAAGAGAACTACGAAACGATGCTGGGTGCTGCTCCTTACGCTCTTCTGAAGCAACTCATGGCTAATCAGGGACTGTTGGTACTGCAAGACGTGTCCAAATACAAAGCTGTTTAAATCCAATTCTAGGGGCGTGATTGCCCCTTAACAAAACATAAGGAAGGAACATATATGTCTCTGATTATCGATAAGAATATTGATCGCCTGTCGCAAGGTAAGTTTGTTGAACTGACCGACATTCTGGTTGAACTGCCTCGTAATATCTCAATCATCGACCACCTTGGTCTGTTTGAAGAAGTCTTCGTAACTCAGAAGAAAATTGAGATTCAACGTACCCAGTACAGCAACCATCTGATCAAAGATAAGAACTGGGAAGCTAAAGCTGACACCATGGTCAGCAAGCCAAAGCGTGGCTTCATTCAAGCTCGTATCCCTAACTTCGAACTGCAAGATGCAATCAAACCACAAGACATTGATGGTGTCGCACAAGTTAGTTCGATCCAAGAAGCAGCTCAGTTGGCAACAGTGATGGATGTTCGTCTTGAGAAGCTGGCTTATCTGAACAACGCTTTCGACCTGACCAAAGATGTTGCTCGTATGCAGCTGTTGATGGAAGGTACTGTGTACGCTCCAGAAGGTACGCTGGCAACTTCTTACGGTGACACCATCGACTTCTATGAAGAAATGGGCGTTACACGTCAGACTGTTAACTTGAACCTGACCGGTTCTAACGATCCACGTATTGCTTGCTCGCAACTGATTCGTAAAGTTCGTGAATCCCTGCGTCACGCAAACGGTGGTAACTACACCCAGCTGGTACTGTTGTGTGGTACTGACTTCTTCGACGCTGTTTACACCAACCCGTTTGTTACCGAAGCAATCAAATACTTCGCACAAGATTTGAACAAAATCCTGTTGAAGCCAGTTGATCAAGCTGCTGGTCTGGATGCCAACTTCCGTACCCTGTCCCTGTGGGGTCTGGTGTTTATCGATGCTGGTACTGGTGGTTATGAAGATGCTGACGGTGTGTTCCAACCATGGATCGCTCCAACTAAGGCTGTTGCAATCCCAACTGGTGTTCGTGGTATGTTCAAGACTTACTACGCTCCAGCTAACACCTTCTCGGCAATCAACAAGAAAGCAGCTGGTCGTTACTACTTCGAACGTCTGAACGAAGAAGATGACCTGATTCAAATGAAGGTTGGTTCTAACTTCATGAACTCGACTATCTATCCGGGTGCGATCTTCGACGTAACCTTTAGCTAAGTGCATACTCAGAGGGCTGGCGTCAAGCTGGCCCTTTGTTGTTTAAGGAGGATGAAATGACAGATGCTGAAAAGATTTCACTCCTTGCCCTAATGATTGGTGACATTTCAGGTGGTCCATACTACCCAATGTTTACACCCACACAATATGCTCAGTTCCTAAGTGCCTCAAAAGGAAATGTTAGTAGAGCTGCTGTCATGGCTGCAATTTCAGCTGGTTATGTTGTATCCAGTGAAAGTTCTCGCGAAGTGATTGGTGAACTTCAGATTTCTAGTTCTACAGGTTCTAACTACCTGAAGCTTCTTGATTATCTGATTGCTACTGCTGGTAAAGTTCCTCCTGACAACCTGATGCCTTGGTTCGCAGGTGCTGACACTTGCGATAGGAACAAGCTACTGGATTATAAACGGTGTGACTCGCCAAGATGGCAACACATTGTTGGTGACCCATGTGGGAGTGGATGCTAATGGCTGGATTTCATGAACGAATGAGAGCAATGGTTATTCGCCAACTTGCTCCGCAACCAAAGGGTAAAGGTGTACTTTTAACTCTACACCAAAGGATGGGTGGAGTGTATAACCCAACAACAGGCGGTGTTACTCCTGAAGTTGTTAATGATTACGATGGGTCAGGACTTCGAGTTAATTACTCGGAATACGCCTACAAGAATACAACCATTGAGTATGGTGATTTTCAACTATACCTTTCACCTGTTGAAACTACTGGTGGACAAATGCCCACACCATCAATTGGTGACAAGATTACATTCCTTGACAAAACCGTCGTGGTAATCAATCTGTCTCCATTCAATGATAACAGTGTTGGCTGTGGTTGGAAGTTGCAGGTGCGTTATGGATAACTTCATGGACATTATCAGTACTTGGGTTGAAGAAACAGAACAGAACATTGATGACATACTTCAAACCATTGTAATGAAAATTGGTAAGACGGTTGTTACTCTGTCACCTGTAGACACTGGTCGATTCAAAGGTAACTGGCAATTGTCAATCGACACTGGTTCGTCAGCTAGTCTTTTACGTGAAGACCCAGATGGATATGCAACATTGTCTGACATGTCACGGACAGTGAATTCGTTTACTGCTGGTCAAATCGCTTACATTCAGAACCATGTTTTATATGGATATGATCTTGAATATGGATCTTCTAAACAAGCTCCTGATGGTGTTGTGCGTATCACAGCTGCTCGATTCGCTGGAATTGTCAACGAAGCAGTATTGCTTCACAAGTAACAAAAGGAGACAAGCATGAGTCATGCAAGGGTTCGCACTCTTTTCTCTGCTGCTCTTGCAAACTTTGCACAGCAGAAGAACATGAAAGTGTCATACGACAACGTTAAAGAAGGATTTGGTGTAGAGGATCATATTGAGTCTCACATCATTCCAGCGGACACGTTCTCTGACACATTGTCTGGTGATCATAAAGCTTTCATCGGAATGTATCAAATGACAATCGTTACAGAATATGGGACTGGTCAACTAAAGACTGAGGGACTGGTTACAGAGCTTCAAACCATCTTCCTTGTTAACAAGATGTTCACTGATGCTTCTGGCTTCTCTGTTCAAGTAACCAGTCCCATTCACACCCCTGAAGGGAAACAAGTTGATGGTCAATGGCGAGTTCCTTGCTACTTCGATTATCGAGCTGACACAAACTAATATTTCACAAGAGGATACATATTATGGCTTTTCGTTTGCCTAACGGTTCTACTTTCGACTTCGCTGAAACATATAGCGATGATGTAACTATCACTGCGATCAGCAATGCCAACCCTGCTGTTGCTAGTGCCACTGCCCATGGTTTTGTAGCTGGTGATATTGTTGTTGTTAGCTCTGGCTGGGTAAAGCTTACTGGTCGTGCTTTTAAAGTCGGCACGGTAACTACTGACACTTTCCAACTGCTTGGTGTTAATACTACTTCTACTCAAAGCTACCCTGCTGGTACTTCTGCTGGTACAGCTAAGAGTGTTGATGAATGGGTAAACATTCCACAAATCACTGAAGTAGCAAGTTCTGGTGGTGAGCAACAGTTCTACCAATTCGGCTTCCTTGAAGAAGATGAAGACCGCCAGATTCCAACTACCAAGTCACCATCGACTCTGACCCTGACTGTTGCCGATGATCCGTCGCAACCATATGTTCCAGTAGTTGAAGCTGCTGACGAACTGAAGGAAGAACGTATTCAGCGGCTGAACTTGGTTAACGGTGACGTAATCTTGTACAACTCGATTGCTTCTATTACCAACACACCTTCGTTGACTCGTAACCAGATCATGGTTCGGACAATTACTCTGGCCCAACAAGGTCGTGTAACCCGTTACAAAGCTGCTTAAGTAGCGATGTTCCATTGCCCTCTTCGTCACTGGAGGGGGCATTTTTATTTCTGAGGAGAAAACAAATGGCTGGTAAATCTTTTAAATTACAAATGAACCCAACTTTCAATGCTGCTGTAAAAATTCCACGTGTCGGCGGTGATCCACTTTCTGTGACTTTTACATTCAAAGCTATGGATCGTCGTGAACTAGCTAAAACCTTTGACAAATGGAAGAAAGAAAATCTTCAACTGATTGAAGAAGCAAAGTCTGCTGCTGCTGATGGTTCTGAATTCACACTTGAAGATTGGACAGATCGCGAGATTGCAATGCAGATTAACCAAGTTAAGGATATTACAACGGGTTGGGGTTTCAGTGATGAGTTCAATGATGAGAACATCGAAGCACTCGTTACAACTTCTGTTTCTGTAACTGATGCAATCCTTGAACAATACAATGAAGCTTACACACGAGCACGTTCGGGAAACTAATATGCGCTGCCAATGCCTTGTATTCCAGTAGTGCTGACAAACACCAAGCAGGTTTGTTCGGATTAACACTTGATGAAATCCCAGAAGATGACGTACTTGTCTGGGATATTAATTGGAATACATTTAACTTGTTTCATGCTCTCACTACACAGTGGCGGGTTTGTGGCATGGGTAGTGCAACTGGACTTGATTATGCTGTGATTCCTTCAGTTGGAAAAATGCTTGGCTTCAAGAACAAACAACTAAATGAAATGTTCCCTGACCTACAAGTGATGGAGAACGAAGCACTCATCACTATGGGAGAGAATCAGAAAGATGCCAACAATAGCTGAGTTACAGATTAACCTTGACAGTCGCCCGATTGAACAAGGTACACAGGCACTTAATGACTTTGCAACTGCTGCTGATCGTGCGTCTAAAGCAGGTAAAGTTAATCAACAAACAAATGATCAATCATCTGCTTCTGCTAGTAAATCCGCAAAAAGTGAATCTGATCTATCTTCTATGATTGATGCTCAAACTCGCAAGCTTGAGCAACTCGGTACACAACGTCGTAAACTTGAACAGTCAGGTATGAAAAGTACAATGCCTGCTGAGTATGAACGACTCAATCGCATTATTGATGCTAATATCGGATTGACTTCACGGCAAGGTAATGCAATTGATATACTGAATGCAAAACAAAACCGTGACGTTAGTAAGCGTGAAGCAGCTGCTCTTGCTGAACTTCGGGCACAGGAACGTATTGTTGATGCTGCTGTTCGTCAAGAGAATATTGTTACACGAGCATCAGCAAGACAAAACCAACAAATTGAATCTACAATCAATGGTTTGTCTCGTCAGATTAAAGCACAGAATGATTATAATGCAACGATTGAAAAGCTGAACATTGCACGAGCAACTGGTACGAACGGTAGTATGGGTAAGGATGGTGGAATCTCTGGTGGTGAGTATGAAAGTTATGTGAAACTCGCTGCCGCTAAGCGTGATGCTGCTCTAGCGACTGAAGACAACAGTCGAGCAATTACTACTGCACAGACCAAGCTTGATACATATACAGCCACCCTTGGTCGAGTGGAACGTGCTGAAGTTGAGTATTCACGAGCTGTTGGTGTTCTTAACCAAGCTCAACAACTTGGCCTTGTTACTGTTGACCAATATGACCAGAAACTTTCATCGTTCGCCAGTAAACGCGATAAAGCTGTCAGTGCTGCAAATGATAACAGTGCTGCCGAGCAACGCTTCTCACGCGAACTGCGTAGTGTAATGACTGCGTATGACCCAGTACTTCGTGCTCAAGATCAATACAACGCAAGTGTTCAAATTCTGTCGCAAGGTCTTCAGTCTGGTAGTGTCAGCGTTGACCAATTCAACAAAGCGTTGACAGAACAACGTAAGGCTTTGGATGGTGTAAAATCTTCACAATCTGGACTTGGTAACCTTGGAAGTGAATATGATACGGCACTGAATAGTCTTGTTCCTTATCGTGCTGAACTACGTAACCTTGAACAACAAGAGAAGATCCTGAAAGCACAGAAGGACGCTGGTAAGGTTACAAGTGATCAACAGGTTAAAGACTACGACCAAGCAACAAATGCCATCCAGAGACACCGTAAGGAACTTGAGAAACGAATCAAGTCAGGTGGTGATGCAGCGATGTCATACAAACAAGAACAAGCCGCACTTCGTGGTATGCCTGCCCAGATTACAGACATTGTAGTTTCTCTGCAAGGTGGTCAAGCACCACTCACTGTACTGTTGCAACAAGGTGGTCAAATTAAGGATATGTTTGGTGGTATTGGTCCAGCATTCAAAGCCATGGGTACATCATTACTTGGGTTACTCAATCCAGTAACGGTTATTGGTTCTGGTCTTGCATTGCTTGGTGCTGGTGCATATTCAGGTAGTCATGAATTGACAGATTTCAACAGGGCATTGATTCAGACAGCGGGTGCCTCTGGTGTAAGTTCTAGTCAGTTTGCAGTCATGCGTGACACTCTTGATGACACGACCACAACAGCATCTAAAGCAGCAGAGGCATTAACACAAATTGCAGCCAGTGGTAAGATTGCTGGTGGTCAGTTTGTTGCAATTGCTGAATCTGCAATCTTGATGGAAAAAGCAACCGGTCAAGCAATGTCCAAGACAATTGATGACTTTGCTTCACTTGGTAAAGACCCAGTTGATGCAGCAGTTAAACTTGATGAGAAGTACCGGTTCTTGACAGCCTCAGTGCTTGCACAAGCTGACGCACTTGTTAAGCAAGGTCATGAGACAGAAGCTGTTGCGCTTCTTCAACAAGGACTTAGTGAAGCGGCTACAGCAACCGCAACTCGGATGATCGAAGAAGCTGGTTTGATTGAAAAAGCATGGCAAGGTATTAAAGTAGCTGTAGCTGAAACATGGGACCAGATGAAAAGTATCGGTCGTACAGATACTACAGCTGAACGGTTAACTGAGTTGATGAGACAACGTGAGAACATTTCTTCTCCGCTTAACACTGCCAGTAAATTACCTAGTTGGCTTCAACCAGATAACACTGCGCAGAAACAAAAACTGGCTGATGTAGATAAAGAAATTGCACAGATTAAACAACGTATTCAGTATGAACAATATTCTGCTGAACAAACAGCTAAAACTGAGACACAACGTCGTGAGTCTGTAAGTGCTCAATCCTCTGCCTTGAAACGTTATGAATCATCCATGAAGGGTGTTGAGAAAGCGGAAAATGATTTACTCAAGGTTCGTCGTGAGAATGATAAGATTAAAGCTGGTGGTAATGTAAGTCCTGAACAAAATGCAATTATGCTTCATAACGAAGCGAATGCTGCAAAAGAGTTGCAGGACGCCAAAGACAAAGCCAATAAACCTAAACACTCTGCTTTGGATAATACAGCTGTTCAAGAAGTAAAAGGTAACCTAGAGATGGTTACTGCCGAGTATGACGGTTACTACAAGCGTGTTACAGCTCTTGGTGATGCTCATCTCGTTTCAGATGAAGCTACATATTACTCACAGAAAGCAATCCTTGAGGCACAGTCTAAGGCTGTCTCAGCGTCATATGATGATCAGATTAATGCTATCAACAACCTTCGTAGTAATAAGAAGAATAGTACTGCACAAAATATCTCTCTGGATAATCAACTGACCAAAGCACAAGCTGACCAAGCTGTAGCTCTTGAGAAGATCGATGCAAAGAAAGACGCATTGTCTATTAAAGAGAAAGGCCGTATTGATGAGATGAAGCGAAATGTCTCAGCATATAAATCAGCACTTGATGCTCAACTTGAAGGGCTTGTTAATGAAGGCGCTCGTGCTACAGATGGTGTAGGTCGCGGTAGTCGACAATCAGGTGTCGCCAAACAAATGGCTGATGTCGACCGAAGCTTTGCCAAACAACAACGAGAGCTTTCTAAGTCTCTTGGTGAGGGTATGGACCCCTCTGAATATGCTGATAAGTTGAAAGCATTGGAAGAAACACATACTTCGATGACAAACCAAATCATCAAGAATGATAGTGATATCCAGAAAGCAAACAACGATTGGACTAATGGATTCACCGCTGCTGTTGAGAATGCACAAGACGCAGGGATGAACTTTGCGAGTACTGTAGAGGGTGCATTGACCGGTGCTTTTAACTCTGCGGGTAGCGCTCTTGCCACATTCGTGACAACAGGTAAGTTGAACTTTAAGGACTTTGCACTTAGTGTAATGGCTGACATGGCGACTATGGCTGCAAAACAAGCAGCAATGGGTGCATTAGGTTCAATCTTCAGCATTGCAGGCGCTGCAATTAGTGCATATGCAGGCGGTGGTTCAAATGGATTTGCAGCTGGTAGTGCTGGTGCAACTTCATCTGCTGCTGGTGCCTCATCTGCCGGTTATGGTAACAATTACTACCAAGCAAAAGGTGGTGCTTGGTCTGGTGGTACTCAGATGTTTGCCCAAGGTGGTGCTTTTACCAACTCAGTTGTTTCCAATCCAACATCATTCGGAATGGCAAATGGTGCACGTGGTATTATGGGTGAAGCCGGTGATGAAGCAATTGTCCCACTTGCTCGTACACGTAATGGTGACCTTGGTGTAAGAATGATGGGTGGTGGAAGCAGTGGTGGTACTGTTGTTCAAGTCAATGTAAACGTTACTGGAAACGGCAGTTCATCAAGTAGTGATGGTGGTGCTGGATGGGATCAGTTCGGTAGTGAGTTGGGATCTTTTGTTGAGCAACGAGTTTACAAAATCATCAATACTGAAACCAGACAAGGTGGCTCACTGCAATCTCAGAGCGGTAGATAATATATTGTCGCTATTGACAAAAGTTCGAAAAACATAGTAAAATGTACAACATTACAGGGAGGCGAGAGCTTCCCTGTTCCTATTTCTGGAGAAACAAAAATGGCACAGACTTTTAAATGGAAAGTTGAGCGTGATCTAGATCCATCAATCAAATACCGTGTTGTTGAAACACAGTTCGGTGACGGATATAAACAGACATCGGCAGATGGTATTAACATCAAAGATGAATCATACGCATTTAAGGTTCATGCTTATAAAGATAAAGCAAAAGAGATTATGGACTTCTTCGATGACCACCAAGGATGGAAGAGTTTCTTTTGGACACCACCGCTAGGTAAACTTAGTTTATTCACTTGTGTAGACCCTAAACCGGTTGACCAAGGTGGTGGTCTATATACAATTACAGGAACATTCGTAAAGAGTTTTTCATCAATAAATTGATAAGGGGAAAATATGGCAACCACCAATATTCTGCAAACGATTCAGAAACTTGAACCGGGTGCCAAGGTTAAACTGATTGAAGTTGATTGCACCAGTTTTGGTGGTGATATCCTCCGTTTTCATAACTACAATGTTGATTACACCGAAGAAGAACTAAAGGTTTTTCAAGAAAGTGGTGATGATATTCCACCTAAGAAGATTACTTGGCAGGGTGAAGATTATTCAACATGGGCTTACGAATTGAGTGGTATTGAGTGGGATGGTACAGGTAAAAGTCCTCAACCAACACTCGCTGTATCGAACCTCGATGGTAGCATCAGTAGTATTTGCCTACTACTTCAGAACTTGTTTGGGGCAAAGGTAACAGAGCATACAACATTCCGACAGTATTTGTCTGATGGTGATGACCCAGATGAGTCAATGGAGTTCACACAGAACTGGTATATCACACGAAAGAGTGGTGAAAACCAATCATCAATTACATTTGAGTTGTCTTCGCCTGCGGACTTTACTGGTCAAATGCTTCCACGTCGTCAAATCTATTCAATGTGTCATTGGGCAATGAATGGTAATTACCGTGGTCCAGATTGTGGGTACACAGGTACAAACTACTTCACTGAAAAAGGTGTTCCAACCGATAACCCTGCTCTCGATAAATGTGGTGGGCTTTGCCTTGATTGCAAACTTCGGTTTGGTGAAGAAGAACCTCTACCATTTGGTGGTTTTATTGCAAGTAGTTTGATTGCCAGAGGTTAATATATGATTCCCAAGAAGCTGAAAGATAAAACAATTAAAGCCATTATGAAGCATGCTCAAGAAGGTTACCCTAATGAAGTTTGTGGTGTCGTTGTCATTAATGGAAAGACTGAACATTATGTACAATGCATTAATTTGTCGAAAGACCCAACTGAAGAATTCTATATGTGTCCTGACTCGTATATTGAAGCAGAAGAACTTGGTGAAGTAGTTGGTATTGTTCACAGTCATCCAGATGGAACAACTGTACCTAGCTCATATGATATTGCTGTCATGAGTCGTAACCGTGAAGTTCAATTGATCGTTGATCCTGAATCTAATGCGATTCCTTGGCATATCGTATCGTGGCCTGAAGGTGACTACAGACAGATCATGCCAACTGTTACCGAAAGTCTTCTAAATAGACCATTCGTACACGGTGTTTGGGATTGCTGGTCAACATGTGAAGCTTATTATAAGAAATATCATGGTCTTGAGTTCCCAACATATGTTCGTAAAGACCGTTGGTGGGAAGAGAAAGAAACAACATCGTTCTACGAAGAGTTCTACGAAGCAGCCGGGTTCTACCAAGTGGATACACCACAACCAGCTGACTTGATTATTATGCAGATCGGAAGAACCTACCACCCAAACCATGCGGGTGTTTACCTCGGTGAAGTGTCTGAGTTTGAAGGAAGACACTTGGTTGGTAGTACTCTGATGTTGCACCATATGTACGGTAAACTTAGTGATGTGATTGTGTACGGTGGTCAATGGCATCAACGTACAAGTCTTATCCTTAGACACAAAGAGGTGAACCATGTCTGAGACTTGGATTGAAGTCCAACCCGGTGGATATTTGAAGAAGTTCGGTAATCACAAGTTCTTCGTTAGTACACCAGCTGAAGCAATTAAAGCAATGCTTATGCAATTACCTGAGTTTGATAAGGCATTTCGTGCTGCTGGTAAACGAGGAGTACAGTTTGCAATCAGAGCCGATAAACGAAATATCACTGATGTCGAACAGTTGCGAATGGGTAGACCAAAAGTCATTAAATTAATCCCTAAGTATTCTGGTGGTAAGAGTAACGGTTTGGCATTCATAGCTGTCGCTGCAATTATTCTTGCCACAGTTTACACAGGTGGTGCCTTTGGTTTTGCAGCAGCAGGTACAGCCTCTGGTAGTATTGCTACGTCTATTGCCATTTCTTTGGCAATTGGTGGTATTACACAAATGCTCAGTCCTCAGCCTGATGGTTTATCAACTGTCGCTGATGCGGAGAATAAAGCAAGTTATGCGTTTGGTGGTCCAGTCAACACAACCGCACAAGGTAACCCTGTTCCAGTGTTCTATGGATACCGTGAAGTAGGTGGTGCAGTTGTGTCAGCAAGTATCGTATCAGAAGATCAACAATAATGTAGGAGAGTAGAATGCTTGATTATCAAATTCACGGTGGTAAAGGTGGTGAAGAAAAACCACATACCCCTGTTGAAACACCTAACAACCTCCTTTCGGTCGCATACGCCAAGGTGTTAATCGCTGTAGCTGAAGGTGAGCTTGCTGGGCAACCAACTAATCAAGACATCTTCCTTGACGGTACGCCTCTTGCTAACCCTGATGGATCATTAAACTTCGGTGGTGTTAAATGGGATTGGCGTACTGGTACAACAGACCAGACATATATCCAAGGTCTACCAGAAGTTAGCACTGAATATAATGTTGGTGTTGAACTGAAATCTGGATTCCCTTGGGTTCGCAACGTAACCAAGACACAACTTGATGCTGTTCGTGTAACATTTCAATGGCCTGCTCTACTTGAACAGAAACAAAATGGCGATACTGTTGGTACTTCGATGGATTACAAGATCGAAATCGCTACAGACGGTGGAGCATTCGTTGAATATAAACAGTATAACATCACGGGTAAAACTAACACTGCTTATGAGCGGACACATCGCATTGATCTTCCATCAGCGAACAGTGGTTGGATTATTAGGGCAAGCAAGTTAACACCAGATACTGAAACTGGGACCATTCAAGACACAATCAACATCAAGAGTATTGCTGAAGTTGTCGATGCTAAGCAGCGTTATCCAAACACTGCTTTGTTGTATGTTGAGTTTGACAGTCGCATGTTTGGTGGTGGTTCTATTCCACGTGTTTCCGTCAGAACAAAAGGTCGGGTCATACGAGTACCAAACAACTACGATCCTGAAACAAGGACTTATTCTGGTGTATGGAGTGGTGCATTCAAATGGGCTTGGTCTGATAACCCAGCTTGGGTATTCCACGACATTATGACACAAGATCGTTTTGGTCTTGGTAACAAAGTTGACTTGAACATGGTTGACAAATGGGCACTCTATGAGATTGCTCAATACTGTGATGTAATGGTTGATAACGGTCATGGTGTTGGTATTAACGAACCTCGACACACTTGTAACATTTATATCCAAGAGAAGATGGAAGCTTGGCAAGTGTTGCGTGACATCGCCTCTATCTTTAACGGTATGACCTATTGGAACGGTAACCAGTTCACAGCCATTGCTGACAAACAAGAACCATTTAACAACGCACCTGTGTTCTCTCGCTCTAACGTAGTCAATGGTCGTTTCGACTATGCCGCAGCAGATGATAAGAGTATCTATACAAGCGCTCTGGTGAGCTATGATGACCCTGACAACCATTATGGCACAGAGGTTGAGGCTACGTTTGAAACAAGCCAGATCCTACGCTGGGGAGGCGACAGACAGACAGAAATCAGTGCAATCGGTTGTACATCCCGTGGTGAAGCACAACGTCGTGGTAAATACACTCTTATCACTAACATGTACAACCGTACTGTATCATTCAGAACAGGTCTTCAAGGTCTGAATGATGAAGTCATGCCGGGTAAACTTATACATGTTGTTGACCCATTGATAGGTGGTCGTCCATTCACTGGTCGTATAAAAGTTGCTGTCGGTAAAGTGTTGACGCTTGACCGTCCTGTTGACGCTGTTACTGGTGACATCATGTATGTCACCAGAGCTAATGGTGTCACTGAGGGCCGCACAATCGCTTCTGTTTCAAGTAACATTGTAACCCTACAAGTTGCATACACCGAACAACCACTTCCTAATGCTGTATGGTACTTGGAAGCAGCTGACTTGAAGTCACAATTGTTCCGAGTTACTAAAATCACTTCCCCTGATGAGAATGTGTTTGATATTGAGGCTGTAGAGTACAATGACAGTAAGTATTCATCAATTGATACTGGTGCACGACTTGAGCCACGTCCAATTAGTGTAGTTCCACCAAACATCCAACAACCACCGTCCAATATTGTTGTAACAGCAAACACTTACATTGAACAAACCATGGCTGTCACTACAATGACTGCTTCATGGGATCAGACACCAAACGCAGTTGGTTATGAGGTACAATGGAAAGTCGGTAATGGTGACTGGGTAAACCTTGGTGTGACAGGTGCTCAACAAGTAAACGTCAAAGGTATCTATACTGGTCAATATGTTGTTCGTGTCCGGGCGATGAACGCTTATGGAATCAAATCAGTATGGGGTTCTAGTGTAATAACTCAGCTTAATGGTAAAGTTGGTTCTCCACCTTCGTTGGTTGGTCTGACTGTAGACCCAATTGTATATGGTATGAGACTTAACTGGTTGTTCCCTGAAGGGGCTGAAGATACAGCACGCACCGAGATTATGTACAGTCAGACTCAGTTCTTTGTAGATTCAATAAAACTTGGTGACTATGCTTACCCGCAAAACACTCATGATATAAACGGGTTGAAAGCAGGGCAACGGTTCTTCTTCTGGGGTAGACTTGTTGACAGAACTGGTAATATTGGACCTTATTATCCATTAGAATCATTGAATGGTGTGATGGGTCTTTCCAGTACAGACGTTAACGAATATGAAGCATACTTCAGGGATCAAATAAACAGTAGTGCTTTGGGTGCAGAACTATCATCTCGTATTGATTTAATTGATGGTCCTCCGACGTTGCCGGGTTCTGTAAATGAACGACTACAGGAATTGGATAACCAACTCCAAGAACAGATTGACACAATTACCGACCTTGCTGATTCAATGCCTTATAATCCAAGTGCAACGTATGTAGTTGATCAGGCTGTACTGGGTGCGGATGGTAAATTGTACCAAGCTAAACAAGCTGTACCAATTAATACACCACCACCTAATGTTACTTACTGGACTGATATTGGTCAAGCTGTTACCACAGCTGATGGTTTGGCTGCTCGTGTGACAACAGTAGAGACAACAGTTACTAACCAAGGCTCTGCAATCACAGCACAATCTACCCGTATCGATGGTGTTGTTTCAGACTTGAATGGTAAAGCTAGTTCTGCCGCTGTGGACAGTTTAACAACTCGCGTCACATCTGCGGAAGGGACAATCACCAGTCAAGGTTCTGCAATCACAGGGTTACAAAGTGACATAACAGGTAAGGCTGATGCTTCTGCTGTAAATTCGTTAACAACTCGTGTCACAACAGCAGAAGATAATATTACTTCACAGTCTGGTCAGATCACAACTTTAACGAACTCTGTGGCTGGAAAAGCTGACGCTTCAGCATTATCAGCATTATCATCAACAGTAACTCAACAAGGGACTACGATCACTAGTCAAGGTACAGCTGTAACTCAGTTGCAAAACACTGTTGGTTCAATTGGTGGTGCTGGCACAAACTTGTTGGTCGATACATACAGCTGGTTGACTTCAGCTACTCTTCCAACTACAAACATAAACATTCTCACCCAAACAGGTGTGGTAGTACCAGCATCTTCTTCTGGTTTTGGTTATAGGTTGACAAGTAACAGCACATCAACCGGTCAGTATTTAATGCTGTGTCCAATAAATAATGTTTCTAGTTACAATGTTGAATTGGAAGCTGGTTCGTATTTGGTATCGATGTACATTCAAGGCGCCTCGGCGGGAACAGCAAGAGTTTCGTTATACGATGGAGTACATCGGTATTCTACCAACGTTGCATACACAACAACAAGACAGAGAGTTACATTTGTTTGTACATCTGGTAATGCTACTCGTGTAGGTGTTATTATTTATCCGAACATGTCGGGTGTCACACCTATGGACGTAACAATTGATAGTGTAATGGTTGAAGACCAAATAGGTACTTCCACAGCACCGTCTCCATTTGTACCGGGTAATTCTGCAAGCTCAGTGTTTGCACAAGCCACAGCGATTAACTCTCTCTCCACTCGTGTAACTAACACTGAAGGTGTTGTATCAGCACAAGCCACAAAGCTTGATGGTATCTTCTTGCAAGTTAACCCTTCATTGGCTGGTGACAACGTTGGGATGGCTGGTAGTGATCAAGCCTTTGTTGGAGTATGGACTGAACAATCAGCACGCATTGAAGATGGGGTTGCGACTGGTAAGCGAGTTGACACTATTCAAGTTGCTATTGACCAGAGTAATGCAACTGTGCAGCAAGTTTCACAAGCACAAGTTGCAGCAGATGGAAAAGCCAGTGCTAGTTGGTCTGTTAAATTACAAGTTAACCAGTTTGGTCAATACGTCACAGCTGGTGTTGGACTTGGTCTTGAGAATACACCGGGCGGTTTGCAGAGTACATTCTTAGTGAGCGCAGATACGTTCGCTGTGGTTAATGGAACCAACAGTACACTAACTACACCATTTGTTGTTTCAGGTGGTCAGGTGTTTATTAAAAGTGCCGTGATCCAAGACGCTTCTATTAGCAGTGCAAAGATTGGTCAAATCATTCAGTCTGACAACTTTGTTTCAACGTCTTCAGGGTGGGCCATTAACAAGAACGGTTACTTTGAAATGAATGGTTCGGGTGGTACTGGTCGAATGGCTCTGAGTCCAACAGCTTTGAAGCTGTACCACTCTAACGGTGTACTTGGTATTGATTTGAGTATTTAAAAATGACAGGACTTACAATCAGAAACGCAGCTGGTGTAGTAATGGTTGATATGACCATGAAAATAAGCCAGCTACAAGGGTCAGTTGATACAGGAGCGGTGAATGGTGCTATTACCATTCCAGCTCCACCAGCTGGTAAAACTCAATATTTCATTGTTGTGCCACTTGTAAATCTACAACGGGAGACAGGTAAAAAACCCGGTGTTACTTTATCAGGTAGTACTTTATCTTGGGCTTATTCTTATGCCACAAACGGTTGGGGTTACTTCTCAGCAAATTGTAGAATATATTATGGATACTACTAATGACACAGTTGATAGTCACAAAAGATACAGGTGAGCTACTGTTTGATACTTCAAAAATATGTTATGGATTGGTGAAGAGTGGATACTTTGCATACATAAGTTCTTGGAGCAGACGTACATTAATCTCTGCTCAACTTGATAAGAACAATGGTGCTAATTGGACAGCCAGTGATGAGATTGTAACAGCTGACGGTTCATGGGATCCAATGTATGGTTTTACTCTTGCAAACTTTAAATCACCAATCGTATTTATCACAGGTCCGGGTTGTTTGACTGGGACCATCACATCTGGTAGTAACATTACCTTTATTTACGCAAACACAGATACGTCAACAAAATACTACTGTTTCGATTTGATGGCTGATAATATTGCAGGTAGTCCTTATTTGAAAACTTATAACACTAGTGGTGTTATAACATTCAATTCACTACAAGTACCACTTAATGTTATTGGTGCACTACAACCTCCCGCTCCATCTGCTGATGTTGGTAGTGGTAACAGAGGTTGGGCTTATTCTGGTGGTACAAACAGGATGAGACAGTTGTGGTTGGCAAGTGTTAATGGTAGACAGAGATATCCAAGGGCTGAGTGTATATACACTTATGCTTTAAGTGCTGGTGTTGAATACGCTGCTTACTTGCCATGGTCTAGGTCAGCTGGGTTAGTCATTGGTATTGACATTAGTGGATCAAACACATCGTCGTCTGGTGTAAGTGAAGGTGTTTACGGCGGTGTTGGTGGCGTTACTTTCCAGATGGGGAGTGCCGGTGGTACTACTTTCGACTCGCAAGTAGTACAACAGAACGGTTTTACTTGGTTTAATGTACCAATCGATCGTTATCCAACAGCATTATATATTACAACAGCAAACCTACCATTCCCATTTAATTAATTAGGAGAAATAATATATGTCAAAACAATCAATCAACTTAGGTACAGCACCTACTGGTGTTGGTGGTGATACACCACGAAGTGCCTTCACAAAATTACAATCAAACGTGGATGAACTTTACACAGCACTGGGTGCCGCTGGAAGCCCGCAAGCCCTTCCAGCTACCTTACCAATCCTTAATGGTGGCACAGGTGTAACAACCACAGCTGCATTATTGACTGCTTTACAAGCAGCAGGTGCTTATGGTAAAAGCAATATCCTTGGTTCCGTAACGGTTTCTGGTGGCGTACCAACTGGCGCCTTGATCGAGAAAGGTACAAATTCGAGCGGTGATTGGACTAAATGGGCCGATGGGACGATGATTTGTCGTGGATTCAAAGACCTTGGATCACAAGCAATCACAGCAGGTAATGGTTCTCTTTTTTATACAGGTGCCTTCGGTGGTATCACTTTTCCTCAGTCATTCACAACGGCACCATCTACACATATTGACATTATTTCAGCGACAGGTTTAGTTTGGTCAACAGCAGGGTCAGCTTTACCCTCTGCAACAGCAACCGGATCTTATTATATTCTTAGTCCAACAAGCGTTACTGCATCAGTAAGCGCAATGTGGATAGCTATTGGGAGGTGGTTTTAATGCGTATTAGTCTAGTACCATTGGGTACAATCGATACATTGCAAGTTATAAAACAAGATAAGGTTCTTACTTTCAATGGAGAGTCTTTTGATTTTTCATTAATGAAAAATGGAGACACGTTGCCTTGGACTGCACTTTCCTCAAAATGGATTACTGGTGGTGTTGAGTGTGATGCTGATGGTGAGTTATCTTTAAATGTTATTCTACCAATACCTTGGAACTACAGTCAGGAACAAGCATTCCCTGTCCCATTGTTGAATGTTCCAAATGGTGTAGTTGTATTCCCTAAACCACTTCCGACTGAGGGTATCGATGTACCACAACAAATTGAATGGTCACCAGCAGTTGGACTGATCGACTGGTCACAACTGATTACTTCTCAAATGAAGATTGACGCTGCTGCAAAACTACAACTTGCAACAGTAAAAGCGGAACTTGTGTCTCGCAATACTAAAGCAGCTTACCAAATCGCTCGCATCCAAGATCGTATTGATACTCTTGGATATGGGATTGATGCTGGTCAGGCGACAGAAGAAGATGAAGCTGAACAAGTTGCTTTGATGCTCAATATCAAATTGTGGAAAACTTACAAGTTTGCTTTAGGTAAAGTATCAACGAAACCTTCTTGGCCTGCAAACCCAGAGTGGCCTGTTGAGCCTCCTGTACCTTATATTACGGATGGTCAGTCTTCACGAAGCGTTAACCTAATGTAAGAGGAAATAACATGGGTATTAAGATAACAGATGGACTTAAGAAGAAAATCTTTATCGCCTTAATTTCTGCTGGAGTTGGTGGTCCTAGTGCCTACGTGGCTACTGAACTAACAACTCCCTCAGAAGGATTCGAAGTAGTTGCCTATAAAGACACAGGGGGTCTTCAAACTTACTGTGTTGGACATCTAGCTAAGAAAGGTGAAGTGGTAAAGAAAGAATACACTGAAGAAGAATGTGTACAGTTGTTTGTACAAGACTGGGTGATTCATGAACGACTACTGAATAGTGTTGTGAAAGTTCCATACCGTTCTGAATGGATGAAAGGTGCACTTACTGATTTCACGTTCAACAAAGGTATTGGAAATGTTAAATCATCTACACTTCTTAAAGAGTTGAACGCTAAACGATATGACAAAGCATGTATTGAGCTTACCAAATGGAAATATGGAAAGGTTAATGGAATAGCAACAGTATTACCGGGGTTGGTTATCAGAGCATCCAAACAGTACTCATATTGTATGGGTGTTGAACCAACTGAATATAAATCAGATATAATCAGATGGGAGTAATAACATGGGTAAACGATTCTATAACCACCTATGCAAACATTATCACCTTTACTCCTTCACCGCAAACATGCTGAATGCCGTGAGTATGGCAGGTCTTGCATTACTTGGGCTTCTGACTGACACCATGACAATTACATGGTTGGTTGGTTGGGGTATTATGTTTGCTATACTTTTCGGAATAAGCAAGTTGCTCAATGAAGAGATTGATGACTTGGACAAAGTAAAGGAGCACACTAATGAATCTAATACTTGCGACATTGAAAAGTAAGGGGTTGAGTATACTCTGTATCGTTTTGGCAACATTGCTCACAGCATCAGTAATCTCTGGTAAGTATGATCGCGAAGCACTTGATACAGCTCAGGTGAAACTGATGGAACATGTAACGTTGAACAAACGACTTAGTGAGCAAAACTTAGAACTTGCTAATGAGATTAAAAACAAGCCAAAAGAATATATCACCATTGTAAAAGACATCGATAAAGAAGTATGTAATGGTGTTGTAAAACAACAGGCAATCAACGAACTACTGTCATCCAAGAAGGAAACTGTCAATGAAGATGCGAAGCAAAACACTGCTGACATTGATGATCGCTTGCCTAATGATTTGCTCAAGTTGCTCAAGTAAGCCACCAGAGACGATTGTAGAAACGATCTATGTAAAGCAATACATTCCCTTGGATTTACTAAGAGTTAGTTGCCTAGAGCAACCAGCGGGCGAGACAGTGCGTTCTCTCGCAAGTTCATGGGTTAATAACACGAGCTGTCTTCGTGCACATCAAATTTTGGTTGAAGGATTAATTAAAAACCACACAGAAGAAGGAGCTGTCAATAATGAGCAACCCACCAGAAAGTAAGTTACAGGAATTGATTGCAAAGTTTGGTGGTTGGGCTGGACTTGCTCTAATCTCAGTTGTTGCATTTATGTATCAAGGTGATCGTGCCAATACACAATCAGCCATTACTGGATTAGAGAAGAATATTGCAGCAAACGTAAGGGCAATTAACCGTCTGCAAGAAGGGAAAGTAAGCAGGGAAGAATTCAAGTCTGTTCAAGAACAATGGATTCGTGAAACGATGGGATTAAGGCAGGACATTCGTGAACTTACTGGTGCTCTACGAATTGATGTAAAAGGTACAGTAAAACAATAAGATAAACAAAAGAAAGCCCGCCTTGCAATTAAGCAGAGCGGGCTTTTTCACATCTACTATTTAACGAAAGCTTTACGAGCTGTATCTGCACGACTTAGGATTGGACTAGCAATATCACGAATAGACTTCAGAAACTCACGAAGATGTAACTCATGTGGTTGCAAGTAAGTCCGTCCCATCTTCTCATAGAAGGTTTTAATGAATGCATCATCACCATAACCAGCAAGTGCATCCAATGCTCGTAGTTCACCTTCTGTTACCGTGAACTTTGCAGTCACAGACACTACAGGTAGTTCAACTATCTTAGCCATTAATCAAGCATCTCCTGAGTCACAACAACATCAATCTGTTTAGACTTATCAACACCCCAGAATGAACAACTTAGATATTTGTCTGCCCAAACACCAATCAGCGCTTTTAGTTCTTCTCGATCTTCTGGATTGCAATAACCAAAATCTTCAGCATATTCACCTGCTTCGTCACAGGCTGCACAATTTAGATCGTCAATGAAGTTATCAATGCGATGATCAGTAATGAAATCAGATGGTATAAAATCACGAGCAACAGCCTCATAATATGTGATTGTATCACCAACTTTCAATTCTTCAAAGCTTTCATTAATGATATCAACAATAATATCACCAACACAATCAGTATTGAAGTTCTCATTGTCTTTGCTATATATGATTCGCTCGGTCATTTGAAATACTCATCCATAGTTGCGTCCATTAGTTTATCATACAGGTGATGACCGGGATACAACCCATCCTGTCGCAGTCTGACATCCGCTCTGTGCTTGATTAGTTCAAAAGCGTTAGCTTCACCCATGTTAGTCAGTACAACGTCAGTACAGTCCCAGTGGCACTTCAGAAGACCATTGAATACTTGACCATCAATCATTGGTAGATTACAACCGGGACACTTATTCATACAATCAAATCCATATGTTTACTAATGCCATCCCAAAGAGCCATTTGTGCTTTGCATCCACTTTCTATATTAAAACCTAAACCTTCACCCAGCGAACGTGCTGTTGATTCTGAAGTGTTTGCGATAGCTGTCAACCACTTCAGTTCTTCAAGCGATTCAATTGTGATTACAATTGGTTCAAATACAGGAACAACCACTTCTCTTTCAATTTTCATTTACTTTCTCCTTATTGATTATACCAATGGACATGTGTTGCACCTTCCGGTGGGTAATCAGACCAAACACCATAACTGTAGCTGTAGTGTGTTTCAGTTCCATAATAACCATTACCATCATCTGGAATGAATGCACCAACGTCAACACAACCATCAAACTCAGGGATCGACATTACGTCAGCATACTCATCTCGTTTTTGATTAAACATTACTCAGTCCTCTTGACTTCATGTTCAAATGTACCGATAGGGTACGTTGGCTCTACTCGCTTGTCAACCTTTTGCTTCACAACAGTAGAGCATTTCAACTCAGGTTGATTAAGTTGTAACTTGTACACATACGACGTTGAGCAAGCCGCTGCAATCATACCAAGAAGAGCACCACCAACTACACAAACAAACTTATTCATCGTAATCAATACCCAACCAATCAAGTGCTTCGTCTACGCTTTCGAACAACATACGACCACCATCTTTAGGAACACGCTTATCACCTTTGAATGCTTTGTCATTGTAGTTTATAATCCATGACTTCGGTGTTTCACGAATCAACGAACATGATATCATGTTACCGTTTGGACTTGCAATAATCATTCTGTTTCTTCCTCTTCATCGCATTCATGGCAATAACCACGATAGTACATCTCATGTTCCTCACAATAATATTGAGGATTGCAACTATCACAATCAGGTGAGAGACAATACATATTAGTCTTCCTTAATTAAAAATCGGTTCGATATCACTTTAAAGCTAAAGTCACGATTGATTGCTTTGTATACCCAACCTTCTCTCATTTTACCATTCAAACCGCTTGGTCCATCAGCATCTTCAATTGCATCTACAACTGTTGCTGGGAGAGTTACAATACCAGCTGATGGTACAGCCTGCAAGTTGTATTTTGCAATTAGCTCAACTCGCTCTGCTGGCAACAAATACTTCTGTTTGTCAATATCAAAGATATCATAGATGTAAAATTGGTTAGACTTGACACCTTCGAAGTTCTTCTGAATGCTTGGACCAACCATCTCACCTTGGATTGCAAGGTTACAGTTCAGGCGTACAAGCGCATCAGTAACACCAGAGTTCTTAGCCATTTGAGTGAAAGCATTGTTATCTGGTTCAAGTTGTGTTACGAGCTTAGCATGACGGAATCCATGTTTCTTAACTTGTTTGACGTAATCACGGAACGATTGAACAAAACCTTTGTTCTCAACTTGCATACGGAACGACACATTACGAGAAGCAACGCCCAACACACTGTCTTTCAGCCAAACAGTCATAGAGCTACCGTCAAGTTTGAATGTCTTCTCAAACAGTTCACCATCTGTAACAGACTGCAAGTAACGAGGAACAATGTTCTGCACACGGTTCTGGTCAGTCTTTGGAATGAACGATGGGAATGGTTTAGTAGTACGACTTTTAACACCGTCGGAAGTACCAGCGTTATTCATTGAACGCTCTTCACCCTTCTCATACTTCAGGATACCGAGAGTCTTGGTAAAGTCCATATCAACATCACAAGTTGGACTTGCGTTGACTTCCGAAAGAGGCACACAGAAACCTTGTGACAAATGTTTCATCAACTTTGCTGTTTTGATACGAGCATAACCACGTCCATCAATCTCAAACAACAGTTTAGAACTAAGACGATCGGCTAGTTCTGCAAATGCAGGATGTGCGGTTGGAAGTAGAGAATCAACTTCGAAATACATGCACTTGTTACCAGCAGTGTACAACCCTTTACCCACAACTACTTGCCAACCACCGATGAGAGCCAGTTCAATGCGATCTGCCCCAGAAATTGGATGAAGTGAATCAATTTGTACAACACGAGCCAGTTTACGGTCACTCATTATATTCTCCATTTTGTTTATCAATTGCGTCTTGAACAATCAGTGTTAGTTTGTCATCGAAGTAATTAGCGAACTCAGCAACGGTCCCTTCATTGTCAGGTAACCAGAGTTCATAATTAATATCTCGCACAAGCGAATCAACACCACTCACTTGGAATGTTGTTTCTCTATATCCATAGAATTCAATATCGGAGGCAGCATTTGGGTCAAACGTACCTCTGATATTGTAGTCTTCAATGTCTTTGACATGAAATCTAATGCCGTCACTGAACCTTAAATCATATAGTTCCAATCTTCTATACTCCTCAAACTATCTCGCAAATACACTGCTTCTTTAACCGTATTGCAGACAATGCGTTGGTAACCCGCAGTTGTCCACACCCAAAGTATATATTTCATTAATCCCCCAACATCTCCCTTACTTCACGATCTAGCTGACGCACTTGCTTTCTCACAGTTTGTTTGAACATATCGTCAACGTCAAGTTCAGATGTAATCTCATGTTCATACTGAGTCATTACCGTACAACGTTCGATCATATGAACAACAGTTTGATTATAACCTAGCAATTTCTTAGTGCGAGTCAAAGCAACATACAACAAGTTACGTTCCATGTCCTGAAGACCAACCCACTTACCTTGTTGATCATATGGTGATGGAAAGTCATCAGCCAGAATAACAACGTCAAATTCACGACCTTTTGCCTTGTGAGCAGTAGTGAGTGTTACGTCAGGATCTTGACAGTTTTTATGTGTGGACAACACATTCAATATTTTATGAACAGAACCATTCTGAACCATATTGAATACACGAAGCAACTCACCTTGTACGGCTTCAGCTTCAGTACCACACTCTTCCCATGATGCAAACTGTACAAGACTTTCGTGTTTAACCTTTGGAAGATTACCACGATGAAGTTCAATTGCCGAATCAAGCAACTTGGTAAAGTCGGATACATCAATTTCCAGATTGACACGTTTGCATTGTTCCAGCAAATCAACGGCTTCAAAGATCAAGGCACCATTAGTACGGAACAACATGGTGTACTGACCATCCCAGACAGACTGGTCAAGTTCATGTTTAGGAACTGCTTGTGTGTCTAGCTTCTCCCAGCCTTTAACTGCTGTAACCTTACGACCATCACGAGCCAGAACAATGTCAGCAAGATCACCAATAACCTGACCGAAGCGGAAGCTCTTAGAGAGTTGAGTTTCTGGCCAATCTAATTGTAACATACCATTCACAGCACCACGCCACGAGTAAATGTTTTGATAGCCGTCACCTACACCAATCAACTTACAACGACCTTGTTGCTGTAGGAAGATGTCCAGCACAACTCCTGACGTATCTTGAATTTCATCAAGATACAATGTGTCGTAAACAGATAGATCGGGTTTTGATAGTTGGTACAGCTTCAAATATGTATCATGTGTCGCCAGTACATCACTCCGTAGATCAATTCGAAGTCTCCATAGTTTCTGAGCGCAACTGAGAACCAAATACTTAAAAGCACGCATACCACTTTCACATTTAAGTAAAACTTGATCACAAGCATTGGTAGATACATGCTTATAACTAAGTTCCACATCGGGTGATTGCTCAAACTTAGCTACTGTCTCTTTGATGGCTACACCAACACCACCAGCTTTCATCTTACGGTTTTCTTTTTCACCATCAACCTTGTAGAGAAAATCACCAGTTTTGAAATACTTTGCTATTTCTGTCCCTGTCCCTGCAACATTCTTGTAAGCACCTTGTGGACGCTTTAGTTTGTGTTGAAGTTGTACACCAAACGAAGCATACGCCAAACTATGCGTTGTTCTACAGGTCACCCACGACGGAAACTTCTCCTTAGCTTCATCGGCTAAAGATTTGTTAAAAGTCAACATCAAACTATTTTGAGGATTCTCATTGGCAATCATGCACAATGTTGAAGTCTTGGTGCACCCAGCGTAAGCCTTAATAAGTAACTCACTGTGAAGCCTCGACATTTTAACAGCATTTAGTTGCTCTTCTGTTGGTACAATTGCACTTGTCATCAAGAGTTACCCTTTGTGATTCTGTTGTAGTTGATCAAAGAATCAAATGCTTTTTCATCAATCTGATCCTTGAACTTTGTAGCCAGCTCTTTTATTCGTGAAATCTTAGCTGTTCGGTATACAGCAAATGCTTCTTCCTGTGAATCGTATCTTCCTAGATTCTTATTCTTTCCATTGTATGCCAATGATGCCATATATTTTCCACCGTTTAAACTCACACCAGATGGACAATCACCAACATTCACCCTGTTCGATTGCAGGGCAATATTAACACTTTTCGGCAGAAGACAGCAAGTGTCTTCGCTATAAACAGTACCATCACCTAAAAGGTCTTTATCGAGGTGAATACCGTCCAAACCATAACCGACTTGATTAGTCACCCACTCATAGAATACATCATAGTCTGCCCAGCTTTGTTGATATGTCGTACCTTTGTATGTTGGATACTTTAACCAATACGCTTCACTACAGCGTTCCAACATATGTCTCCAATGAGAGTATGCAGGATTAGCTTTGTTGTTTCCAGCAGAAACTTTTGTGGGGTTGATCCATTTATTAGGTCTACCCATTATTAACACTCATTTAAACCATTCCTTTATTCGCCACCAAAGTGGCTTGTTGATGTGTTTAGGTAGTAGCTGTACACGGTTCTGAGGCGGTGTGCAACCCCAATGTTGATAACCGGATGACTTCCCTTTGACTCCTTCATTTGAATACTTTCGATTACTTTTCATCTGTTTTCTTATTAAATCCAGTGCTGTTCAGCAAAATCAATATAGTCTTCTGCATCAAATTTGCTGTCATTCGACTCACGAAGCATTATTTTACCTGTTCCCATGTGAAGAGTGGAACAACGTTATCCAAGCGTCTGGTTTTGGTTACACTAAACCCTACGATATAATCTGTAGTTTGTAGCTTCTCTTTCATATACGCAGTAGCTTTCAATGTTGTCATTTCATCTTCCTGAATTTTGCTGGGTATGGATAGTTGTCGAAAACGTCAACTGATGTCAGTCGAATACAACTGGTCATCAGACGTACACAACGCTCATAGTATGGAGCTTCTTCTGCAATTCCGTACCGCCAACCATTCACAGGATTCAGACCATCGATCCAATCTTTAACCGACATCAGGTTGTAATCCTTGACAATCTTACTCAGCACCTGAGCCAAATGGTGGTCGGTGAAATCATGGTGATAAAGCTTGGAGTACAGTCGTCTGATTCTGAAGTCAGGTGAATTGCTTTTCAAAGCCCTGACAAACAATGCGTCATACTTGTTCACATCCAATCCTCAGTGATGTTACCTTCAGTCAAGTACCCTACACTCTTCAACTCAAGGATACAATCACAAATCACATAAGCACGAAAGCTTCCATTGTGATGACCTTCACCAATAATGAACAATTCTACAGCAGCCACCTTCAGAGCTTCAGGGAGTGCGTATCCAAAGGAACGGGCATTTGGAACCACCGATTCAACTTTGTCCCAAACGTAATCGAGTTTCCATTTCATTTCAAATTCCTTACCATGAGTGTAAAGTATACATCGATTTTACAATCGTCGCTCATTTCGCAACCTGTGTCAACAGAATTCATCAAATGAGTGTAGTAAGCAGCGACGTGACTACTCATTTCACTCAACCTCGGTCAGAATGTAACCCATCTCAATCAATCGAGCATCACACCAATCTCTACTAGGTTGATACCGTCCATATTCAGGAGAACAACCTTTTGGACCTTCTTGCCAATTCTTGTAATCTTGGAACCAGTCACCATTGTAAGGAGAAACCCTCACACGAGGCGTCTTTTCAATAAATGCAACACGATTCTCAATCTCTTCACGATCAGTTCCCAGCACGTAACGCATGGAACAATGGTCTTCCATAACCCAACCACTTAGTCTGCTCATTTCAATTTCTCCAACGGAATCAAGTCCGTGAGTGGACGTTTCAAAGTTGGCTGTCCATCATTTTTCCAGTGTTGAGCGGGTAGTCCATATGGTCGTTCTTCAACATCACTTGCCCAATAATCGTTCACATGATACCACAAACCACCTTCTAGTCTATAGTAGCATTCCAACCAGTTATCTGTCTCAGGTGCCCAATGTGTGGCGTTCTTTGGTGCGTTGTTAATGTTTGTAGGTTTATCCATGGTCGTTCTCCTTGGGAATGTCGCCATCATACACCACTGATTCATCATGTCAAGGGTATTGACAAAATCAACTCACCTCTGTAGAATGGGCAACCTTGAAGCAGACAAAGCTTCTCGCACTGAGAAAGAAATGTCTCGCACTCACCGGCTCAGTGTTAAAGGTTATGAAGAGGGACGATCCTAGACCAACCTCAGTCTGAGTTCACTACAGGGGATCATACCGGAAACGGGAGGGGTGAACAATCTAGCAATGCTCTTGCATTGTTGCTACACATATTGTAGCCTGACAACGACTCAAGAAGACGTTAAAGTCAGTCAGATAGTCAAACAGAGTTCTTAGGCATCAAGTTATTGGTGTATGGACCCTGTAGGATCAGTCTGTCTACTGACTTTTGATCTAAGAAGATATAGGAGAAGCAGTGTATGGAAAGACCTACAACAGCCTTATGGGATAAGAGTTATCGTCAAGACATGTTAGATTGGTGTACTTGGAATGTCAGTAACACAACGATTGACAACCTTCCTGAATTCATGAGATGGTTCATGCGACAAGAGAACGGTAAGATGAACCCACAATACATACAGGATGCATGGGAGAAGAAAGATGTTGACAAACTGGTTGGATAACTTCATTATGCTCATCGCCAGACACGGAAAGACAGAGTGTATGGAATGCGGAACATTTAAGCCTAAAGGAACACCTTGCAGATGTCGATCTACGATGAAAAGTTTATGCAGTTGCACAAAGCATTAAGAGCAATGTCTGATGTGATTTTGGAATTCCACACTGGCTCCAGTGAATCAACTCAGAAACTTGAGTTGGAGATGTATAAGCTTGATGAATTAATGAAAGGTGTTGATGTCACTGTTGACATGGTTCATGATCTTCGTAACCTTACAGGTGAAGGAATGATGGCTTGTCGTAAAGCATTAATTCAAGCTCGTGGTGATGAAGAGAAAGCAGTTGACTATCTCAGAACTTCAGGTAACATCTAACATGTTCAATCTAGTAGTGGTTCATGTGATATTGGTTCTATTCGTTGTCAACTTAATCATTGGTTGTTTTCTTGTTGTACGTGGTGTACGATACTCGAAAATCATATCACTTGTTTAGGTGCTCTTCTTATATACGAATCGCAATACATGATTAAAGAGTTGATTACAGTAATCAAAGAATTTTCGAAATAACTGATTGACAGGAGAAAATTAAGTGGCGTATCGTAAGCTTGAAGTGAAAGATGTTGTAAAGGTTAGTAAATACGGTCATGAAAACCATGGTATGTTTATGGTAGTTGAATATGTGAGTGGTGATTCGGTAAGACTAAACAACCAAGAGTGGTTTTACCAGAAAGACTTGTTGTTGTCTGTTCACGAGAAGGTTGAGGATTATGAGGCTTGGTTGAAACGTTTCGACAGCCTTGATAGTGAAGATCTAAACTTTCCTGACAATGAAGAGTTGTACAAAGGTAATTTGCTTGAACGGATTGTAAAACTCGAACAAGAAATTGTTGACTTGAAGAAACGACTAACGTAGACTTCACCAACTCAAACAACAACTTACCATTAGGGGATATTTGTGGAACAGTCTTTGAAAGCAATGCAGGAACGTAATGTACAACGTGAAAATGATTTGCGTGTGATGGCTACACTTGTTGACCAACTTGCATTGATTCCCAACGAGTTTAAAACAAAACGAAAATAAAGCTTGACGATGTATACCAACCTCTGTATAATTGGTGACATAAAAAGACACGGTGATGGAATTGGTAGACAGACTGGAGGATTCAGTATAAGGTGACAGTTACTGATGATACCGGGGTGATTCACAGGTAAACGTCCTGTAAGGTTAGCTTTAAGCACAACAGTGAAACGTACTGTGTAGCATGTGGGTTCGACTCCCACCCGTGTCACCTTATTTAAAACAGATGGAGAGCTTCTGTGATCAAGTTTAAACCACTCCGAATGGAGTATGGATGTAAGCGTTGTGGTAGTAGCTTCCTTTGCGTCTGTGATTGACACAGAGCTTCGCAAACATTAAATTTTAAAACACTAGGAGAAACACTTGAAAATTAGCAATCTGATCAAAGCTTCCGCACTATCACTGGCTGCAACACTCATGGTTGGTTGTGGTGAGCGAGTTGAAGTACCACCGGGTTTTGTTGGCAAGATCATGACGAAGGATGGTTATCAAGAAGGTTTGATTCCGACTTCGAAACTTCGGTTGTCACCATGCATGAACTACTGTGATCGAATGGTCATCATGGACAACACGGATAAGAGCTATGTCGAGCCAATGGAAATCTTCATTCCAGCTGACAAGCTGAACATCAAGGTTGACCTTCGTGCTACTCTGGCTGTTGATCCACAACGTGCTGAGCCTTTGTTCAACAAGCTTCCACAGGTTACACAAGGTGATCAACTGTCAGTAATCTCTGGTGAGAGTATCTACAACACTTACGGTAAGCAGGTGCTGCAAGCTGAAGTTCGATCTTATCTGACCAAGTACACCATTTCGGAAATTGCTTCCAATGGTGAGAAGATCAACGCTGACATTCAAGTACTGTTGTCGAAAGTAATGGGTGACCGTACACCGTTTACTGTTCGATATGCTGGTCTGACTAACATCAAGTATCCAGAAATCATTACTCAGGCTCAAGAGAACAGTGCAAAACGTCGCGAAATGATTGCTCAGGAAGAAGCACAACTGGAAGTAAGTAAGGTTCAGCTGTCTCGTGAACTGCAAGAAGCTAAAATGCAACGTGCAATTGACAAAGAGAAAGCTGAGACTGAAGCACAAGCACAACTTGTACTGGCAGCTGCTGTAGATCCACGATCCTTGCGCATCAAAGAGCTTGAGATTGAAAAGATCAAAGCTGAAGCTTGGGATGGTGCATACCCTAAAACAATGGTTTTCGGTAGCAATGGTCAAGGTGCTTCGATGATTATGGACATGCGTGACAACAGCAAGTAATATTGAATATGAGCGGCTGACTATATGCGGTCGCTCATTCACTAAGGAGTTGTAATGGTTCTGCTACTTAACATCTTGGTTCCGCTTGTTGTAATTGCTTTGTTGTATCTTGCTTGGCGATTGAAGAACTGGCACCCAGCGTTGATTGCAATAGTCTTTGTAGTTGCATATGGTGCATTTCAACCAAGTTACATTCCAAAAGGTACAGTTAAACCACTTCCAAATCCTGAGTTCCACGTCAATGACTCACCAATGGTTGATCGACTGATGAAACCAAAGTCTGGTGCTGAATATGACGCAGAACGTAACAAGGCACTTGAAGAAATTAACACAAGCATTAACGAACAAATCAAATTGAATCCGAAGTAATGAGAGCCCTGCCCAATGCAACCATTGTGTGGGGCTTTTTCACATCTGGTGGAAAGCTATTGACAGAATTGAATTTCAACAGTAGAATCTGAATTCAATCAATTAAGAGGGAATTTGTATGAAACGATTTATTGTCACAGGTGTTGGTGTATTGCTCACGGTTTCAGCATTAATGTTCAATCAAGCTCATGCCAATTCTTTGTGTGATTCGCAAAAAACTATGGCAGAAGAAACCATGCGATTTCGTCAATCTGGTGGCGCCCGTAGTGAGCTTGACGCTGTTGTATACTCTGAGCAAGGTCAAGCCATTGCCGACATGGCCTTTGCTCGTGGTGTGGTTCCTGAGTCGTCAAAACGCACAGCAATTAAGGGTTTTGCTGACTATGTTGAAGGTCTTTGTCAGAAAGTAACAAAATCGGAGCCAACAGGTGTTGCAGGTATTCGAACCTAAGTGTATACTGATCTCAAATCACAAAGGATGCACGACATGACTACCGAAGAAATCAAGATTGCATTTGAAGAATGGTATACGGAAGAATACAGTTCTTCGATTCGTCGTGGGATGCGTGGTCGTGCAAGCATTCACCTACAAGAATATGAGGGTGAATACATTTCAGACCATGCCCGTAATGACTTCAAGGTGTGGACAGCAGCAATCAAGAGGATGATCAAATGAAATACGTAGTTGTTCGAAATGAAGACGGTAAAGAAGAGTTTTTCATGTTCCCGAAACATATCAACCATGATGACTTCGCTGAAGTACTGAGCCACATCAAAGTGCATACCGGTTTCCGTGACTGGGAACGTCAGTATCGAGAACCTATTGCTGCGGGCTTCACAGATGGTAAGAAGTGCACAGGTTGTAGTGAAACACTTAACCTCGACTCTCGTGGTCGTCTTGATGAAATGTTGATAGGGTGAATGAAATGAGCTTTACAGGACTTGGGCAACACACGAAACAACTGAGGTTGGACGCTGAACGTTATCACAAGCTTCGTTCATGGATGTCAAGTGGTGTACAAGAGGGTTGGGATGAGGTTACAAAGCTTGCCGCTGTTGCCCAATATCTTAGCTGGGATGACTTCGACAGGCAGCTTGACAGCCTTCCTGAGTGCAATGTAGGTCTGTGTGAGGTACGGGTATGAACTACGGTCTGAAAGAATACAAAGAACTTCTTGAGAAGAACCTTCGCGAGCTTAGTGATCCAATGTGTGTACCTTTCGGTATGGACCCTTTTAGTAATCAGGCGCTAGATTATCGTCAGGCTAAGATCGAGAGTATCAACTACGCACTTGAGATGCTTCCTGAAATCAAAGTACCAAAAGTACCGATGAAAGATCATGAATTCCGTGATCAAGTTAATGAATTGCTTATATTAACTCGGACATATGGTCACACTCAACAACTTCGAACTCACCTGCGTTCATTCCTACTTAACTTCAAGGATAAGTGTAAATGAGTAGATTGAGATACCATGAGTTGGATCGTAGCGATGAACTGGAAATGATTCTGTCGAATCGCAAACTTCCGTATTACCAAAACGAAAGAGTTAAACTTGAAAAGACAGTCCTTGATGCCCAAGATAAACTTCAAGCTTATGACCTTTCTGTCAAACGTCAAGATCGTTGGATCAGGTTGTTGAAAGATTCATTGGTTCATCATTGGATTGATAATCCAGATGCGTACATAAAAGAATGGGAAGCTAACAATGAGTGATCAAGCATGGGCGATACAAGCAATGTTCAAATACAGGTTGCAAGTAGACTTTAGTAGGCGTACAATTGAATGTCGTGGATTTAACCATGTTTTTCAATGGGACGATGTTGAAACTGACTTCTATCAAGCCTTACAAATTGCAATTTCAAACATTGAGAAATATTGATGATTAAATTAATTCGATTCCTGTTAGGTCTATGTAATCACAAGTGGGAAGTTTATGAAAAAGGTCCAGTTTCAGATAGATCGAAACCCAGTATGATAATTGGGTTTTGGACAAGATCTAACTGTACAAAGTGTGGTAACCATAAGTATAAACAACATTTCTAAGGATTATCATGAAATTTGATCTTACCAAGATTGACCTGCAAATGATGAAAGACATTGATAGTCTTGAAGACAACCATGGTAATAAAGGTGTTGTCTGGATGCGTGATGATTGGTTGTCGATGCGAGGTTATGCTTTCTATAGTGATCGTGCACAGTATGACTTTGCTGAGCTTGTTGCACAATTAAAAGAAGTCATGATCCACGAGGGTTATGAGTTTAACTGCGACAAATACTAGAGGAGAGATTGTTTGACTGAAAGTTTGATTCAAAAGGTAATTAAACATTATCATCCTAAATATGATGGTAGTGACAAAATTCTATGCCCGTTCCATAAAGAACATAGTCCATCATTCAACGTGTATCACCACCAGAATACTTATTACTGTTTCGGGTGTGGTGCTGGAAGTACGGTAATTGATTTTGTTGCAGACAGTGAAGGTTTGGACGTTAAGGTTGAGTTCAAGAAAGCTCGTGACATTACCTTGGGTATTCTTGGTTTAACAAATGAGCAATTTCAAGAGGAGAGAAAGAAAGTGAGTGATGGGCAAGTACAGACAATTGATTGTCTTCCAGCAATGAGTGATGAGGAAGTTAAAGCGTTCATTCAAAGCGCTCACCGGGAAATCAATGGACGCAAAGTAAGTGGTTACAATGGTATGGGTTATCGTGGGATTAAAGATGAATATCTGAAGTTCTTCGGTCACCTAACTAAGAAAGATGACGATGGTAAAGTAATTAGTCGTCATTATCCTGAAACTAACACCAAAGGTAAGTTGGCTGGTTACAAATGCCGTAATCACCCTAAAGACTTCCGTTATGGTAATGTCGGTAGTACTGGTGGTAAGAACCAACTAAGTGGTCAGATTAAATACTCTGGTCATAACAAGTACATCTTGATCGTTGGTGGTGAAGAGGATAAAGTTGCAGCATATCAGATGTTCGAAGAGAACCGTGCTGGTAAAGGTAACATTGCACCTGTTCATGTGGTGAGTCCAACATGTGGTGAGAACAGTGCAGTTAAGCAGATTGCTGCTCAGTATTCATTCTTTGACATGTATGAACAAATCATCATTGGTGTGGATAATGACGAAGCTGGACGTAAAGCAGCTGCTGACATTGCAGCAGTATTGCCGAAAGAGAAAGTTAAGGTAGTTGTCTGGACTGGTAAAGATCCAAACAAGATGTTGGAAGATGGGCTTGCCTCGACATTTGTTCGTGACTTCTATAATGCTAAACCATTGATTGCCAGTGGTATTAAAGAAAGTACTGATTCGATGGATTCTGTTCGTGAAGAACTGATGCGTCCACGTATTCAACTTCCACCAGAATGGAAAGCTGTACAAGATGCAATGAAAGGTGGTATTCGTCAGGGTTCTATTGTCAACATCATTGGTGACACATCCGTTGGTAAGTCCACACACGTTAACGGACTGAACTACTTCTGGATGTTTAACGCACCACAGAAAGTTGGTGTTGTAAGTTTGGAAATGACTGAAGGTCAATATACTCTTGACTTGCTTTCACTTCACCTTGAGAAGAACTTGGCATGGATTGGTGAAGGTGTTGATATTCTTGAGTATCTTGATCGTCCAGATGTTAAAGCACTGTATGACAACTTGCTTGTTGATGATACTGGTCAACCACGTTATGCAATCTTGGATGAACGAGATGGTGACCTTAAACTGCTTGAGCGTCAGATTGAAAAACTGATTCACCAACACGGTTGCAAGATCATTGTTATTGACGTACTGACCGACATTCTCCGTGGTGCTAACAGTGATATGCAAGAAGACCACATGCGGTGGCAGAAGCAGATTGTCAAGACAGGTGTTACGATTGTAAACGTTCTACACACACGTAAACCTCAGAACTCAGATGGTTCGTGGCGGAAAGCATCAGAATATGATGCATTGGGTAGTGGTACGTTTGTGCAATCAGGTGCGTACAACATCGTTATCAGTCGGGATAAGATGAACCCTGATCCAATCATTCGTAACCTGACACATGTGGACCTTCCGAAGTGTCGTGGTGGTGAGACTGGTGAGATTATGCAACTGATCTATGACATCGAAACCCGTCAGACAATGGATTATAACAATTGGCTGAACAAACATATTGATAAGACATTGAATCCACAAGTACCAGAAGTAGAGTTTTAATATAGGGGACTTCGGTCCCTTTGTTTTATTAGGAGAAGAGAATGATAAAATATGTAACTCAAGTAGGACTTGTTAACATAACAACACATTATCTATTTGTGACATGGAGAATGATGAATGTCAGATGTTTCGATCCTGAGCATAAGGCTTATCACAGATATGGTGGTCGAGGTATCTATGTGTCTAATGAATGGCGTTGGGATAATCCATTAGGATTCAAAAACTTTATTGGTGTGGTTGGTGATCGACCTTTTGGTACTACTTTGGATCGTGAAAACAACGATCAAGGGTACAGTCCTTTAAATTTCAGATGGGTTGATAAGAAAACACAGCAGAACAACATGGGTATTGGTATCTCAAATAACTCAGGCGACATGGGTGTAAGTTGGTGTGACCGATATAACATGTGGGTGGCGCAAATTGTACTGAATGGTGAAACAAAACTAATTGGTAATTTCAATAAAGAGGATAAAGAATTAGCTGTTGAATTGTATAACAGTGTTAAAGCTGTTAAAATTGAGCAAGGTGACAACGCTGCACTCAAATACGCGAAATCTAGAATGAATTTAAGTCCAGTTGGTAAGGTTATTCGACGAAACAAGACATCTCAGTTTTATGGAGTAGCTTGGGATAAATCTCGTGACAAGTGGCGAGCCATGGTTTCGTACCGTGAGACAGAAACAGGTGAACTCATAAACAAGTTTATCGGTCGGTATGATTGTGAGAATACTGCTTATGAAAATGTAATTCTGTTTTTGGAGTGGGTTGACTCAAACGGGTTCTTCAAGAAAAAGGTAAAGGAGAAATGTAATGGTTGATGACCTTATTGGTCTGTTGCCTGATGGTAAGACTGAATATTTTAAAAATGACATTTGCTACGATTTAGAAACCTATCCGAACTGCTTCACTTTCTCAGCTTGCTTTGCAAATGGTAAAGGTATGAGAACCTATGAAATATCAGACCGGAAAAATGAACTTGAGGAAATGCTTGAGTTCATGCGCAACATTGCCAAGAACGACTTTCGAATGATTTCTTTCAACGGTTTAGGGTTTGACTATCCAGTGCTACATGACATTTTGGAGAAAAGTAAAGTAGCAAGGAAAGAAGGAAAGAAGCTCAACATTACAGCTTCTGAAATATACAGTAAAGTCTGCAAGATGTTCGAACAGATGAAGTTCAACAAGTTCGGTACTGCTGTTAGATCCAGCGAAGTAATGTTGAAACAGGTTGACCTGTTTAAGATAAAACATTTCGATAATAAAGCAAAGATGACAAGTTTGAAAATGTTGGAATTCAACATGCGATCTAAGAACATCGAAGACTTACCATTTCCGGTCGGGATGCGTTTGAATGACCAGCAGAAAGATGTTCTGATTGAGTACAACAAACACGATGTTATGGAAACATTAAAGTTCTACTACAAGATTTTTGATGAAATCAAGATGAGGAATGAGCTTACTACTCAATTCGGTTTCGATTGTACAAATCTGAATGATACGAAATTGGGAAAGGAACTATTCGTACAACGGTTGGAAGCTGCCAAACCCGGTATTTGTTTCAAGATGGAAAAGAAAGGTCCACGAATGGTGCGTAAGATGCAACAGACCAAACGTGAGTCCATTGATCTAGGTGAGTGCATTCTGCCTTACATCAAGTTTGATCGTCCTGAGTTTCAAGCCATCCACAAGTGGTTTAGTGAACAGACCATCACAGAGACTAACGGTGTGTTCTCCGACTTGGAAGAGCATCAGTTGGGTGATGTGGCAAAGTATGCGAACATGAAAGTCAAGATGAAGAAGTTCAATTGCCCAGAACAAGGTGCAAAGAACAAGCGATATGTTCCAACCGAGGCACATGTACTTGAGATGTTGGCTGAGCACCCACTTGGTTGGGTTGAAGCTGTTGAACTCAAGAGTCCAAAGGGTGCTGCAAGTTATTGGTTCTGCTGGAGAATTACAGCTGGCGTAGCTGGTATTGACGACAAGAAAACTAACAGTAGTCCACTCAATGTGGTTATTGATGGTTTCCAGTATGACTTTGGAACGGGTGGGATTCACGGGTGCAAGAAAGGTGTTACTGAGTCTGGTAATGGTAAACGTATTTACACACTTGACGTAAAGTCGTATTATCCAAACCTGAGTATCAAGAATAAGATTTACCCTGAGCACCTTGACGTACTGTTCTGTAATGTGTATGGTGATTTGTATATCGAACGAAGTAGTCACCACAAGAAGTCTGCATTGAACAAAGCTTTGAAGCTGGCACTCAATGGTACGTATGGTGCTTCTGGTGATGAATTCAGTCCAATGTATGATCCTAAGTTCATGATGAGCATTACGATCAATGGTCAACTGTCTCTATGCATGTTGATGGAGAAACTGATTGCTCAAGTTGGTGCAGAAGTACTTATGTGCAACACCGATGGTTTTGAGTTTGTGGCTGCTGAAGATCCTAAGACAAAGAAACTCATTGACAAGCTGGTAACTGAATGGGAGACTCTGACTGGATTGGAGATGGAAGGCGCTCTGTATGACAAGATGATGTCTGCCAACGTAAACAACTACATTGCTGTATTCAAAGGTGGTGAAGTAAAGCGTAAAGGTGCATACGAGTTTAAAGACTTGGACTGGCATAAAAACCAATCGGCTTTGGTCGTCAAGATGGCTGCTGTGCACGAGCTGCTGGGGTTTGGAGACGCTGAAGACTTGATCCGTAAGCATGATGACCCTTTCGACTTTATGTTGCGTACAAAGGTTCCTAGGAGTTCTAAGCTAGTGTTGTTCAATGAAGAGACAGGAGAAGAGAAGCAGTTGCAAAACATCTGCCGATACTATCCATCGGTTCATGGTGGTAAGTTGATTAAACTCATGCCCGCATTGGAAGGTAAAGAGCTTGAGGGTGACCGTCGTATGTCCATTGATGCTAAATGGAATGTCACGCCTTGCAATGACATGGCTGACTTCAGTTGGGGTATCAACTATGATTACTATGTGCAGGAAGCTAAGAAGCTTGTGGCTGCAATCCATGGTGATGTAGAGATTGATGACGAAGGTGAAGAAGACTGAAAATAAATGTTGACAGGCGCTCAGACTCAGGTAGAATGGGCGTCATCAACAAACAACTGGAGAGTTGAAATGAATGTGGGTAATCTGGTAGTTATCACAGCTGCTCTATTAATCTGGAGCCAAATTGTACAATGGACAATACCAACGTGGACAGGTCGTTCGTTGATTGGTGTCCTTGGAGCCATCGTAATCGGTGCCTCTTTCGCAATCGCTGGTATTACGGTAGTTGGAGTTTGAAATGAGTCAGTTAAATAAGTTGGTAGGTAAAAAGCTTCAAGTGTGTTCGTCGGTGGAGATTGGTGATATACTCTGTGCAATGAATAATGAACAAGACACCCTTGATTTGGTTAAAGCTCTTGATTTGAGTATGGCAGACGGTGATTTCACTGTTACTTTGATCAAGGAATTGTTTACATCACTTCGTGTTGACTTTGATCAAGATGAAGGTAAAGAGTTGATCAAACAATTGAAGAAAATCAACAAGAGTATTAAGTGATGAATGTAACAATCAAAGGTAACATTCATCACTGACAGGAATTGGTGGTATGAGTGGTGTTTTCGTAAAGGTACAAGAACTTGGTCTTAGTACATTTTCTGTTGCAAGCGTGAATAAAGCTGTGTATGATCTGTCGTTCCCGATGAATCGTGATCACCACATGATCTTTGCTGGTAAGATTCATCGTTACAATGCAGAACAACGCAAGAAGAATCCACACCTTGAACCAAAGGGTAATGGTCCAGATGGTGGACCTGACGGAACTCCACCACAAGGTGGTACACCGGGAAGCACACGACAAAAAAGAATTTGTAAACACAATGGCAATTGCTGCATAAATAGTTTGACAATCGTACACCACAAGCGTATAATACGCACACTTGAACAAATGGAGAATAAAATGACTACTCGTAACGAACCAACTGTAGGTAACTTCTTGGTAAACGCTTCCAACTTTGTATTGGGTAAGAAAGTTACTTCCCATGAAGCACTGGTTGAAGATGCGTTGTCTGCATTTACCAAAGCTGAAACCCAAATGGGTGATGCAATCAATCAGATTCAATTGCAGATTGATGAAGAAGAGCGTTCAATTGAAGAAGCTCAAAAACGTGTACTGGCTGCTACTGGTTCCATTGGTAAGCTGGATCGTGTTCTGAAACGTGTTCAAGCCTTCACAGCTTAAGGAGATAGTCAATGCTGCAATCTGAATTTGAAGCGTTGAAAGACAGTGATAAGGTACTGTTCAATGGTGATGTTGCTTACTTCGACATTCAAAAAGGAACAGTCCTAACTCGTAAGTCGATGCGGTTAGATGATGACTCAACTCGTGCGTTTACATACGATGGTGATTGGGATTTCTTTGGTGCTAATGAACTTGATTTGATTAAGGAATAACATGAGCAAGAAGAATAAACTGGCAGCACCAACCATCAACCTGAAAGGTGAAGACTTCATTCATACTGTTCCAGAACATCAGAAACTTGAAGTCATCATTCATTGGAAAGGTCGTGCTAAAGGTTATAAACCTGAACATATCAACCCTGTTCACGCTTTTGCTGTACAGAACGGTAAGTTCAAAGTAATCAACCGAAATCTGTTGGATACTTGTTATACCTTTGATTTGAAGGAAGTGTCTAAAGTTTATCTGGTGCCAATGGGAGATGTATAAGTGACTGTAACATTAGCTGAGAAGTTTGATAAGTTTGATACAGAGAATCCGGGCGTTTACTTCCTGTTCAAGCGATTCGCTAACGATTTGATTAACCTCGGTCGTAAGAAACTGAGTGCGGCATTGATCGTTGAACGAATTCGTTGGGAAGTTAATATCAGCACTGTGTCTGATGACGTGTTCAAACTGAGCAATAACCACACAGCGTTCTATGCACGTAAATTCATGAAAGATCATCAACAGCACGGTGATATCTTCCGTACTCGTGCACAACAAGCTTAAGGAGAGAAAGATGAAAAAGAAATATGCATATCAAGTTGGTGGTATTGCAACAGCAACTCGTGAATCTGCTCGTATCATTCAACGTAGTTATCGTGACACAGGTGCCAACCCTGTTCCTCGTATCCTGCAAAAGATAACTCTAGAGCGTGTAGTACGATGAGTACTGGACTCAAGATCGAACTGAGTCGTGATCAAACTCGTTATCTTTGGCGTGAAGAAGGTTGTGAAGAGCTTGGTTTGGTTCTTCAGGAAGAGGGTGACTGGGATGTTGATAACAAATATCAACACATGACCAACGTATACTTCCAAGAAAGTACTGGTAAGTACTTTGAACTGACAGTAAGTCGCAGTGGTAGCCCTTTCACTGATTGGTATTACAGCTTCGAAGACAGTAGTTCTGAGTTGTTTGAAGTACAACTGGTTGAAAAGAAGATTGTCAGCAAAGTATGGGAGCGTGTCTGATGGAGAAGTTCCTGAACGTTTCGCTTCATGTCCTAATGGTTATAATCAACACTACGTTGATGATGTTCACACTTAGTTCATTTTGGGGTTGGTTCGTTGTACCGCTTGGCGTACATTCTATTGGTATGGCTCATGCGTTCGGTCTGTCTTTGATAGTCACGTATTTCCAAGTTCGTAACCCAAAGTTCTTCAAACCAGAACTGTTGATTAAGCGTACATTTATGCAGCGATTTGGTTACAACTTCGGTATCACCCTTATGGGTCTGTTGCTTGGTTACATCGTATCGTTGTTCATGTAAAAGAGTCAAAAGGTATTGCAAATCATTCTCAATACCTGTATAATGGTAATCTTACGCTGAGTGAAGAGCGTAAGTTGCAAACAAACATATCGCTGCCTCCATACAGCACAAATCGTATCTGCAAAAGGAAATTTAAAACATGGCTAAGAAATTCGTATTTAACGCTCAGGTTCCACAATCCAATCCAGAAACAGCTAACGTTGACTTTGATGCTCTGTCCAAGCATATAGTTGAAGCAGTTGGTTGTGCTGATAAACCAGAAGCTCTGATTGGTATTGTTTCCGGTGTTATTGACTTGGGTCTGCAAGCACAAGATGATGCCAAGATGGAATGGAAAGGTACTGATGCTGAGAAAGCTGAAGTAGAAGCAAAAGCTGCTCGTGGTGAATCGAAAGAATACTTCGAAGTTGTTCCACATGGTCAAAACAATGTCCCAACGTTGTGCAAACGCTGGCCTGTAAAAGCACAGCGTTGCACTGCTGTCACTGTTGATTTCCCTGACACTCTGGTTAACAAAGGTCAGTTCTTTGATGAGAATAAAGTTGGTGAAGAACTTCCATTCCGTGCTTTGTTGAACAACGAGTTCGGTCTGAAGGGTGTCGGTAAAGTAGTTGGTAAGCCGTACAGTCTGCGTGAACAACGTAATGACGATGGTACTTGGGGCTTTAAGAACAACACTATCTTGTTCAAACTGGCTCAAGCAACTAATCAACTTGATGCACAAGGCAACTTCAAACCAGCTATGTTGGGTAACTTGATTGGTGAGGCTGCAATGTTTAACGTTCATGTATATCTGAACGAACATGGTGGTAAGAACTACTTGAATGAGAAACTGGCATTTAATGGTCCAGTACCTAAAGCGATGCAGAAGATGATTCCAGTTCTGGATGAGAAACACATGTATGTTGTCAACTTCACAGGTGAGCAAGACCTTGAAGTGCTGAAGAACCTGCGAGCTAGTGTAATCAACACCATGAAAATGGCTGAAGACTTCGAAGGTAGTGATGTACAGAAAGCACTGATCGAAATCGGTAAAGTTAAAGTTGGTGATGCAACCGGTACGAATAGTAATAGTACTCCACAAGCACAACAAGCTAAACCAGCTACCCAACAAGCAGCTCCACAAGCTGACACAATCGACTTTGATGACTTCGATGAAAGTGTACCGTTTTAATATTGAAAACATGTAAGTCCTGCAATTTAACAAAAGTGAAGGGTGAGTTTTACAATCACCCTAAAGCTTCAGACGGTAAGGACAGTTCTTGCAAACATTGCCGTAAAGATAAAGTGAATGCAAACAGGTTAGCTAAGTTGGAATATTACACAAGTGGTGATCGGATGAAAGAGATTGGACTGGTTACGTTGATCACTGAAAAAGGTGATGACATTGTACTTGAAGCATTCACCGATATTGATAAAGCACATGAGCGACAAGTAGAGCTTTGTGAACTATCTGGTGGTGATCATTTTTACGTTCAATATGTGGAGTTGTACTAATGGGTAAGGCAAAGATTACAATGACGTTTGAAGAAATGGTTGCTACATATGCAGCATGGTGGACTGATTATAAAGCTGACCCTGCTGCTTCTGTAGACTATGACGCTGCTGATTATGATGACACCAACTATGCTGTTGATTCGGCTAACACGTTCATCAAGTTTCTTAACAAAGTTCAAGGAGAAGTAAAATGAGTAAAGAAGATATTTTTGGTGAAGATGACCAACAACGTGCGGGCTTCACATTGAATGAAGATCAAGCATTTGAGCGTCTTGTTGTTCTCAATCGTCAATTGAATGTGACCAAAGCTGATATCAAGCAGTTGCTTGCTGATGTTAAATACCATAAAGATGATAACCCAAAAGGTATTCCCGGTCCTGAAGTTAAAAAGATTGCTGCGTCTGCTGTTCGATATGCAGCATGTGACTACGAAGAAAAGAAGCTTGCACAACTTGAATTGTTCGCCAAATATGAGCAATTGACAGACTACAACGACTGATCGGGTTATCAGTTTAGTAGTGACAACTTGAATGTACAAATAGCCCGCCATTGAGCGGGCTTTCTTGTTTGTGGAGATTGATAAAATGAAAGTGTATTTGGTTGAGAACATTGAAACTGGTGAACGTCGTCGTGTTTATGGTAAAGGTACTCGTGTATTTGTTGCCAAACATCAAGCAGTTGCGAAAATCAAATATGATCGTACACAACGTGTAGTTGAATATGAACTGGTTCCAACCGGTCACACTATCACCAACGTAGGAGAGAAATAATGGGTGTATGTTATGACTCAATGACTTACGTCGGTATCTATGCTGGTCACACTAAAGACGATGCTGAGCAATACTTGATCGCAAAAGGTTTGTTGAAAGCTGGTGAACTTGAAGCTGTCTATGGTGATGACATTCAAGCAATGTCCGGCCAAGGTTTTCCATTGAATGTCCAATGTGAGAACTATTGGTCTGGTGAAGGTTGGTATGTTGGGTTTGAAACTCATCCATCTAGTTATAAAGACTTTGATGGTCTGATTGAAGAGTTCAATAAGCTTACAGGCGATATTGCTGAAGTACTCACCTTTGAACAAGTTAGCTAAGGAGAAAGACATGAGTTATGTATTTGAAGTTGTAGAAGATGGCGTTGTTCCTGAATGGTTACAACAGGCCAAAGACGAGGGTGAAACAATCCAGATGCTTACCAACATTGGTTGGCTTACTCTTGACCCAACTTATGAGATTCAGTTCCGTAACAGTCTGACATATCGGGTGCGTCCGTAATGTATAGCATTTGGTGTGAGTGGGATATTGGAGTTGAAGGTAAAATCTTTTCAGAAGTATGGGTTGCAGTAAGACATGCTCGTGCTAATTTGGAAGCCTGTAATATTGATGAGTCTTTTGAAGAACTCAAAGATGAGGGTTTGATTGGTATTGATAAAGTTGAGGTATTTTATGAGTGAACAACCAACTCACGCTGTAGTTGACCTTGATGCATTCAAGTATTCAGCAGCATATGTAGGTGAGAAGAAAACAATCCGTGCAACGTTGAAAGGTGATACTAGTAAAACATTTGAGGCAAAGAGTCGTACAGCCTTCTGGGGTCATCATAAGAAGAAAGCCGGTGGTATTCTGGCTGAAGAGAATACAAAACGTGAAAGTCCATGGTTGCCTGAAGACTTTGACATTGAAGATGTTGTTGTTCCTGAGCCAATACAGAACGTGCTACACACTGCTAAATGCATGGTTGATGACATTATTGTAGCCAGTGGTGCAAAGACTTACGAGATGTACATGGGTAAAGGTGATAGTCAGCGTGTTGAATGGAGTACCTTGCAAAAGTACAAAGGTAATCGTGACAACCTAGTTAAACCATTCCATCTTGATGAAGTTACCAACTATCTGGAACGTCGTTATAAAGCTGATATCATTACTGATCGTGAAGCTGACGACATGTGTGTCATTCGGGCATACAAACAAGCTAATCACTTTGTGATTGGTGAGGATAAAGATTATTGGGGTTCACCAGTTAACTACCTCGACATCAACCGTATGCATCGTGGTATTGTCAACTGTGACAAGCTTGGTACGTTGTTCAAAGATGATAAGAAGTATGTACGTGGTGAAGGTCGTATTCACTTGTACTACCAGATCATCAGCGAAGATGCTGTAGACAACTACAAAGCGAACTGCTTCAGTGATGTTGAGTGGGGAAGTGTAAGTGCCTTCAATACCCTTGTGGATTGTAAGACAGACAAAGAATGCTTTGAAGCAATGGTTCACACATTCAAACATCTGTATCCAGAACCAAAGGTTGTACAGGGTTGGCGTGGTGATGACATTGAAATTGATTGGATGTACGTCTTCCAAGAGATGTTCGACATGGCGATGATGCAGCGGACATTGGATGATCCACGTGTAAATGTGAAAGCTGTATTGGATAAGATGGGAGTTGTCCATTGAGACATTTCGATCTTGATACTGAAGATGTACGGAATTTGATTCAAGGTAACTTCAAGTTCTTCAACTGTCTTACATGTACAGGTAAAGGATGGGTTTGGGTTGACGGTGATGCTGGTGAGGAAGTTGTTGGTCCTGACCCTTCACGCGATCCATATGATTACTATAAAGATGAGTGTAATGACTGCAACGGTCTTGGTGGCAAGTTACATATTGGAGAAAGATAATGGCTAAATGGTATAGTGAATATCCTGAGTACAGTGAAATGTCTAAGGTTGACTACGACGTTCGTTGTGCAATTGAAGGTATCTTGAGTGAGCACACAACCGAGATGGAGAACTACGGTTACTTCGGTAGTAATCCCGGTGTTCCACAAGACAACTATGATAATGTTGCTGAAGACATCATGACCAAACTGAACCTGTGGGAGAAGAAAGATGCTTGATGAAGGTCGTAAACAAGAGTTGCTTGATGAACTGACATACGATCTTGAAAAATATATCCGTAAACAGGAATTGGTTCAAGAATTCATATACAACACATGTCACACCGATGAAGAGATTACGTTCATCCAAGATTGTGAGTGGTGGGTATCTGTACAGGATGGAGGTTTATAATGAGTAAAGTTTATGGTTATGTAATTATCAATAGTGAGACAGGTGTACAGTGGGGTACTCAGGTTTACTCGGGTAAAGCAGGTGCTGCTAACTCTTACAACCAAGTTCATAACAGTAAATGGTTGAATAACCCGCACAAGTTTGCAGACCAGACACTATTTGTTCGTAAAGAGCTGGTACTGTCCGAATGACGGTTCCAAGTTCTGCTGACCTAAAGAAGAGAGCTGAGAAGCTTGCACAGTTTAATAAACGGGTTGGTACGGATGGTCGTCCAATTGAGAAGCAGGTTATCTCAGTTGTTCGATCAGCTATCCGCTCAGCATGGATGAAAAGTGATGTCAAGCTGGCGTTTATGTACGGACGTACAATCCCTGACATGGATGACACTACTCGTACTAAGTGGTTGTATAAGTGTGAGATTTGCAATAAGATGTTCAAAGAAACTGAGATTGAAGTAGACCATAAGCACGGACATCATACGTTCACCAAGCTTGAGGAATTCAATAGCTACTTCAATAACATTCTGATGGTTCGTGCTGAAGACCTTCAGATACTGTGTAAAGACATTCCGAAGAAGAAACATACCGGTTGTCATTCATACAAAACTCTGAGTGAGTCACATGGGATCACATTCAAGGAAGCTATTGCTGTGAAAAAGGCAATCGAAGTTGAAAAAACTGGAGTAAAACAAACAGTTGCGTTCCTAAACGCAAACGGGTATAATGCGTCCTCTAACAAAGAGAAGCGGCGTGAGCAGCTTATTGAACACTTTAAACGGGGGAACTAATATGCTGGTAAAACTTGTAAAACTGAGCAAACATTACCCAAATGATACAACTGTAACTATCGGTAAACTTTACGCTTGTGACGATGGTGTTGATAGTTCAGGCGATGTTCAGATTATTGATGATAATGGTGAAGTTTCATTCTTGTTCAACGGTGAGTTTGAGGTAGTTGATGCTTAACGACATTCGTATTGTTTGTCTTCAACGGGATGGTACTGAAATCTTCCAAGTGTCTCGCATTCTGTACGAGGAAAACGGTAATATCAAGTATGCTGAAAATCCTTATTCAGAATACAGTACACTTGAAGAAGCGTATTCATTCCTTGACCAGATGTTTAAAGCATCTCTCAAACCTGTATTAGTTGTTCTACCCGATGGGAGTTATGAGTGATGGCTAAGGTTGATAAAGTAGTTGTACAAATTGAGGACGATGTATTGAAGATGCTTCTTTCTAAGATCAGTGATCTTCAATTGCAAGTTCTTACCTTAACAAGTCGAATAGACGCAATGCAGGTATTCACCAATTGAATATTCACACTTTCATCTTTGCTAAATATGTGATGTTGTTCACTCAGACATGTTTAGTATTCCAATACGTTATTTAAGGAGAGTTAAATGAGCTTTGCTATTTATGGTGAGTCTGATTCATATGTCCACTTGGTATCGGCTCCTTATGAGTCTGAGGCGATTGCTTTGTTGTTGGAAGATATTAGTTCCGTTGATGTCCAATTGAAGAACGTATTCAATGTGTATGCAACCGAAGGACGACATGAATGCAAACGATTGGAAGATTATGTTGAGAAACTAATTGAGAGTGCAAAGAATGGCTGATAATAAACGAAATGCTTTGATTGACTGTCTTGGTGAACTGAACAACGCATTGTTGTGTTTGGATGACGCGGATGAATCAGAAGATGGTGAAGATGAGTTCATTGTTTCGGTACATTGGGCAATCAAGGATGTTCAATCAGACATTGAACGGGAACTGAAATGACGTACAGTAAGATGTACATTGCTGTTCTAGATGAGGCTCCTGATTACATGGTGCCAACTCTGGTGGCTCATAGTGTCTTGAATGCACATCGGTTCTTCATGAGTGAACAAACTAGTTGGAGTCGTGAAGACGGAGAAATCTACGATGATTGGTTGGAGAATTCATTCCGAAAGGTTGTAGTTCGTGTAAATCGTAAAGAGTATGACAAGATCAAAGATGCAATGGTTCACTGGGAAGGTCATGAGAACACCATTTGTGATGGCAATGGCTCTTGTCTAGTTGTTCTGCCGGTTGAGTCTGATGCAGTTCCAAACGTATTAAAATTTGCCAAACTATGGGCACCAAATAAGGAGGTTTAATTGATTAAGCAAGTTAAAGAGTGGCATCGTGCAGCATTGGAACTTCGTGGTTATGGGTTTGGTAGTCGTAAGATTGCACAGAGCTTGGAAGTTGGTAAAAGTACAGTCAATGACTTCTTTGCCAAATATGACGCACAGTTGATCAAACCAGAGTTTGACAAGAAGAGTGGTCCGCGTATCCTGATCTATGATATTGAGACTGCTCCAATCCTTGCTCATGTGTGGAAATTGTGGGATAACAATGTCGGTCTTAATCAGATTGATTCTGATTGGTACATTATGTCTGTCTGTGCTAAATGGCTTGGTGAAGACGAAGTATTCTATTGGGATCAGAAAGATGTATACCCAATGGAAGATGACACATACTTGTTGTCTAAGTTGTGGTCGTTGTTGAACGAAGCAGACATTGTTATTGGTCAGAACGTCAAGAAGTTTGACACAAAGAAAGTGAATGCTCGCTTTGTACTCAATGGTTTCCCTAAACCAAGCGTATATCGCCAGATTGATACAATGATCATTGCCAAAGAACAATTTGGTTTCACTTCTAATAAGTTGGAATACATGACTGACAAGTTGTGTCCAGAACATAAGAAGAGTAAACACAAAGAGTTCCCCGGTCATGAGCTGTGGTCTGAGTGTTTGAAAGGTAACCCATTAGCATGGGAAGAGATGAAAGCGTACAACATCGACGATGTACATGGCACTGAAGCGCTTTACAATGTATTGTCTTCTTGGGATAGCAAGTTGCCTAACTTTGACGTATATGTCGATGAAGTACTGGATATGTCTGAATGGGTCCACGATGGTTTCCATTACACCAACTTGGCTAAGTACAAACTGTATCGCAATATCAATACAGGTGCACAACGTCGTTCTCGTGTGAATGAGTTGTCGAAAGAGAAACGTGGTCAACTGCTGGCTAACATCTAATTGTGTTGGGGTGAAAACCCCACTAATTCTGGAGAGAATATGATTTATTATGAAGTTGTAGAAGATGTCGGTGATGGTTATGCAACAGGTAATCGATTCCGTACATTCGATGAAGCTGAAGCCTATGCTGAAAAGTATGAAGGGTGTATGAATGGTGTTAGTAAGATTGACACTGACGCACTTGACTTCTACACCAATCTTGAGGATGAATAATGATTGAGCGTAATGTAGACGCAATGGTTGAAGCTATTCGCAAATGGGAGTTGGATGCCGGTGAGGGTTTTGATGATTACTTCATGGCAAGTTGGCCTTCTGGTAGTTGGTTCTACTTCCTTCTAGGTAAAGGTCATACTGAATGGGCTAACAAACTCATTAACGACTATGAAAGTAAAGGATATGTTTGCCAAGAAGAACAGTTCACAGGTTTTAATTGTTACCCAGAAGCAACCAGTACCAGTGATGGTCCATGGTCTGAAGAACAATATCTGAAGAACGTTCGTGTTTGGGCAGAGTTCCTTACAGAGAGTGACCAATATTATCGTCGAGTGAATGAGTTCATTGATGGTTATTTCAAACAAGATGAAGGAGACGAGTGATGAATTCTGAGAATTTTACATACTGGATTCAAGGGGCATTTGAACTTGGTCAAATCAAAGAGCTGAATGTAGAGCAAGTAAAGATCGTTAAAGACCATCTGAGTTTGGTATTCAATAAAGTCACACCAAATCGTTCTATCACACAGGAATTGGTTGATCGCTTCAAACAGACACCAATCACTAACGTGCCATTTCCGAGAATAGGTGACCTACCTGACGGTTTTGCATACCAAGCAACTTGTTAAGGAGAATAACATGAAAGAACAGATCAAAGCGTTGATTAAATATCTCGAAGACAGTAACGATTTCACTGATGAATTCTACCTTACCTTCACTGGTCAGTTGAATGACGGTGATATCAGCGACTGGCATAACAACCACTTTGATGACAACATTGAAGCAGGTAGTATTCTTGGTCAAACCATGTTGGCTGAAGAGATGATCAACAAACTTAAAGCAATTGTTGGAGAAGAGTAATATGTATCAGAAGTATACACCAGAAGTAAAGCGTTGGAATGAAGTAATGTTGAATGCACCGGGTGTAACTGATCAGGCGAACATTGCAAAGATCCAACGTCAGAGTCGTTTTGTTGTAGAAGAAGCAAAAGAGATTCGTGATGGTGCTGATGCGCTTGATATCCGTGAGATGTTGGATGGTCATTTGGATACTCGATTTGTAAACGATCAGATTGGTGTCTATCTGGAAGCCATGGGTATTGACCTTCATGGTGCATGGCGTGAAGTGTGTCGGTCTAACAACAGTAAGTTCAGCACTGACTTCAACATGATGATTGCTAGTGCTGAAGACCTGTCTGAGCGCGTTGGTGATGAGGTTGTTGTTCAAATTGCACCGTATGCTGAAGGTCAACCAACAACTTATATCCTGAAGCGTCTGGTTAACGGTAAGATCATGAAGCCAAGTTGCTTCAGTGAACCTGACCTAACACCGTTCATTCCAAAACATTTACTAGGAGAAGTGTAATGAGTAAATTTAAAGTAGGTGACAAAGTTAAAGTAGCAGAAGATTTTGAAACATGGCTGCAAGAAGGTATGACCAGAGATACGGTCCTTACCATTATTGATGAACATGACTTTAAACAGGAAAGCTGGGTAAATGCTGATACTGATGAAATTGAAATCGAGGGTGTCAACAGTTACCCAGAAGACTTCGTGAAGGTTGTTACTATCACAAAGGAACAGACAGTTCGTTCTGATAATCAAGTTGACGGTGGTTGGTATTTGAACAAAGACGGTAACTTCGCAGTTGAAGGACTTGGTTTGGGTGTACCGAGTGTTGAAGAGCTGGGTGTGTATCGTCCAGATGTAGCTGAAAGGAAAGCTGATAAGATCCGCATGGAATTATTTGATGATGGGTTCCCGAACGCTGTCCTTGAGATTGCCAAGGTGATGACATGGGCACAAAAGGTGAAAGGGTACAAGGATCATGATTGGGTGAACCTTCCAGATGCTGAGAATAGTTTAAAAGGTGCAGCCAGTCGTCACCGTCGAGATGCCAATGGTCAGAAGATGAGTGGTATTGCAGCAAATGAGCGTGTTGATCACGAATCAAAACTACACCACTTGGCACATTCTGCTTTTAACGTGTTGGCTGAACTGGAGCTTATTTTAACTGGTAAAATTAAGTGAGGAAGCTTAGAAGGTCTGGTATACTGATTTACGGTGTCGGTATAAATGATGCTGATTATTGTATTGAATATTTAGACGAAATTACCAACAAAAGGAAGAAGTGCATCTTCTACAAGAAATGGGTCGGGATGTTAGAACGTTGTTATAGTGATAAGCTCAAAATTAAACATCCAACATATAAAGACTGCTCAGTTGTTCCTGAATGGTTGAGTTTTATGAACTTTCGTCGTTGGATGGAGAAGCAGGATTGGAAAGGTAAGCAACTCGATAAAGACCTTTTATTTGAAGGTAATAAGTTGTATGGTCCAGATAATTGCGTGTTTGTAGACAGAAAGGTAAATACTTTTGTCCTAGATTGTGGTGCCGTAAAAGGTGATTACCCAACTGGTGTTTCTTTTCACCAACACACTGGTAAATATCAAGCTCAATGTCATCAATCTGATAAAAGTAAATACTTGGGAGTGTTCGATACACCAGATGAAGCACATTCAGTGTGGCGAGAAGCCAAACATAAGCAGGCTACCATCCTTGCTGGACAACAAACAGACAAGCGTGTTGCAGACGCACTAATTAAAAGATATTGTAAAGGAGTAATTAAATGATTGTCCAAGGTGTACAACGTAAGACGATTGATATCGAGATTGATCCTGTAAGTTTCTTGAGTGATCTAGAGGAGACTTGGAAATCAATTATTCGTGTCCCTGACTCTGATATTAAAGCGGGTTATTGGATCAGTTACAAACCGGGAGATATGGGTATTATAGAAGTTCGTGGTCGCCTTGCGACTCAACGTGAAATGCTTATCTACAACGCTTTCGACACACTTCAAGATGTCGCATCAGATTGTAATTAAACGTCTGTTAGGTATTGCTTTATAAGGGTGATTCATGTATAATGCTTCACCCAACCATACAAAAGGAGAGAACAGTGGTATTTAATGTAGATAGTACAAAAGCTACAATGTTGGCACATAGTAAGTCATCCGTTACAGGTAAAGAAGTATTCTCCCTTGAGTTGGAATTTCCCAGAATTGTACTTAGTGAGTGGAATACTCACAATGCTGTTTCTAAGAATGCAAGTAGTTCCCGTGCTATTCCTGTACCCACCATGATCAAACAAGTTCGTGATAACCCTGCTTTCCCTGCTCGGTTTGGTAAAGCTAATACTGGTATGCAGGACAATGGTACGCACGATGCAATCATTCGCTTTAATGCCTCAGATGAAGATGGTAATCAGATTGCACTCGGTCCACATGACGCATGGGTTTACTCTGCAAACATTACAGCTGATTTAGCACAAGCTTGGTATGATGCAGGTTATGCGAAACAGATTTGTAACCGTTGGATTGAAACAGCTCAGATGATGAAAGTTGTAATGACTGCCACTGAGTTGAACAACTTGTTTTGGTTGCGCGATCATGGTGCTGCTGACCCAACTATTGCTGCTCTAGTTCGTAAAATCAAAGCTGCTGTAGAAGCTTCATGGCCTACGGTACTGCAACCGGGTGAATGGCATGTACCTTATTACAACGAAGGGTATTGGATTCCTCATCGCACATTGGAAGTTTACCCTGAGATTGTTGTAGATAAATTCGGTCATAGTCTTGAACATGCTTTGATTATCAGTAGCTCGTGTTCGGCTCAAGTAAGTTATAGAAAGTTGGATGACACAATTGAGAAAGCCCGTGGTGTAGTTGCACGTTTGAATCTGCAAGGTGAAGAACCAGATCAACCGGTTCATGCAAGTCCGTTGGAGCATCAATGCACTCCAATTGCTGAACAGTATGATGAACAGTATGATGATTTAAGTTTTGGCGGTGATGATGGAGATGGAGATGTTAATGTCCCACAATACCCAAGTACATGGCAAGAAGGCATTACACATATGGATCGAGACGGTACATTATGTTCTGGTAACTTGAAAGGATTCATTCAACATCGTCAACTAGTACCAAACCACGTTAAGAAGGGGTAATCATGGAATACGCACAAGTCAAAAAAGCAGTGGATGTAGCTTGGGACGATTTCTTTCATACACTAAGTAACCATGGATTCACTAGTAGCCAAATTGTGACGTTGGAAAAACTTATTAATTACAAAGACAGCTTCAATGATGTTTTTGACTGTGTTATGGAGGTTGTTCGATGAGTGAATTAGCAGTAGAGAAGTTTGACCAACCACATGACTTCGATCAGTACTTGGGTCAGCTGGATATGGAACTTCACCCACTATGGGAAAAGGCATGGATTGGTCAGGATCAAAAAGCATTTGAACAAATTCTACATGACATGGGTGCAGACCTGTCGCATGGTTATGACTTCCGAGTTTGTCTACATCGTGCCCGTACTTCCAACAAGGTTGAATATGGTGTCCGTGTAGGCTTCTTGGAGCGTACTGACAAGTGGTGGACTGATAACATGATGGCTACATCAGATATTGTTCGAAACACCCACAACAGCCTGAGAGCGACTGGTATGCGTCAGTGTCTGAATGAAGACAGTGCATTGAATGAGGTAATGATGGAACAAGCAGCTAAGTATGCTGTCGTCGCAGATATTAAATGTAAGGAATTAGAAGTATGAGTGTGAAGTATCTCAGTCAAATTGAAACACCAACAGATTCATATGTAGCTCATTACCCTTGGGCTACGCAAATGGCAATTCAACAACAATCATTGTTCTGGCCCGCTGAAGAATTGGGTGTAGAGGATGATGAACAAGACTTTCGAACTAACCTTACTGAAGGTGAACTTCACGGTATTCTGACAGCACAATCGATCCTAACCCAATACGAGTTGATGATTGGTGGTGATGAACTGTGGGGTGGTAAGATTGCACGGATGTTCCCACGTCCAGAGATTCAACGGATGGCTGCTTGTTTCTCAAACGTAGAGCTTGGTAGTCATGCTCCGTTTTATGCACTTGGTAACGAGATTCTAGGTAAAGCAACTGATGAGTTTTACACCAGTTGGAAACTAGATCCAATCCTTGCTGAACGTATGGCGTTTATCAGTGAGTGTGCTGGTAGTAATGATGCACTTGAGGTAACAGCCGCACTTGCTTTCCTTGAAGGTGCAATTCTGTTCTCTATCTTTGGTTATTTCAAAGGGTTCAACAGCCGTGGTTACAACCTGATTCCGCACTTTGTCAGTGGTATTGACGGTAGTACGAAGGATGAAAACTTCCACTCCATTGCATCTGCTAACTTGTTTAATCAATGTAAGTCTGAGCGTAAGGAACTTGGTAATCACAGCACACGTCGTGACAACATCCTGAATGCCAAGATCGATAAGATCACAATGGATGTGTACAACCACGAACTGTTGATCATCGATAAGATGTTTGAAGTTGGTGTGAACCGTGTTGTCAAGAAACAAGAGTGTATTGAGTTCCTTGAAGATCGTCTGGACATTGTTCGTAATCGTCTAGGTCGTCCACCAATGTTCAAGCGTGTTAAACAAGGTGTAATCAGTGGTTGGTTCTACCAGCAATTGTCTACCGTTAAAGTTCCAGATTTCTTTGCTGCAACACAACTCCAGTACACACGTAATTGGTCTAAACACAAGCTAGGATTTAAAAAGGAGTTGGTTCAATGTTGATCGAAGATAATGTTGGTGAGATGCAAGAAGAAGAGTTGCAGAAGTTTGAACAACTGAGTAAAGAACGTAAAGAACTGCAAGCTAAAGGATTCCTACCTGACTGGTACAGCACTCAAGGTTGGCAGATGTTCAAAGAGAAGTATGCTTATCCCGGTGAAGCTGCTGTATACGGTCGTCATCGTAAGATTGCTAACACACTTGCCAAACATATGAAAGGTCGTGAAGTTGAATGGGAAGAGAAGTTCTTCACAGAGCTTTGGGATGGTGTTCTGTCACCGTCGTCGCCTGCATTGGCTAACACAGGGACCACACGTGGCATGATGGTTGCTTGCTCTGGTCAAGTGGTTGGTGACAGTGTTGAAGAGTTCTACGATGGGATGAAAGAAACAGCATTGCTGTCTAAGCAAGGTTTTGGTACAAGTGCTAACTTCAGTCATATCCGTCCTCGTGGTGCACCTATTTCTACTGGTGGTAAGGCGAACGGTGCGGTTGAAGTAATCAATGACTATTTCAATACTGTGTCCAAGGTTAGTCAAGGTGGTGCACGTCGCGGTTCCATTGGTGCTTATCTGGACATCGAACATGGTGATTGGGACGAAGCGTGCGATTCACTTGCACATGATCATAACGGTAAAAATTATGGTTGGATCATCAAGGATACCTTCATTGAAAAGCTGAAAGCGAATGATCCTGAAGCTAACCGTCGATGGATCAAAGCTGTCTACACCAAGCTGATCACTGGTAAGGGTTACATCTTTAAGGTTGACTGTGCTAACCGTCATCGTCCACAAATGTACGTTGATTGGAACCTGTTCATTGAGGCTTCCAACCTTTGCACAGAGATTATGCTTCACAGTTCGGAGATGTTGACTTACTCGTGTATTCTGGCGTCAATGAACTTGGTTCATTGGGATACAATGCCACAACGTGAGTCTGTGTTCATTGGTGCTGTGTTCCTTGACTGTCTGTGCTCAGAGTTCATTGAAAAGTCAGCTGGAATCGTTGGTCTTGAAAAAGTAAGAGAGTTCACCATTCGTGGTCGTGCTATTGGGTTGGGTGTGATGGGTTTCCATACGTATCTCCAAACCAATAAGATTCCGTACATTGGACTTGAAGCTCAGTTTTTGAGTACTCGTATTGCTAAACACTTGAATGACGAATCACTTCGTGCTAGTCAATGGTTGGCTCAAGAGTATGGTAGTCCAATGTGGTGTGAAGGCTACGGTGTTCGCAATACTCACCGTACAGCTTATGCACCAACTAAGACATCCAGTTTGTTGATGGGTGGTGTGAGTGAGTCATGGTTCCCTGATCCGGGTATGATCTTTGATGCTGGTTCAAGTGTTGGTGAGCTTCGTCGTATTCCACCAGTGTTTTACCAGTTCATGAAAGACAAGGGTGTCTACACTGAGGAAGTCGTTAAAGATATCATTGACAACCTCGGTTCTATTCAACATGTCGATTGGGCAACTGATGAAGAGAAGCTGGTGTATCTCAATGCTTTTGAGATGGACCAAGAGATTCTTCTACGTCATGCTAGTCAACGACAACCTCACACTTGTCAAGGACAGAGTTTGAATTTCTACGTACCAGAAGATGGTAGTGAGGATCTGATTGCCACGCTGCTTACC